TGATCTTATGTTATCGGTAAAAGAACGGAAGCCAGAGTTGTGGGTTGTTGTTATATCTTACATGGATAATAAAGATAAGAGACAAAAGATGGTCTTGCCTAATTTTTTCTCAAAGAATATAAGAGGGAATATATATCTTCAAGGAAGCTCTAAATCAAGTGTATCATATTATGTTGATAAGTTAGAAGAAGATAAGTGCTTCGATGAGCTATGCGAGAAGATAAGGGTAAAGAGAGATCGTATTTACAACATAGAAATAATATCACTATCAGATGACGAGGAGACAGTTTAATCAGTTGATAAATGAGCTAGACGGCAAAAGCCCGTTTATCGTATTACATAGGGATTCCGTTGCGCCTAAATACGTGGGCGTGGAGGTCTCGAAGGATGGGATAGTATACAAATATGCGATAATAGGGATAAACGATGAGTATAAGGCTAAAAAAGCCCTTATTTCGAAAATATTAGGCATAGCTAGTTACCTAAATGGCAATAAGCCTTTAAAAGAGGATTGATTAGACGTATTTATGGTATGCGGCATCATATACGATATAATGCCGTGAATAACGTTGCATGGAGGGTATGTATGATAATATGATAAAGAACGTATTTGTGTCTTGATATCATAATATTATGCCATTATATCCTCTTTTTGTATAAAAAGGATAACAAATAATATAAATATCTTAAATATGGATGAAATTAAGATAGGGGCTGAAATTGTGTTTAATATAACCGGCAGCCATAATATAGGATATGCCAAATGGGAAAGGTATATCGGGACGGTATTAAGTAAGGATTACCGATCACGCCTTTATGTACGGACGATAGGAATGCCTAGGGCTTGTATTGATGAGCGGGATGTAGAGTGGGTTATTGATCCAGATGGGGATTTTGATATGGATGAGGCGATCCCGAATCCTGTGGCAAGGGAGTTGTATAAGTTGATGGGTAAATATGTTTATACGCTCGGCAGGTCTCACGAAAGTATCAATGGATATATCGTGTATGAGTGCATGATGATGGATAGGAATTTAAGATACAATGTTATGCATCGATTACATGATCATGGATTCGAGATACGGCATATTGATAGCTATTCTTGGTGGATGACTAATGAGAGGCTGATGTCAGAGGTAACATATACGGAGGGGGATATTCATATAATTGTTCATGAGTGTATGGAGGATTATGTGGATAACGTGAAATTTGGGGAGGAATTTTATAAAAACAAGGAAATATGATAAGATACTTACTCGTGACGGCGATGATAATATTGACACCGCCAAAAGGGAACGGAGGCATGCCCCTCGCCCCGAAGCCGGCCGTGATCGAGGCACGGGTATGGGACAAGCTGGCGGCCGCCATATCTTTCGTGGAGTCAAGGAACGACGATCGGGCGTACAACGCCACTTCAGGGGCTTTAGGGAGGTGGCAGATGAAAAAGGTGTATGTAGATGAGGTTAACAGGATATTGCGCCTTAAACGGAAGCAGAAGCGGTATAGATACGATGATAGGACAAATCCTGTCAAGGCTAGGGAAATGTTCGAGATATATCAATCTCACCATAATCCTAAAAAGGATATAGATCGGGCTATAAGATTGCATAGGGGATTGCATTCTGCTAAATATGTTAAAGAGGTTAAGCGTAAATTGAGAAAATAAAAAGAATATAGGAGGATAAGGACATGGACGAGAATAAAATGATACGACCGATGGATTTTGTTCGGCTTACAAATATTGACGAATCAAATGTGATTAAGGACACTAAAAACCATATAGGGCTGGTCAAGGAGGTCAGTCGGGACGGGAGAATGAGTATAATATGGATAGGTGAAACTTACAGTCAGTTGGCGTGGTTCAAATCGAGCGAGTTGGAGGTGGTGGATAACCTTGTGAGCATCCTGACATGCGGGCTGGCTAACTTTCGCGGAGACGGAAAAGAGAGCGCGGATAAATTTTATCCAATGAATTTATGTTATATAAAAAGGGGGTGATATATGAAATGGGTGATAATAAAAGGAGTTAGATATCCTAGTTCCGTGATATCAGCATTTGCGGCATATAATATGGATAACCCCTTCTTGAAGGTCAGGATAAGAAACAAGTATCATATAGTGCCTTTTGATGATGTTAATAAGATGGCTAGTCAGATGGTATATTTAATGGACAACTATCCTGATTTCGTTCAGATAGGGAGATGGTGGATATCCAAGAAGGCGGTGATGTCTTGGGTTCCCAAGGGGCAGACCGTGGACGGATCGGGCTGGGTTATATCCTTCACCCTGTCCTTTGGTTTGGATAATGGGACTCAAATTAAGTTTGATAAAGAAGATGAGTACTTAAATGAGATAGATAGGCTAAACGAGTTGTTTAATGTAATAGTTGCAGATTTCATAGTAAAATATAGAAATTCCACTATATCATCCTAAACGCTTCATCGCAGTTCGTAACCTCGCTGCTCTGCGTCCGTATAGCCGTATCAACTCCTACGGCTTGTATGTTTATCGCGGCGTTGAGATCCCTATCGATCTCCAAACCACAATCTTTACAAACAAATGTTCGATCCGATAACCTCAAGTCTTTATTTTTCCAACCACATCTTGAACATGTTTTTGATGATGGGTAAAAACGATCTATAACAATCAGTTCTTTACCATACCACCTACACTTGTATTCAAGCTGGTTACGGAACATCGAGAAAGAAGCATCAGATACAGAACCGGCAAGTTTGTGGCTCTGTAGCATACCGGAAACATTTAGATCTTCAATGCAGATAACATCGTAATTATTTACCAACATCATGGTCAAATTATGCATGTACCATGAACGCTTGTTGGCTATATCACAATGAAGTCTTGATACTTTTAGCCTGCATTTGTTTCTTCGATTACTTCCTAACTTCTTTCTTGATAAATGTCGTTGCATCCTTTTTAACTTCGCTTGGTTATCGCGAAGAAAATGAGGATTTTCAATAGATATTCCGTCAGACAATGTAGCCAATGTTTTTACCCCAAGATCAACTCCGACTGTTTTGCCGGTTTTCTGTTTGTAGCACTGTTCTGTTTCTACAAGAACTGATACGAAGTATTGACCAGCACGGTTCTTTGAAACGGTACAGGAGATAAAACAAGCGTTATCCGGGATTTTACGATCAATAACAATCTTAACCCATCCGATCTTTTCGATACGGATCTTATTGTCAGCTATTTTAAACTTCGGGAATGGCAACCTAAACGACTGGTTGTCATGTTTATTTTTATAATTCGGTCTACCGAATTTCTCTTTCCTGTTATTATTGAAGTACTGTCTGGAGAACTCGATAAAGTCCCGTTGCTTCTGCTGTAAGGTAGCTGCCGATACTTCATTTAACCAAGGTTTTTCAATAACAAGATCCGACTTTGTCGGGAATTTCGGATTAGGGTTTGTTTCTTTATCGTATGAGTTAAATGAGTCAACACAAGCATTCCATATAACACGAACACATCCGAATGTTTTTGCAAGAAGTTCTTCTTGTGTTTTGTTCGGATACATACGATATTTATATGAACGCTTTATTAGACTCATTATCAATTCATTTAATATATCAAATATACAAATAATTCTATGATTTTACAATGAATTACTATCGATTTTGTAATTATTTAATCATACTTAAATCGGGATTGTGGCGGTTCGTGAGAATAGCTACAATCATATCTCTAAACGTGAACATAAGGAGGTACGTATGTCATTCGATTGACATTAGGGATCTAGTTATATTAAAAGAGGAGGAATTATGAAAGAGATTGTATTAAAACTGTATGAATTTGATGAGCTGTCAAAAGATTCACAAGAAAAGATCATAGAGCGTGAGCGCTGGAATGTAATGGAGCAATGTATGGATGCTTATAGCGTAGACTATAAAAAGTCAATGAAAGCCTTTGAGGATATGACAGATACTGAGGTTTATGATTGGGAAGTTGGATACGAGAGATATGATTTTAGTTATGAGTTTAAATACAAAGATCCTATTTATGAACGTCCTACAGATTATCGTCGTGATATATTCCCTGAGAATCTATGCGGTAAATTATTGTTCAGGTATATCAATAACAACATTATGCCACATATCACGAAAGGTAAATATTATTCTAAAGGTAAATATATAGATGGGAAATATAATTACAAGTACAGACGCAGTCGGGTAATATTGGGATACGAAGACAATTGTCCATTAACAGGGATGTGTTATGATTATTATCTCCTGAAACCTATAATTGATTATTACAATGCATGGTGTACTTATCCGGAGGGTTTTTCTTTAGAGGATCTGATGAGACAATGTTATGATAATTTCTTCATGTTATGGCATAAAGAATATGAATATTGGGTTGATAACGAAGACGCTATACGTGAAGAGCTTCATCATAATCAGTACGAAGATCAACTTTATTATGAGAATGGGGATGTGTATGTTGAATCATTAAATGAAATAGTATGAAAGTAATATGTACAAGGTGTGGCGGAACAAATATTGCTTGTGAAGCGATCGTAAATCCAAACACCGGGAAAATAATAGATTATCTTGATGAATCTTTTATGCATGCTAATTGTGGGGATTGCAAGGAAGAGGTAGTGATAACGGATGTAGATAGAGTCAAGAAAGATATTGATTCTATGTTTTTCAAGTTCGTTAAAAAGAATGGGAAAGAACCTGAATACGTAGAATGTCAGATCGTATGGAAAGACACAGGGGATGATCAAAGAACGACAATAAAATTATCATTAAGCATCAATGATGATGATAATGATAATGTTTTCTATTACTGTAATGGGATAGAATCACTTAAGTCACTTGTGGAATATGGAGTAGGAGAGTTTATTGTAATAGATTGTTGGAGTTTTTTTTAGTATTGATAATTTGTAAATTGATGAGATTATGAATATAGAGGTAATAAGATACAGGCTTCCAGTTTATTGGGCTTGCGCTCTGATAAATGATGACTATACTGGATTATGTAAAGAAGAATGTCAAGAAATAAAAAACTTCTTGAACATCGCAGATGGCTATCCGGTAGATGTGGATTGGGAAACAGAAGGGTTCTATCAATATAATGATGCAGGAACACTTCCATGAAATTGTGCCGATTTTATTTTTCATAAGTTAAACGATTAAACATAAAAATATGAAAACTGCAAATAAACTAACTTTTTTAAGTACAAAATTCTTTACAGAAAACAAAAGGGAATACAGAATAACAGTCACGATATCGTTAGATGATGATTGTCATAACAATATGTGTGATTGGAGTATAACCGCTGACATTCGTTGGAAAAACGAATATGGGATATATAAAGAGTATATGGGAGGCTGCTGCCACGATGAGATTGCGAAACATTGTCCGGAATTGGCGAAGTTTATACCATTACATTGTTGTAATCATTATGGTGCTCCTATGTATCCGGTGGAAAATGGCATGTATCACATAAAGAATAGCGATAAGTCTGTGGCTATTGAATATTTACGTATATCAGACAAGGAATATTCCAAATTATCTGAAGCGGTGGATGATAAGATGTATTTCAAGTATCTGCTTTTCAATCTGGGGATTGTGGATAGATGGAAACGTGAATCAGGCGAGCTTATTGCGGAACTTGAAGACCTGTGTGGAAAGAAATGGGTTAATCCATATAAGCCAGAAGAAGAAAGATTTACCCTGACACTAACGGACGAGGAACGTTTGCTTATTGAAGAGCGTATTAAAGCCGGGTATTATTCCGCAGAAAATATCGAAAAACGTAGGGAGGAAGCTCATAAGGCAAAGATGTTGAAAAAGCGTACTGAAATTTGTGAGCGATACGATAAGGTGATCAGGAAAGCGGAAACAGATAAAAAGATAATGCTCTGTGTGTTTGATTATGGATTGTCAACCGATAATGTGATATATTATAATCACACGAACACTTTATCTTTCAACTGGCGTGATTATGGGGAAAAGATCACACAAGAAGAGTTTGATGATTTCGTGAATAACGTGGATCGTTCTAAGTTACCAGAAGGGATTAAATTCGAGTTCAAAGCATGATCAAGAAAATGGAATCCAAAGAATATGCTTTAGGGGTGGAGCGGATGGATAAGGAGGTAGGGGCGCCAATCGATATCGCTCAGTCCCCTATGCTTATGGCGGCTTACGAGGCCGGATGGGATGGGGCATGAGACATCTTGGAGGTATGTCTGTAGATGATGCGATAATGGAGATTCTTTTAGAAAGAATGATAGATATTGTATTTGAAGACGAAACAGTATGATAATAGAAAAATCATTAAAAATAAAGTTTATACAGAAATGCAAATGTGGAGCTGTCACTATCAGATTTACGGGAGAGACATCCAAGATGTCATGGGCGGCGTTACCGGTGGAGCCGGCGTGTATGGGTAAGGCGGTCGGGGAAGCGGGGCGTCCGCTCATGCTTTGTGGTGCAAGGTTGTATATAATTACCAAAGTTTAAATAGAATATGAAGACAGTAAGATTATCTGACTTCTCGCCTTATAATAGGAATAAGGGAAAGACGCAAGAGTTGCGTCACAAATTCAGGAATCAAATACTTGAATATTGGGGAGAAGATACCGGGATTTTGATAGGAATAACCATGGTATATGAAAGACATTTGTGGAACGAGGAAGTTAAAGTAATATGATTATGGACGATAATAAGATAATGGAAGCGGCTCAATTGATAGCCAACTCCTCGGCGGCCTTAATACAGGCTATGGGGATGATGAGTGAGAATATAGAGAGGGCTAACAGAGGAGAATCTTTGGCTTATACCGAAGATCATTTTATGAAACTGATTCAAGATAATAGGATAACGTATAACAATGTAATACAAAGGGGTTAGAGATTATGAAGGACGTAGAAAGAGTAAATGCATTAAATAAAATGCTATTAAATGCGAACGTAGTAGCTTATGGAGCTATGGTTGATTTGATCAAGAGAACAGGGAGACTTGATCTTGATATGGATAGCGGAACCCATGTAGATGATTTTCCGGCTGAAATAAGGATCTTTACCGATAACGGGTTGATTTGTTTATCTATAACATCCGTGTATTTATCGGGGGAAGATAATTTGATGGTCGATGGATATGATGACGATAATGATAAAATTGATGGGGTGGATGTTTATTACGACCAGATAAGTGAGGTGGTATATCTGGCTAAAGTCATATTAGAAGAAATGGAGGGAAAAGATCATGGAGAAAGCAGTTAAAACAGATATGGAATATAGGGAGATATTGGAGAAATCATTATCAGCTATCCAATATCTAAGGATACATGGATTCTCTACATACATGGAATCGGAGGGGATTGTAAATAGGATAATGATGTTCAAGGATAAGAATGAGATGAGGAATCGAAAGATTAAATCAATTCTGTAATGGTTGATCATAATGGTAGAGAGATATAAGTACAAGTGTATTGATGCTTATGAGGAGCCGGAGAATCCAATGGAATGGTTGCCGTGTCCACGATGCGGCCTCCGGCCTCTGGTCTGGGAGTTCGATAACGGGAGAGCCACGGCGTGCGGGTGCGGGACAGACTGTTATAGTCATTGGAGCGTGCAAGCGGAAAGTATTATGTCGGTCATAAAAAGATCTGATAACGGTAAGTCGGCTGAGGCGTATGATATTGATGAACTTAAAAATAACTGGAATCATTGGGTGAGGACAGGGGAGATACTGTTTACGCCGGGAAATGGGAGATGGTAATATAATTAACAATTTAAGATACGGATCATTATTTGGCTACAATTCAAACAATATTAGATAGATGTGATGATAATAACACATCTCCTAGTATTGATGACATGGAGATAATAAAAATAAACCTATGCAGAATAATTCAGACTCGTTACGGAATAACTCAGTTATGGTTCATTCCGTTGATAGAGAGAATCCAGAATGCTTGTTGTAAACATTACAATGATGTTGATATGTTATGGGAAAATTTTGTTAAAAAAATGACTGAATAGGAGGGATAAATATGAGTACAAAAACAAGTAAAGAATATAAAGCGATAAATAATTATATCCATAATGAGCTTGGGCTTACCATAGAGCAGTTGATTGAGATTATGGTGGATAATAAGCTTAGCAATAAAGATTTTAATATCATTCCAAGAACAGTAGAAAAAACATCAAAAGATAAAATGTTAAACGATATAGAGATTGTTATAATAAACAAGAATTTAAATGATCGAGGATATGGAGGATAAGGGTATTTTAGATAAGGCAAGAATGGAGGGCATGAACCAAGGGGTATGGCTGTCGGTTCAGGAGCTGGCTCACGACGGGCGATGGACGCAAGCTGCGGAGGAGCTGGTATCTTCTTGTGGATTGACCGAGGATGAATGTAGGAAGCTGCAAGAAGAAAGCGAATCATTCAATGATGAGATGATTAAGTTTATTGACAATATGTTTGGACGTGAGAATATGATAAGTGAAGGCAGTACCATAAGTGAAAACGATACTATATGTATAAATATTAAGTATCATAAAATAGGGGAAGTCTTTAACTATAAAGTTGGTATGTCTGAAATGACATTAAGAGTAGATAAGTGTGATAGATGTTCGGGATGCGCTTTTGAAAATTATATATATGATTGCGCAAAATCAGGTTGCTTGGGATGCGAAAGGGAAGATGGGGAGAGTGTTAGATATACAATAGTTAATACATAATTTACAAAGCATCATGAATGGAGAGAATATAATACCTAAGATAACAGACAAACGTGGGATGTTATGGAAACAGCCCCATAGGAGATACATAGAAATTGATGAGGAATACGCTTTAATGACCAAACAAACCTTTGAGGGTCTTAGAGAATATTCAGTAACGATCCCATCGGGGGAATATGAAGGGAAGATGTGGAAGGCCAATAGAGGAGGTATATGGTATCTATATTGGTATGATCATGACGATAATCCATCAATGATCAAAATAGAGCGAAGAGAAATATTGTTACTTAATTAATACAAAATAATATGGGAGATAGAGTGCAAGAAGCCAAAGAAGAAGGCATAAGACAAGGAATATGGCTATGCATACAAAAATTGGTGGAACTGGAAAGGTTTGATATGGCAAAATATTTTATGATATCCTTTGGATTTAATAAAAATGAGTGCGAGGGGTTATTAGATAAAAATGGTCTAAACGATAAAATGGATGTATTTATCAACCGATTATTTAACGAAAATAATCATATAAGGTATTTGAAGGATATAGGATATCATAAGATAGGTAGTATATTTAAATATAATACCGGCATGGAGAAAATAGAATTGGAGGTAATAGAGATTGATGATAGCAGTTGTGATGGATGTGTATTTAATAACAGGGGTTATTACTGCATGTATTCTTGTTGTTGTAATATAGATAGGGAAGACAATACAAATGTCATATACAAAGAAGTAAAAAGATCATGAGTTTAATAGATAAATTAGAGGATTTGGTGGTTAAGGTAGATACCGAATACCAGAAGAAGATAGAGGCGGTGATCCGGGAGATAGTCCCGGGGATGCCGGAAGATAGCGTACGTCATGCCGCCGAGTGTATGTGCACGGACAGGATGGGGAGTATGATGGACATCGATCTTTATATATTAAGGGAAGAAAATAGGCCTTACAAATGCCATTATCTAAAGGATCTGCTGAAAGATAGGGTAGCTAGAATAAATAAGATGCATGAGGATAAAAGTTATACATACAATATAGATGATAATTATTGGTGCGCTACATGTGGTTCTCATTCTCATAAAAAGGATTCTGAGACAGGGTATTGCTGGCATTGCGATACGGTTAATTGGGTTAAAGAAGATGGAGCAGATGTTAGGGTATAATTACCAAAGAATAAATATGAATGATAGGAGAAAGGATAGTATTAACTATTAATAATGTTTATTTAATTTAATTCAAAAACAAAATGTCTACTTTTGTAGACACATAAAAATTATATATATGGAAAAGAGTGAGTTTGTAAAGAAATTGGAGAAGATCATCGATATGGTTAAGACCGAAGATGATGGTTTCGAGTATGGTGGCAAAGTCATTTTCTATAAAGAAGATGATGGTAACTATGAAGTCTCGGTAACGAACATTGAGATGGATCTGACGGTAGAGGCCAATACTATGGCTAGTATGGATGATAGGACTTTCGCCTGCCTTATGAGTGAGGTCTATAAACAAAAGTTTACAAAGGCTATAACGATGTCGGAGGATGATGATGATGAAGACAATTGATAAGATGACCGATCAGGAGATATATAATCTTACTGACGAACAGGTAGAGAAATTGATCGTAACAAGATGTGCGGAGGAAGGCGTAAGGTTCATAGATGAGCCTCCAACCATGAAGACATATGACTATAAGCCTATTTCTCCATCACATTTCTTCTACTATTTAGAAGGTTTGAGTATAGCCGTTCTTGATCAGAATGATGCTATTAAGATAGCTAAGTTTTTAAGTGAATTTGATCTATACAGGACTAGATATGATTTCACCGTGTCCAATGAGGAGTTATACGGTAAATTGGATATAATCAATATCAGGCATGTTCCGATGTTTGACGCGGAATATAAGGACGCTTATAAGTCTGTCAAGGATAAAAACAATGAGATCGAGGAGAAGTATAAAGATCAGGTAAACGAATACAAAGAGAATGTAAAAAAGATGGGTGAAATCCGTGCCAAGATATGGTCAAAAGTAATTGATGTAAGGCGCAAGATTGATCATATGAACCATCTTAAAGTTCTTTTCGTAAAGGAATATCTTCCGTTGGTGGATCACGACACGGACAAGGCTATGATATTTTTCAAGAAGGCTTATGACGTGGATGATGATACGGAGAGATATATTCGTGAGGGGATAAAGGATTACCCGTTGTTTAACAATAACATAGATTAATAAGATGCACAATTGGTTTAAATGTACGGTTTCTTACGAGACCGATGCCGAGAACGGCATGAAGAAGAAGGTAAAGGAAGAATATTTAGTAGATGCTCTTTCTTATACCGAGTGTGAAGCTAGAATCATAGAGGAGATGAAACCGTTTATCTCCGGTGAGTTTAGCGTGGATATCAAGAGGTTCCGGATAGCGGAATTATTTGCCATGGATGGAGACCGGTTCTATAAGGTCACGGCTGATTATATTACGATAGACGAGAAATCGGGCAATGAGAAACGCAAGGCGTTTAACTACATCGTTCGGGCCAATGACCTTGATCATGCCAAGAAGAACTTCGAAGAGGGTATGAAAGGGACTATGTCAGACTTCGTGGTCACCTGTATTAAGGAGGAGAAGAAACTGATGGACTTCTACGAATTTGATGGTAAGATCAGGAATCCGGAGAAACATGAGAATAGTAAGCAATAAAGCTAGCTATGAGACCACATCATCCGTCGCCGAGAAGTTGATGGAGATAAGCAAGATGGAGGGTACGATTTATCGTATCCTCACATTATCTAACAAGACTTATCTGGCATCTAAACTAGGATATAGCAGGTCAGGGTTCTATAAGAAAATACAGAACAGGAACTTTAATATCCGGGAACTGGCTCAGATATTTTATACGATCATCAACTTCAAGGATCAGGATTGGGCGGAGAGTAAGATAGATAGGCTTAAAAGATATAGGGCCATAAGCCTTATAGAGTTCAATAAGAATTATAAACGAAAGAAAGCATGAGAGGCAGGATGTTGCCGTGTGAGAGATGCGGGAGGATGGTAGCTGTCAGAAGCAAAGGGTTATGCCAAGTATGCAGGGCCAAGGAACTACCGCCAAAGGGGAGGACGGCGATACGGGTGAAGACCAAGCCCCGGGGTAGGAGCCTAGCCGTGTTCTTTGGCGCCCACGTAGCTAAGTTAAGTATGATAAGAAGATCTGCTACCGGCGCATATATACCATGTCCTGGGGTAAGCAACATATGCCACTTATACCCTAAACGGAAATATAAATCGGTCGCCGAGGATAACGATAACATTATTTACTTGACGGCTGATGAGCATACAAGATTCGATTATCTATTAGATACGATGGATTTTAGCCGGCTCTTGGACGAGTTTGGCGACGTATGGCTGTTGGCAGCCAGAAGGATGAGGGATCTCGCACCTAGAGTCGAGGAGGATGGTAAATTAAAAACCAGATTATTATCATGGATAGAAGAAAACAAAAATTACTTCTAGCTCTTGGATACGAAGCTATAAGTGATACGATATATAAGAAAGGCACGGATATGGAAGTCATAAGCGATCAAGAATCGTTTGATGATATGAGAGTCCGTTTATCCAAAAAACATCATGTGGTTATCACGGATGATGGTATTGTAATAGAGTTTGTTCATAATAAGACAATGGACGAGAATGCGTCATCATATTATTGGCGATCATCGTTACCAATATTAAGATCATATCATACAGATCCTAAATTTACCGCTTTCTTTGGCATATTAGACGTTTTGTCAACGATCCCAAAGAAAGATATGATCGAGGAGAAAAAGCCTGTTGAAGAGCCTAAAAACGAGCCTAATGAGGAGATGGAGGTTGAGTATGATCTGGAGACAGAGCAACAGTATTATGCCGCTGAATGGATAAAGGATATCCCGACACCTGTGTTATATAGAATGACTGTCGCCGGCAAACGTGTGTATTATGAGATGGATGTTGATGGGTATCCTATCATATACGATGGAGCCACTAACAATATCGCCAATGGGTATTGTGATACGTCCGGAGCCTTGGAGAAGTGGAAGAATGAGATGAGGCTCAAGGGTAAGGATCCTGATGAGTACGCTAACTACAGGGCTGATCTGGGTACTATCATGCATTATCTATTTGGGTTGTATCTGACCGGGGTTAACATAAAGCTGATCCCGACATGGATCAGGAAGGTGGTCAAGGAAGCCAAGCTAAGAATAGACAAGTATAGGATGGAGCGGATATTAGTGGATAACATTGATGAACTGATAGAGGATCTGATATCATTTGCCATATTCTGCAAGGAAAGACATGTAAAACCTGTATTGATCGAAAAGATGTTGAGGTCAAGGAGATTGAAAGTGGCTTCTTCGGTGGACGCAGTGGTGGAGATGGATGGCGAGCCGGAGATGGTGGAGATAGAGGTCGAGACAGGAGAGTTCTATAAGACGGGAGCCAAGAAAGGTCAGCCTAAGACGGAGAAAAAGAAGATAAAGAGATGCAGGAGGATATTCGCTATATTGGACTTCAAATCAAACAGGAAAGGCAATTTCTATGACGAGTACGCTTTCCAGCTTGAGCTATATAGAAGAATGATACTGGAGAACTACGGAAAGATATTGGAGATAGAGGAGATATATAACTTCGCTCCGGGTGATCCTACCGCTAAGACAAGTCAATATAAGTTGAAGAGACAAACCGATAATCCTATACTTAATATGGCTACGGTTGTATATCTTCAAGGTAAGTATAAGTTTGAGAAAACCAATTATACGGTTACGTCAAGGATCGGATCTTTAGATATAGAGGGTGATTTTGAGTTGAATGGTTTGATAAGAAAAGAGTCGCTGAGAGATTATATATATAGAGTGATGAGTGAGAGGAGAGGATAATGGAATTCAGGGAGTTTGACAAGAGCGTACATCGGTATGAGTTGGATCATAGCAAGCCAAGGAGGAAGATGACGTGCCCGCAATGCGGCAAGGATAAGTGTTTTACGCCGTACGTGGACGTAACCACCGGTCAGATCGTTGGAGAGCAGTTTGGGGTGTGTGATCATAAAAATAAATGTGGTTACTTTAAATATCCAACAGGGAGCGAACTTGGGAACAATGATCTTTTTACCGATTCAAACAAAGTATTAAGGAGGTATAGGCCTCCCGTAGACCCGGATATAGCCAACTGCATTCCGGTAAGCAAGATGTTTGAGACGCTTAATCCTTTCGAGACATCTGATCTTCAGGATTATCTATCCAATATATTCGGATCATATCATACCAATAGAGCGTTCAGCTTATATAAGATCGGGATGATGAGATTCGGGGATTGGGGTAAATGCTGCGTGTTCTGGCAACTTGATAAAAGTTGGGTGATAAGGACCGGGAAGATAATGGATTACGGACCAGATGGTAAGAGGGTAAAGGTTCCCATGGATCATGTATGCTGGGTTCACATCCTCGACGGTCAAGATTATTTATTAAGGCAATGCCTGTTCGGTGAGTTTCTTATCAACTTCTATCCTAAGGAAGCCCCGGTATATATAGTTGAGTCGGAGAAGACGGCGGTCATCTGTAATATCGTATATCCAGATAGGCTTTTCATGGCATGCGGAGGTATCCATATGTTGAAAAGGGAGATGATAGAGGCATTGGGACGTAGGAGAATAGTCCTATATCCTGACAAAGGATCGGCGTTTAACGAGTGGAAGAAGGTGGTGGATAGGGATATGAGGGGGATGAATATCGAGATAAGTGATTTTCTTGAATCAAAGCCCAATATAAATGAGGGAATGGATATAGCTGATTATTTTATCATTAAACAAAACAATAATAACAATGGCAAAAGTAGTTGATAATTACAAGGGATTCAAGGTGCTTGAAATAACAAGACAGGAGATGATGGATAAGTTTACCAGATATGGGTGCTTAGGTATTTGCGATATGTGTAACAGACCTACGTCCGTGGGCTATTACGTGGCGGTAATCAATCAATGGATGTGCAAGGACTGTTACGATGATTTTATTAAATCAATTAACAGGTATGAGGAGGATATGGAAATAGAAAGCAGGAATTTCAATAGATATTGCAGCTTATTTAATGTTGAAATAAAGGAAACAGAATGAAAGAACTGTCTTTAGCTCAAAAAGCTATGTTAAACGGATCCGTATGCCCGTACTGCAAGATCCCATCCACTATGATAAATACGGTAGAGGGGAAGCAAGTTGGGTGCGAGAAGTGTGGGGCTTGGATGAGATCCGATCCTTTCGGGAAGCCGATGGGGAGGCTGGCTAAGCCGGATCTTCTTAGGAGTATGGATATGGTAATGACTGAGATTAATATATTTGCGTATAGGACAAAACGGGATGTGCAGGATATTTACAAAAGCCTATCTGGTGAATTGGATATACCAATAGAACATGTATCCCCATATAAGATGTCTTTGCCATCACTACTTAATACCATGAGATATATTGAAAAGTATGGCGATAATCATATACGGATATATGATAGAACCATGGTAAAGAAGGCTTGCCCTAGGCACGGAACGGTGGCGATCGGGAGCAACGCCTGCCACGGATGTCCGGAGTTCCTGTTCCATGTGGTAAACGACACGACCGATACGGTGGTGTGTGATATGGATATGAGTTATGGAGATCGCAAGAAGGATAAATATGAGCATTAGAGCTAATGATAATGGAACATTTGAGTATCGAATCAAATTGGATACCTTTAATAAAATGAATAATACATGTAAAATGAAGAAAGTTTATTTTGTTCACAAACCAACAGGTTTTTATGTTGGGGGCAATGTGAGTAGCGTAGAAGCTACAGTTTATAATAAAATGGTTAATATGGGGATGAGTAGCGAATTAGCCGATAAACTTAAAAAGGTAATAGGTACATTCCCTTGCACATGGGAGATACCAGATGAATTTGCGTCTGATCCATATTCGTATATGATTAAGCGTCTGGGATTGGAATATCCATCTTTTTTAAAGGAAGAGGATTTGGATATACAAGAGAATATAGATTTTGATGATGAGGAGGACGAAGAGGATGGGGAGATCGACTGAATATTACAGGACACATCCGGAGGCCAGAAGAAAGAAAGCCGAGACGGATAAGAAGATCAACGCCCGTCCTGAGCAGAAAGCCAAGAGACGGGAGTTGGGTCGCAAGAACTACAAGACCGATAAGCTGAAGGGTAAGGCTTATCGGAAGGGGAAGGATCTATGCCATACGGCTAAGGGGTTAAGATATAAATCAAGATCAGCTAACAGAGGATCTAAATCCGATACGGCTGGCGATAGAAACGCAAGAGGATGAGTGAGGATAGGATATGGAGGTCATCCAAGGAGATTATCATGGATGCCTATGAGAGGATAAGAAAGTATCAGTCGGGGGAACTTCTCCCGGCTCATACTGGATACGCTTATCTTGACAAGGCGTTGCTGGGCGGGTTCTACCCACAACATGCGGTGGCTATCGGCGCTAGGCCCGGAGTGGGCAAATCTTATTTGGCGCAAAAGATCATGAGCAATGTGATGAATGTCAATATCAATCCACAGGCAGATGATTATGTATGGTTAAGATGTGAGTTTGAGATGAACCCAGAAGATTTGATGTTGCGTTCACTATCAAAAAAAATGGGGAAAGACATACAGGATATACTTCTTAACGAGATGTCAGAAGATGAGGTAAAAGAAATGCAGAGATGCCTCAAGGAAGAGAACTCTAGCAGAATAACATACATCCCTAAACCATCAACCGTAGATGAGCTTCAAAACTTTCTATGGAATGAGTATATGCCAATAAACAAAGATAAAAAAATGGTATTCGTGTCTATAGATCATACGGCCCTGATACAAGGTTCAGGAGATGCCAAAAGGAATATCGACTCGTTGATAACCATGTGCAATATAGCTAAAAGGACTTTTCCTAATATTTTCTTTCTTATAATATCCCAACTCAATCGCGATATCGAAGGACGGCGGGATCCAAAGGATCATATGCCAAAGCAATCTGATTTTTATCAATCAGATACATTGGGGCAATTGTGTACAGCTATGGTAGCGTTGAATATCCCAAAGAGATACGGCTATTCATCATACATGCAATTCCCTCAAGGCTGGTATCCTAATCTGGAACGTTTCAAGAGCGAGTCAAGACGATCCTTCCGTGTGGATGGATTATTATTCCATCATATCGTAAAGGTCCGTCAACGGTCATTGGAGGAGATTGACGCTATACATGTAGATATCATGAAAGGATATGAGCGATATTATCCTGATGGAGGGGTGGTGCGCCAAGAAAGACCGGGAGGCTCGGATGCCCCTGTGGGCAGTGGCAAGCCGGATACGACCGTAGTGACGCTTCCGCCCCCACCTCCCTGTGTTCCATTGGAGCAACAATATATACCGCCTAGCGATGATTTCAATGTAGTACATGACGAAACACCTTATTGACATGAGATTGAGACATAATTACTTGCTTGTAGTGATAAAGGTGCTGGAAATGTTCTTGAAGACCGTATTGTCGGTTGAGGATAAGATGGGTATAAAGGAAATTATATCCTCGTTAAAGGAAATGGCTAAATACAGCATTAGATATATCATAAACCGGGAACGGGAAAAGGAGATCATGAGTATCTGTGATGAGGTATCCAATAAAGTACAGGAGTATAAAAGGATAAATGACAACTCAATGATATTGGAATTGGAGAACCTAAAAAGGGAAGTTGTGGCGGTGGAGGATCTTCTTAGCTCATACAAGGGGGTTCTTGACGCCGAACTGGTGATAGCCGAGGATGATATCAGAATCATACGGGACAAGATCGCTATAAGCCTGAGGGAGGACGGGACATGTAAGAGCATGACTGACGCCGATAAAAGGGCTAGGGTGGACGTAAGATACGAGAGGGCGTTGGAGGATTATCGAGTCCTTCTAAGATGCGCCAATACGGTTAGGGCTAAAATGTCGGTTATAGGGCATCTTAATCAATCAATAAATCAATCCATATCAGTTGGTAGGGTTGGTATGGCTAATGAATCTTATACAGTAAAACAATATGAAAAAGGGAAAGAGATTATCGAAAGCAGAAGACCTTAAGATGTTAACCAATCCAATAAGATACGTCACCGGTGGTGAACCGGGTAGGGGACGTGGAGTCGCTGGCGTTGGCCGGGACCTTGAAGCGTCAAATTATATCAGTGCAAACCGATATATAATCACCTAAGATCAATATTTTAATTCATTCATTTATGTACATAAATTTCGAGCAGATGATGACATCAGGATTAACGATGTCTGATGTTGGATATCTTTTGATGATCCGGCAAAAAGAGGAGATGGCTAACACCATTCCAAAGGAGAAAATAGATAGTTATAAAGCGTCTGGTTATATCGAGCTTCAGAAGAATGGGAAGTGGAAGATAACGCCAAGGGGAGGGTCGCTGCTGATGCTGATAGAGACGCCCGGCCTGACACCGGAGGTCGAGGGGATCCGGGACCGTATTGTTGGGGTATATAACGATATGGGTAAGGATACAGGAGCTATCAAGGAGGTAGAGAAAAGGCTTATCTGGTTCGTGGCTAACACCAACTTCAAGGAAGGGCCTATAGTAAGGGCCGTAATATCCCATATAGACCTTAAACGTGAATATACGATGAGGTTGGATAACTTGATATGGAAGCCGTCAAATGTCTATAGCGTACATATGAGCTTATCGGAATCAACGTTATTCGATACGATTATAAAGATGTATGGCATGACATCCGATCTGTATCTTAGGGAGAATAAGAACAAGGAGCTGGCATGGTTGTTCGCCGTAAGCCGGTTGCCGGATCCTCCTAAGAAGATGGATAAGGAATATACTATTACTGGAGATGTTAAGATGGACATCGAAAGAATATCAGATATAAAAAAAGAATTAGGTAGAAGATTAAAAATGTCAATTTAGTATGGAAAGAAAAGAAGTTGAAAAAATAGTCAAGGAAACGATATTTGAGAAGATGGGTGAGTTTACGGGTCTTAACCATACTGCCGAAATCGATAACGAGGATGGGCTGGATACTGACATGGCTATGGATTCCTTGGATTATGTAGAGGTGGTGATGGAGATAGAGAAAAAGACAGGTGTATGCATACCTGATGAGGTGCTTAATATCAAGCCTTACACTGAGCTTACGATAGGGGCGTTTATAGACTTATTATATAACTTTTTTAAGGATAGGTAATGGATTTCGGATATGATGATTGGGAGGAGGGGCTAGAGACCCCTCTTGTCGATGATTGCGATGACGATTATAAAGAGGAGGATGAGTATGATTTCAGCTAAGGAACTAAGGACAGGGAATCTTGTAAAAGATGAGGATGGTAATATATGGAGGATAGGATGTATTACCAATATGTATAAAGATGATAGTAGTTTGATCCTTGAACGTAGGATTGATAACGGGGTAATAAAATGGTATGGTAACGAGTGTAACACTTATCCTATAGAATTAAATGATAGGATGTTGGATCGTATGGGATTTGATGATCGTGATGAATATGATTGCCGCCATAAAAAAGAGATAGCGATATATAGGAATAATGAAGGCGAATATATTTTAGACACTGGGGTATATGTAGAATATCGTGATACTGGGATATATATCAAATCCCTTCATCACCTCCAAAATATGGCATATGATTTATATGGAATATCACTTGATTTAAATATATTCGATGATGATTATCCCGGAGACGCATCTTTTGTGTAAAACAATAAATGGGGAGAAGGTTTTAGCCGCTTCTTACTCACAGATAGACACGTTTGTCCAATGTCCGTATAAGTGGTATAAGACTTACGTGGAGGGCCACAGATCCACGGAGAAGCATGAGGCTACGTCATATGGTACGGTTATCCACCAGACGATGGAGTATTTCTTCAAGAACGGATGCAGACCTTCTTATGAGGATATGAGCAAGGCATTCAACTACTACGCTGATATAGAGAAGATACCTTTTGATAGCGTAAAATCCCAAATCGAATCCATGCAACATGCGGCTAGGCTAATAAGATGGATTGTAGGATTGTTTGAGAGGGATGCTGCTGGCAATTATAAGAAGGGATGGTCCGATCTTACGCCAATGGAGAAGGTGGTCCGGGGGTCGAGACCGGCCGGCGTGGAGGAGAGCTTCGTCCTGCCCTATAAGCTACCCAAGCCACTTACCTTGGATGGCGTGACGTACGATAAGGTACATATCATAGGATCGGTGGACTGGCGTGGAGAGTATAAGACAAAGGACAGGATAGCCATGTATACGATAGACTGGAAGTCCGGGAGAAAGTTATTCGATGAAGACAAGCTGCTTCATAATCTCCAGCATCCGATATACGCCTTCTACATACTGAGAAAGTACAAGGTATTGCCGGATATGTGCAGCTATTTCTTTACCCGCATGCTGGACAATCAGAACGTGAAGGTAGATAAGGAGAAAGTAGAGAGATCTGTCAAGGAACTTAACGATATTCTCCTTGACATGTATGATTTCGAGACAAATAAAATAGATAGCTATCAAGCTCACGTTTGGGACGATGCCAAACAAGGGTATAAGTACGAGAAGCGCTACCTCATGGGACGCCAGCCGGCCTGCCTTGAACCCCGCCCCAAGCCCTTGTGTTTTTGGTGCGATTTCTCAATCCACAAACAAAACACATGTAGGTATTCATCGGATTGGGATGAGTCAAAAAGAAAGAATAAAAAAGATTAACTTTATTAAAAAGCCTAGGTAAATATCTAGGCTTTAATTATATTTGTGTCAATAAATAAATGATTATGGATAAAAACGAAAGAGAAAAACAGGTATTGGATCTTCTGATGTCTAGAAAGGATATTAGGAAATTGGTAGAGAAATCAAATGAATGTTATTCTAAAATGGATTTCGTTGGTGCCATGAAATGCCGGCAGGAGATAAAGGATATCGTAGACCGGGAATCGAAGATCATGTTGACAAAAAGCGAGTCTTTGGTGAGTTTGATGAATAACGCTGATAATGAATATAAATTCAATATGCTGGTATGGCTACATTCCATGATGTGTATGGCGGATGTATTTAACGGGATATTGGAGGATTTCAAGGATGGGGTAAGAAAAGCCAATGGCAACTCCAAGTTCGTTAAGTTCGATAATCTGGATCGGTTAATGACAGAATGTAAGAAGGAGATTGATTACCTGATGAAAGGCACAAGTAAATCGTTCCAGATATCCTTCGCCGTAAGGAGCGATGAGTTAAGGGAGATGATAGAGAATATGGTTGGAGACAATATCCGAGAAGGGTACGACATGTTCAAGGAAGAGGCTAAGATGACCAAAGAGACAGACAGGAGCAAGATAGAAGAATTTAATAAAAGGCTGGACCATGAGTAAATTTGATGTAAAGATAGGTGATATAGTTCATACCCGGATAGGGATAGGAGAGGTGATAGCCATAAGCAAGACCAAAGAGACTTTGATGGTAAAAATGGACGATGGCCGGGAATGTGCGATAAGACTAGAGTACGTGAAAGACGTTTTTGATAACTACAGAGATGACATATAAATTAAGGCCATATCAAGAGGAGTGTGTTAAAAGTATCTCCGATTACATAAACTCCGATAGACATGATCCGGTATTGATCGTAGGTCCTGTAGGTTGCGGTAAGTCACTTCTGATAGCAGAAGCGGCTAGATTGATGGGAGATAAGACGCTGATTTTACAACCATCAAAAGAATTGCTGCAACAGAACCACGACAAGATAACGTCGTATGGCATACCGGCTACCATCTACTCCGCTTCCTGTGGCAAGAAAGAGCTATCTAACATGATATATGCCACGTTAGGATCTATCAAGAAAGTTGTTGGTCAGCTTAAGGAGATGGAAATCAGAAACGTATTGATAGATGAGGCTCATGCCGGATACAGCCCAGAGGAAGACAGTGAGTTCATGAAATTCATGAACGAATTAAAGCCTAGCAAGGTAATAGGGTTTACCGCCACGCCATGTAGACTTAAAACTATGTTGATAGGACAAGTATCATACTCTCAACTTAACTTCATAACCAGAATGAGACCGGTATATTTTAAGAACCTGATCCATGTCATACAGGTGGAGGAGATGATAAGGCAAGGATTTTGGACACCTCTTAAATATGAGACATGGGATTTCAATGGAGATGCCCTTAAACTCAATTCTAACGGCTCCGAATATACGGCTGAGTCAATTAGTGAGGCGGTGAGAAAAAATGGCTTAAACAACCTTATTTTACGCCGATTGATGATATTAAAGAATAGCTGTAAGTCTATATTGGTATTTATGGATTCTGTTGAGAGCTGTAATACGGCCGCCGAATGGATAAACGCCAAGATATGCGCTGGCATGGCGGAGGTAGTTCACGGAGGCACGCCAAAGAAACAACGGGAGACTATAGTCGAGAGGTTCAAGTCAGGTGGGACGCAGGTGGTGTTCAACTATTCCGCCCTCGGAACCGGATTCGATCATCCCGGACTGGACTGTGTGGTATTCGGCAGACCTACGTTCTCGTTCTCTACATGGTACCAAGCCATTGGTAGAGCCGTGAGAATCAAGGATGGAAAGGATAGTGCGATGGTGGTTGACTGCTGCGATAACTCTTCGAGATTCGGCGATATACGGGGTCTTAGCATAGAGAACTACAAGGGATATGGATGGGGGATGTTTATCGGCGATAAACTAATCACTAATATCCCAATGGGAGATAAGGTAACGAAAACGGATCTGGATATCAAAGCCGCCAAAAAAGACCGAAGGAGAGGGCTGGCGCAGGGCGTAACCGCAGCTCCTATCCCAGGGAGACCACCCCATCCTCTTGGTTCTACGGTAATGGCATTTGGGAAGTATTGTGGATGGATGTTACATTCGATCCCGGTATCGTACTTCAAATTCATAAACGAGACATTTGACTGGGATAATGATAGAAACAAGGATATAAAAGAATACATAGATTTTTTAATCAAAAACAATAGGTTATGACAGGATGTGTATATCATGAGGCTGATATCATCTGGTGAGCTTTACTCTATGACAGGAGAGACACCAGAATGTAGGGATCTTAGTGAATTTTATTAACCTAAAATACGAAGGAGTTTAAAATGAAAGAGGAATTTAACAAATACGACAAGGTCGTTTATGATGGTGAGGTATTTGAGGTACTTGAGACCGCAGACAATACGGGGATGATGAAAATAGAACCGTTATTTGATGAGACATATAAATCCATTTGGGTTGATGAGGAGATGGTTGTCTCGTTAAAAAGGGCTATCAAGTTAAGACTTATTGATGATGAGACGGCAGATGAGGCGATGAATTTCGGGAAGCCAAAAATAGGAGACGCAGTGGTGGAAAGCGGGCCGCTCGTAGGGAAAGACGGCAGCGGCAAGGACGACCGGGCCGACGGTAAACTCCGGTGGGATCTCCTTCCTTTGGCTGAGATAGAGGATATCGTGAGGGTATATACGGAGGGGGCTAAGAAATACGCCGACAATTCATGGCAGAATATACCTGATGGATTTGAGAGATATAGAGCGGCTTTACTTCGCCATATGACGGCGTACATGAAAGGCGAGAGATATGATAAGGAGACAGGGCTGATGCATTTGGCACAAATTTGTTGGAACGCCATAGCGTTATTATATTACGATAAACATAACAAAGGGTTAATAGAATGGAAGGATCAGGAGAAATAATAGTAGACGAGAAATTAAAAGCTATTGACAAAAGGACTGGTAGGTACATTAATGTGATCGCACGTACTATTGACAATGGTACTCCATTCCCGATAGTTAAGTACCTTGATAAGAATCGTAAGGAGCTGAATTATGATTGTGTAAGGCATCTTAATTTTGATATAGACATAGATTGGGAGTTGAGAAGATATCAGATCGTAAAAGATTTATTGTCCAACGATTTCGATGGGAGGAGGTTGAGTGTAGATGAGGTAGATAACGCTATATTTACAGCGGATTTAATTATTAACAAATTAAAAACTATTTAAAAATGGTAAGAATTGATTTTTTCACGAAGAAAGACGCTGAGTACAGCGATTACATGCGATATATTATCGCCAACACGTTACAGGAATATGAGGGTGAGGTCACGTTAAACCAGATCCCGGAGAACAAAGCCACGGAGGAGGAAATATCCAAGTACGGTATAGAGGTATATCCTACTATCATCGTCAGTGGAGATAACATGGATGGCTTTAATAAACTTGAGGGGATGGCCGGAAAAGCTGATCTTATTAACGTCATGTCGTTATACGACAAGAAATAGGCTTATGACGATAAGGGATAAATATTTTGGTTGGAAAGATATATTCTTTGACAGGTTCGTGCATTGTTGTAATGAAAAAAGTGACCAACCACAAGGAAGTAATATACCTCTAGCCAAAATAAACTTCGATAACAAGACAGGATATGTGGAGGACGGGACTATTAATATAGCCGAGCTTCTTCAATATCTTTGGATAAATAATAAGGTCTATGGGTGTGAATATGCACCCATAGATATATCCTCTGTCTTGCAAACATTGATTAGATTGACCGAGAACGCTAAGTTCATATTTGACGACCAACCCGGCATACATGATATGATCCCATATAGAGGTTTTTTTCTTAGAGATGATTTTTTACCCGGGAAAGATTATTCACTTGATTTGGATAAAATAGTGAGCGGGATGGGAGGATGGTATGGTGATAATGAGGATCCATGCTATTCCATGTTTGTCAGCCAAGACCAGATATGGAACCTTAATCCTATACTTAAGAGACTGGCGGATGAGGACTCCATATTGGCCAGAGAGATTGGATATAATATAAACTCATGGGTGAAAGACAATGGATATACGATCTATAACCCATATCTATCATGGATAAATCATTATTATCATTATGTTCCTACGTTTAATGAGAGTAAATTGAAGCCATGGGATAGGGTGAACGACAGGAAAGAGAAGTTCAAGATGACGGATAAGGTAAAGAGAGGAGCTAACAACTGGTATTATTCCGGAGGGACGTCAGCGTGCGTGGACGCGTTCTTGATGATGGATTACACTAAAAATATAAGGACATTCCTGTATCGTGGGATCGTGCTCTTCCTTGACCGGATATGGCATACCCCATTATTCGAGAGGATGGGGGTGAAGATGAAATACAACGCCTATTATTGCTATGCCGCCACTTCCGGTATATGGTATAACAAGGGGTTCAAGAAAAGGCTGGCCAAAAGATTCAATAAGTCGCTGGCGTCCGGGGGAGAGCTGTTCGGGGCTAACCTAGCCTGTATGGTGTGCGACCGACAGGATATCGACTGGGAGGCGCTTCGCCTTTGGCTGGAGAGGTACGAGGATCCTAGGGAGGATGGTATGGTATCTAGCCCAATACAGTTCATGTACCTATATCTGTATCATAAGTATAATGAGAGACACTAGGATTGAACCATGAAGAAAGCGAATAAATCAAAGTCCAAGAATAGGAGGGATATAGAGAGGGAGATGGACGTTCGTCAAAAGAGGTGAGAATTTTGGGATTAAGTTGGTGAGTAGATTACCCGGTTTACATAAACGTGTAATGGATAAAGCCGCAGAAGACATTTTTAGAAGATAAAGGTATGATAATGAATAAGATATGGGCTATGCCTAATAGCCATACATTCGATATAAAACCGATAAGGGAACTTATCAGTAGGTATACACACAAGAATATGGTAATCGTGGACCCTTTCGCCCGGAACAGCCGGATAGGGACTATTACCAACGATCTTGATACTGATACCGAGGCCATGTACCATATGGACGCCACGGACTTCCTCCGGACATTGGATGACGGAATAGCGGATGTCGTGTTGTATGATCCTCCTTACTCCGCCAGGCAGGTCGCCGAGTCATATAAAAGACTTGGCAAGACAGTCAATATGGAAACGACGCAGGCGAGTTACTGGAAGAAACAGAAGGTGGAGATAGCTAGGATAACCAAGGAGGGCGGGGTGGTCATTACCTGCGCGTGGAACTCCGGCGGTATAGGGGCCGGGCTTGGCTTCGAGCAGCAGGAGATTCTTCTTGTGGCTCATGGGGGATGGCATAATGATACGATTGTTACTGTAGAGAAAAAGATCAAGGGTTAGATGAAAGAAAGGATATTCACCACAAAAGAACAGGGAAGAGTGCTGGTCGAGGCCGGCCTCCCTATCTCTACCGCCAGCGGCTTCAGAGACAAGTATCTGGATCAATTACATTCTATGGAGGATAACGCTGGTCGTATAGGGCTGATAGAGGCCGTTACCCCTGATGTATTCAATCCTGTTTGGGATGTAGGGACGTTACTGAATTTACTCCCATATGAGATAGAGGGTTCTACATTCGAATGTTATAAGCTAGAACATGCATGGTCTGTAGCGTATAGAGATATAGATGAGATCCCTATATATTGGAGTAGCGAGAGACTTCTTATAGATACATTATTTTCACTGATAACAACATTATTAAAAAATGGATTATATGAGTATAAAACAAACAGCAAGAATAAGGTACAAAACGGAGGATAATCCTCCTATGGAAGGTGTTCCTCTTATAGGATACAGCAAAAAATACGACTGTTGGGTAGCGTTAGTATACAGAAAAGGGGATAACTATTACACCAATATGGAGTGCGATGTTGAATATAAGACATCTCCTCCAGATGAATACGAATACGTATATCCGTGAGAACTAGAAGGGATATATTTATATTTAAGCATGATTAATATTATTTTAATATTATTCATGCTTTTATTTTTGTTTAAATCCTATCTTTGTATCAGTATTAAAAACCAGATTGTTATGAACAAATTGATCTTGAACGATATCCAAGACCTGTGGAGGTGGAGGGAGAAGATAAACATTGATGACCTCAAAGAGGATCCTATAGCTGAGGATATGCCGTTATATTTCCCTTGCGCCGTCGTATGGCATGAGGAACATGATGATTATATATGCTATGGATTTGTTTATGTAGCAGAAATATTAGGGATATGGACATTAAAAAACAGATAATTCTTGACGATAAAGACTATGAGCGATTAGTGCACGATGCCAATCTCAGTAATGATGAGATAAAAAGCAGGATCGCAAACGCTCTAACCACCGATATGGTATTTAGTTTCGATTTTGATGTAAACAAAAAAGTTACGGGGAATATGAGGATCGAAAGTGCTACCCATAATCTAGGATATAACGAATATGATAATATCGTAAGGGCTAGAGACGAGAATATTCACCATGCTGTCTATACAGCTATATATGATTATCTTGAGAAGATAAAGAGAGATAATAATGAGCTAAGTGCAAAAGATTGGATATTATTCACATCTATAATCTTATTTGTTTTTATGATGGGATTTATAGGTGGATGGTTGGCATTTAATTGATTAAACAATGGATAATTTAAAAAACATACAAGATATAACCGGTCTTACGTCAGAAGCTATATTCAATATACGTAAACCTGTTGATTATATGTGTAGTGATATAGACAGTCATATAAAAGATATCGAGACACAATGTGATTATATTATGGATGGGGATGAGGAGGATGTTAAATATTATTCAAAATCAATCAAATCAGACGTAGATTCTTATTTCGAGGATATACGGTCAAAGGTAGAGAATCTCCGTGATTGGGGAGAGCAGTGGAAAGTACTGGCTAAAGACCTATTTGATGAGTTGATGAAAGTAAATAACGATAAGACCATAAACGACTATCTGTCTTATGAGGCATTGAATAAGATTAAGGAACATTTAAAATAAAACTATAAACATGAATAAAAGAAAAACCAAAAAAAAGACTCCATTTAAATAATAAAGAATTTCAAGTCTTATTTCGTTCAGGCAAGAAATACTTTAGATATGCGATAAATAATCTATGTCTTGCTTTTGGATGTTCTTCATTAGAATATTGGATATACTTCTTTGAAGGTAAAAGAGTTGATGGGAGTATATATTATAAAAGCATTTCACGACTAGTTCTTAGATAATGATAAATTAACAAAATAAATAGACATGAGCAAATTACTATTTTTTGATTTAGAGACAACCGGGGTTAAGTTCTGGAGAAACGGGATACACCAAATAGGAGGGATCGTGGATATCGACGGGCAGGAGGCCGAGAGGTTTGACATCCGCCTAGCCCCGAACCCTGCCGCCACGATAGAGCAAGAGGCACTGGACGTGGCTGGAGTTACCTTGGAGCAGGTGCAGTCGTATCAGCCTATGGAAGAAGGGTACAGGCAGTTAGTTGGTATATTATCCAAATACGTGAATAAGTTCGATAAGAGGGATAAAATGTATTTAGTGGGGTATAACAACGCTGGATTCGATAACAACTTCCTACGGGCTTTATTCCAGCAATGTGGGGATAAGTATTTCGGATCATGGTTCTATCCTAACTGTATGGATGTATATGTTATGGTGACACCGTTCCTGATGGGTGTAAGAAACGATATGGAGAACTTTAAGTTGATGACCGTAGCCAGAACTATGGGTATTGAGATAGACGAGAATAAGCTCCATGACGCTACTTACGATATTGAGCTGACTAGAGATATTTTCTATCGTATAATTGGCAAAATGGATGTTAAGTTATGAGGGACATTTTAGAGGCAATGCACGATTATCCGGATGAGGCTTTTGGGCTATTCTTCTTTTTGATAGTGGTCTTCTGGTTATTGTCAGGTATATTCGATGAAAAGAATAAAAGTTAAGCTATGAGTATATTGGAGGTGGTACAAGATTGTCCGAAAGAAGAAACAGGTATAGGCTTCTTTATAGTTTTGTTCTTGTTTTTGATAATTATAATATGGGGACTTACAAGAGAAGAGTAAATCAATTGAAGGATTTGATGAAAAGGAAATACAAATCCGTTTATAACAAATCCAAGGAAATGGATATAGATATAAGCTCAATGACATATCTTCCAGAGCCGGACGTATTTGATGTTATGTATGCTGATCATATGTCCGTTATTCTTGATCGGGTCAATAAGATCGTAGATGATAATAAGGATAAGCTCAAGAATCCAACTTGCGCTACTTGCGTACATCTACATGATCAGGAATTGGCGAAAAGATACGGGAAAGTATGCTGCTCCATTTGGCAAGTGTGCGACCATTATATAAATCCTAATAGAAAATATGATAGGAAGCAAAAGACTTACGTGAGACGCCCAAGCAATAAGGCTCGTCCTAATTATGAATATGGTGATGATAATTTTGAAAACAGAAAAAGATGCTTAAAGAAAAAGAATACCCGATAAACAGCTATGGCCCAGTACGCACCAACAAAGACCGGACGTGCGTCTGCTGTGGCGATACGGTTCCCGCTGGTAGCAGCAGGATGATGCCGAGGAACGCCAAGTCCAGTTATTGTCTATGCATATCTTGCTTCAAAAAATGGAAATCTGTTGGTGGAGATCTTAAACTGATGGACAATCTCAGCAATGTGAAGAAAGAGCATATCATATATATGTCTAAGATCATGAAAGGTAATTGTGACATTGTTAAAGGTCATAAGCTTTATATAGCCCTAAAGAAGGCGATAAACGAGAAGAAGGTAGCCGTTATCAGATTCGATACCGACCAACCGATATGTATATCAACAAGAATCATGAATCCTTCATTCGGGGTGATCATGGACGAGTACGGTAAGGATATATTCCAAGGTAACCTTAAGCTAATTAATGTCCCTAAAGGTGTCAAGGATCTAATAGTTAACTATATAGAAAAATATCGTAAATTATGAACTTCAAGACATTTGTATTCATGATCTTTACATTCAGGAGAGTAGATCCTATACCTAAGAACATAGGTCTTATGTTGAGTATAACATTCTGGATATCTATAGTATGGATAATATCCAACTTTGCTATATTGATAATGAGATTAATAAAATAGACAAGATGAAACAAGGAGACGTGATATACAAGAATGGCATGGAGCTGCTTGTAGTATTAAGTTACGACCATAATGAGCCATGTAAGGGCTGTTTCTTCTACAAGAATAAGGCGTGCGGATCAGAAAAACTGATAAAATGCTGGGATTGTAAAAAGGAATATATATTCACGGCTATACGTAAATATAATACGACTGAACTGTGCGGAATAGTAAAAAGATATGAGGAGACGTATAAGATAATACTTAAAACAATCAAGAAGATTGAGAAAGAATGTCAAAAATATGTTATCTGGGATACTGTGCATGTGATGTTGAAAGATGATGGAGAGCTTATTATAAAAGCCTTATCCAAGGATAAGTCCGTGCTTTTAAATGATTTCATTATATACATCAACAATAATGGGAGTATAGACGAAGAGGACTATGATCTATTATTAACTAAATAATTGATAGTACAAATGGACAAATCAAACAAAATAGAGAATCTAGCAAACAAGTATGTTGAAAGGCATATAAGAGATAGACATCTAAGCGATGATACGATAAAAGAAATAAAAATAGCTTATATTATGATTATAAAAGATTTTATAGCTATTGTCGATAAATCTACATCAATGAATGAAGATGATATAATATACGTCGTTAACAACATATCATCAATATTATATGAACCTGTAGAAATCTCTAATACCGATAAAAAAATATTGGAGATAGGGATAGCGCTAGGCCTAAAGAGCGCCATATCATGTATATTTGGTTCATTATTAAAAGATGATTGCAATATAAAAGATGAGATAATTGATATATCTAAACATATAAAAGAAAAATTAATATCAGATAATCATGGATAATAAACAACTTTATAAAATAACGTTGACAAGGGAGCAGCTAATGCTGATATCCCAATGCGTGGAAGACATCAGTAGATTCGCCGCTGGCGACATGGACCTACAACATACGACAGATACGTTGATAAATGATATGGATGGAGCGGAAACGCTGGGGATAAGAAGCTTTATAATCAATAACTCACGAGCGATAAGAAGAAGACTGTTCCCTGATCTTGGGGATTATGAGCATATAGGATATGATGGGGGTAGTAAGGATAAGATAAATAGGAAGAGACTTATCGGTAACACCTACCAGATATATAGGTCGATATTACATCAGTTGGCCATTGACGAGAACTGGAATAACGTGTATAGTGATATCACGTTGCCTTCAGGTGATATGGGAACGATCAAGGTAGAGAAGGTTGACGATGATAAGGATAACGACATTTAACGATACTAAAATATGAGCTTATTTGTATGCGCTAAATGCGGTTGCGTTGATAATACCGCTACGTCTAGTTATTGGATGTTGACAAACGAGTATATGGTGGATAAATTCGACTATGCCAAGGAACTACAGCCGTACAAGGGCATGGGGCTGTGCAGCGAATGCGGGAGGCTGGCTACCTCCCCAGACGGCCGTGATGTCGTGGTGCCCGGAAAATGGCACGGGAAGTTCCCGAAGGAGAAAGCTACCGAAGAGCAGTTAAAGAAAGTAGGATATAAAAATATGATAAGATGAATAAGATAAGAAGACGGCGGAGAACTTAGGATGTGAGTATATGGATGTGGATGATTTTGTGGATAAGTATAAGGGTTGATAACAGTAGAAGGATAGGGTGATGATCTCCTATCCTTCTATTATTATGTAAATCCATTTTTGGATTACATTAAGCATCAATAGTATAACTATTTATACTCATCTTTCTTTCCTTGTTATCAAACATTCCATGCAAAATGCAGTTATCATATATACAATTGTTGATCTTCCCTCAGTAGGATTTTTACCATTTTGGGTAAAAACTTTATAATCAATATCTTTAGTGAACCTATTATCACCAGTAAGTGTTCTAATAGCCTTGCCTTTATCGGAATGATTGCAGTGAGGGGTATCATATCGTGAACCGACCATATTTCTCAAAAACGCTCCTTTTCTTTCTTGACAATTCTTCCAGTTTAACAAATCCCTTTAATGTTATCATAACAGTCACGGCCTTAGCTTCCCAATATTCATCACCGGGATCAGATCCATATATAACCAATCCGGAATTACGGGCGGATTGATACGCTTCTATCCTACCTCTCTCGTTCCTAAAAACATATTTTAGATTTTCAACGGTTTGATATAACCATTTGAAGAATAACCATTTAACTGAGTATTTGAGAAATAGTGGTAACGATTTGGCAACCGTGCGATTTTCAGCGTTTTGCGGTGCTATGCTGTCAAATAACTCTTTATGCAAAGATAGGAAAACTCTTCTTGTATACAAAGAATTTTCCTGCCTTTTTAATGTAGCATAGATGCAATTCTATCAAACCATCCTTTTACCTCTCCATTAGGGTCAATTTCTTCAAGATATTTCATATTCATACCTTCTTGAAAAACTTTACTTAAATAGTTTTTGGCGGTTTTGCCTTTCATCACACCATCTAAGCCATTCTTATCAGAATATGATATACCAAACAATTTAGGAACATCATTTTGAGTTGTATCTACATCTATATCATAGATCGCTTTTATTGCATCGGGATGAAGATAGTTTTCAATCTCAAATTTTTCAGTCAAAGTTCCCCATGAAGTATCTTCCCTTGCATTGATTTCATCAATACTTTTTTGATATGTATTAACATCATTATCATAGATATGCACTTCAGGACAACCAAGATTCTTAAAGTACCTTAATTCCGCAGCAATTTTATTTTTTAAAAGTCTAATCCGTTGAAAATAAATATATTTCATAGGATTAGACTATATCGTTGGAATCACTTATCTTAGTGCTACGAAATACCTAACCAAGGTTCCACACGATATGAAAACAAAAGTAGCAATTAAAAATCAAAACATAACCGCTTTCGGAGGAATTTTTCAAGTAGAAGACCTTTTTAATCGTCTTTTTTCAAAACTGATAGACACATCTCTCGGTCTAAGATCCCCTTCGGGAATAGGCTACCAATTTAGTGAGGTGTTTTGCAATGTCAACTCCATCTACCTCTGTGGTGGTGACCATATAGAGGATATTACCACATATTTGGGACATGATTTGAAACTACGTCCGAATCCAAGGGTTGCAAGTTCTGACACAATCAGTCGAGCATTGAAGTCGCTCGCCTGTGAAAACACGGAATATACAAGTGATGCTGGAATCGTCTATGAGTATAATGAAGCCGACAAGATGAACAACCTGTTGCTTGAAATGCTTATGACCACAGGACAATTGAAAGAAGGCATGGAAGTTACACTGGATTTTGACCATGAGTTTATTCCGGCTGAGAAATATGATGCACTGTATTCCTACAAGAAAGCGCGTGGATACTTTCCCGGTGTAGCTACCATAGGAGGCCTGATTGTCGGCATTGAGAACCGTGATGGCAATGCTAACGTAAAGTTTCATCAATCAGATACATTAAGCCGTTTCTTTACCCGTCTGGAAAAGCGCAACATTAAGATTGCCAATTTTCGTGCTGATTGCGGTTCCTACAGTGAGGATATCATAAAAGTGGTTTTAGAGCATTCAAAACGGTTTTATATTCGAGCAAGTAATTGTATGTCAAGATTGGAGGCTTTTGAAAAAATCAAAGACTGGAGGCCTGTTGAAATCAATTTTGAGCAATTGGAGGTGGCTTCATTTGAGTTTGATGATTTCATGCCTGAAGCTGGGCTCAGACTCGTTGTACAACGACAAGAAATAAAAAATAAAGACGGCATTCAGAATATCTTCGGCAAACAATACGTATACCGTGCCGTACTTACAAACGATTGGGAGATGCGTGAAGAAGACGTTATTCGATTCTATAATGCACGAGGAGGAAGCGAAAGGAACTTTGATGTTCAGAACAACGACTTCGGCTGGGCACATCTTCCATTTTCCTTTATGAATGAGAACACTGTATTTATGTTGCTGACTGCCATGATTAAGAACTTCTATCTTTACTTGGTTTCGTTGTTAGCTGATTTAGGTGTGCAAGATTTAAAGCCGACATCAAGGGTTAAGAGACTAATCTTCACTTTTATAGTCGTACCTGCCAAGTGGATAAAGACAGCTCGGACATGGACACTCAACCTATATACCAATCGGACATGGTATGCTAAATTCAACGAATTGACTTAATCAGACATTCTTTGTTGCATTTTTTTGAGACCCCATTAACTTGGGTGGGGGATTTAATGCGCTGGAATAGCATTCTGCTTTGTTATAGCAGGACGAATGACAAGCACAGCACTCGCATGCACGGTAAAAAATTATTTGAGAGTTGTTGAAAATTTAACTGCGGATTTGAGGATAATTGGATAGAACAAATCCTGAATTTTATTCAAGTTTTGATCTCCGGCATAAACCTTACCATCGCCTAACAATTTGAGCAAGGTGTATATTTCACTCCATTCTCCTTTATTTCCTGTCAGTGCCATATTTCTTGGATTTTGAAAGGTTGATTCTTTTAATTATTTCTTGTGCAGTTGCTTGAATCGCAGGTACTGCAACAGAATTTCCAAATTGCTTGTAAGCAGACGCATCTGCCACTCCAATTATGAAATTATCCGGGAAACCCTGCAAACGAGCCCATTCTCGTGGAGTCATCCTGCGCAAACCATCACGATTTATCTCTCCTTTAATGTTGGTAACAGGTGTAAAATCTTCAAGACGATTATCGATTACAAGATTGCGTTCTCGTCCCATACCACCTACAACAATAGCATTTGCGACACCATCATCCGGTATTATTTCATATCCAAAACCATTACCTTTTGCAGCGTGTCTTTCTTTATGAGCTACAAGCGTCTTCACATATTGAGTAGATAAATAATATTTTGCAGAAACTGTATTTTCCTCCTTTATATCAGCAAAAGTTTTAGTTTTATCTGTTGGCTCTGGATATGTAAAGTCGGATACATTTTGGTCTTTTCTGAATCCAACAATATACACTCTTTCACGATGTTGTGGCACTCCGAAATTCATCGCATTGACAATTTGCGGCTCTGGGACATAATAACCCAAGTCTTCTCTTAATACTTTTAAAATGGTTTGAATTGTTTTCCCTTTATCATGGATGAGCAAACCCTTGACATTCTCCAAAAAGAATGCTTTAGGACGTTTGCGACGTATGATTTCTGCCACATCAAAAAACAATGTTCCTCTGGTTTCCTCAAATCCAAGACGCTTTCCGGCTAATGAAAACGCCTGACAGGGAAATCCAGCACAAAGAATATCAAAATCATCGGGTATAAATGACCTTGTGGATTCTTTGGTAATATCCCCAAACGGAACTTCACCATAATTCAACAGATAGGTTTTTTGCGCCTGTGCATCCCATTCGGAAGAAAACACACACTTGCCACCAAGATTTTGCATTGCCATTCTAAATCCACCGATACCTGCAAATAAATCAATAAATGTAAATTGGGGCTTTTCTATCGGTAAGAACGGGACGGCAAACAAATCAGAGAACAATGAATATTGTACACAAACATCTGACACGCATTGTGCATCAGAATTCTTTTGATGAATGTTGTATATATCCTCTATCAGACCGTCTGCTTTTACCTCGTATGGTTTGGCGTATTTGTTGCCTTGATTGTGCAAGTAGTGAGACACAATCGCCATTTGTTCTTCAAATGAAATTATACTCCCATCCTCATTTAGTGAGTGAGGTCCGTACATTTGCATCGAAACTTTTCCTCCGCCACACATTTTTGTTATGGCTATTTTATCGTTAACTGTTGATTTCCTATTCATATAATTTAAAATCGCATTTAAACATACATCAGGACTCCCTGTTATCTCTGTCTCCCAAAATCGAAAGACTTTCCAACCTTGTTTGTGCAACTCTTCATTGACTTCTTTATCGCGTTCTATATTTCGTTCGATTTTAGAGTGCCAAAACTCACAATTGCTTTTATGGTCATTCTTTCTAATATTCCAATTTCTACCATGCCAAAACTCACCGTCACAAAATATCGCAATTTTAGACCCTCTAATGACAAAATCAGGTTTACCAAATACCGACTTATCATTTTTGCGATACCTTATTCCAGCGTTCCACAGGAATTTCCCAAACACCAATTCAAGTTTGGTTCCTTTACCTTTATTTGCAGCCATATTTTTATGGCGTTGTTCCTTTGTCAAATGATCCATTGGCAATTTTTGGTTTGGAAATGATATACAGCATATCCAAGGCACAAAGGTACTCATTTTAATTTGATTGAAAATGATTGTTGCCCAATATTTTGTTAACACATACACAATTAAACATTTAGATGCAAGAAACTCTCTGCTTCTTAATCAAAAGCAAAACGGACAGCATAACCATCCGCCTTTCTAATTAGTATTTTATACCACGATTTTGCCTCGGATTTGGTATTCCGATGGCTTCTCTAAACTCGTTCATCTTCTTTCTGAACCAACTAACGTGTGAAACCCCGTCAATCTTGAAATCGAACTTCCCGTTTTCGTCCTCCTTGATGGAGCAGACGGCTTGTTTTGTTTCAAAATCTCGGTTGAACTCGGAAGAATGGAGTTTGCCTTTTATCGGAACATCCTTGAATGTGCATAGTATTCGGATTATTTCATCTTTGAAACCCAAACGTTCACGCAGGAAGTTTATCATCGGCATCAGTTTCTCCACATACGGGAAGTAGCGTTTGACAAAATCGGTGAACTCAGACATCTTGCGGTGTCGCTTTTCGTAGGCATCCGTTATTTCCTCTATGCGCTTTGTGTGTTGCTGCTCCCTTTGTCGGGCTTCTTCTTCAAGTTCCGATACACGCTCGTATAAATGCCTATTCTCCCTCTCCAATGTCTTGACCTTGTTACTGCCGAAAAGAGAACCTACGCTCTCAGCAATATTGGTTGCTGCTGTCGTAGCTGCGCCTTTCAGTTTCTCGGTCTGTACCTCTTTCTTGGCTTGGCGGAGTTCTTCTTTTGCCGCTTCTTTCCTCTCCTGCAAATCCACCACTTCCGCTTTGAGGTCGTCGGAGAGTTTCTGTATATCCCGATAATACTGCTGCGTGGACTTGTGGCGAGCCTTCGAGCCGTCTATGCCCCTTTGCAACCCGTATTTCGCCATAGCTTCGGCATAGGTATCTTGGTAGGACTTCAATTTCAGCCGTGTCATAATATCGTCTGCGCACAGCCTTACGGTATCTGTCGGCTTCTTGCGGTATCGCTTTTTCGTCTGTTCCTCCCTTTTCCTGCGCTTTCGCTCTCCCTTGACGATGGGAACGAGCGTAACGTGTATATGCGGTGTTTCCTCGTCCCTGTGCAGGTGAGCCGCCACGATGTTCTCCTTTCCGAACGTGTCGGCGAAGTATTTCAGATTGTCGGCGCACCACTCGTCCAAACGCCCCTCTTCCTCTATCCGCTTCATGTCCTCGTGCGTTCCCGACACGTTGATGCGGATTGCCCGTACTTGGTTGCTTCCGATTTTGCGTGTCGGCCCCGCTTCTTCCAGTCTTCTCTGAACAGCCGCCGAACGGTCTTTCACTCCGTCGGGGTATTCGATGAGCCTGCGGTTTAGGTGCGTGCGTGTGGGGTCGGCGTTCTTCGGTCAGTAAGTTACCTAAATAATCATATTTTATCAACACAAAGTCTTGATTTTCAATAAAATCATATTTAGATATACGATCTTTTATCCATGACGTAAAATCCCTCCTTACTTGAAGAAACGCATGAAGGAATCTTGCGTCTACAACCTTGTGGTTGTTATTATCTACTACCGGTATTAATATGTTTAAATCCATTTCGTTGGATTCGGACGTCAAAATTCCACTACTATTCTTCGTGGAATCATGAAAAAGATCTACATTTGCATTCATGAATAGAATGTTTATTCCCATCCGTCCGGGATGGATAGATGGGAATACAAAAATAGCCAATATGATTGTTTTAAGCAATCTACTGGCTATTTTTTTCATCACGCTATATCAGTTATCTTCCCCTGTCAAAGTACCAATTAGCGTCCTCACCGGACTCGTCCTTATCCCTACCTCCTAAGAAGAATCCCATCGTCATGCCGTTGGTCATCAGCCAGTAGTCGGATGTCTGCTTAATATCCCTAGCCGTCTTGATATTATACCATTGCTTACCAAATGAGAACTTCATGAGCTGCCTCCATAGCTTGCTCTCGCCCTTATACACGCCGGTCTGGACGGTAGCGAAAGGATCCCAGTTTCGAGGATCGGTGAGATCACCTAACTTCCGGGCCGTAACCAGCGGGTCTTGTAACATATCTATAGCGTTAAGCTCCATGAACGGGGATGTCTGGGAAGCGATCTCATTGATCGTCCTGAATCCTATATAGGTAATGAACTGCCCGAACCAACTATCCTCATTATCCTCCCTGTATCCCATCAACGCCCGTCCTATGGCTATCATGGTAGCGAATACCGCCATATTAACAAGCGATCGCTTGATGTTGGTCTGCTCATAAGGATTAAGACTATGATATTCTTTCAGCACGTCATGTATTTCCCTCATCCTGCCTTCTGACATCATATTATAAATATCCCCGGCGAATCTCCATAACGTTCTCATGTATCCTTCCTCGAACTGGTTGGTCTGGAAATTGAAACCGGCTTTTTTGTATGCCCGTTGAACGGCCAATATAAACCATCCACGATGAGGCAGCACCATATTAAGGATAGCGTTCCGGCTAGCCCCCACCCGGTTCTGCTCGTTCAAGGCGCCGTCGCAGATCTGCACCATACTTCTGACCCTACTAGATAATGTAGGTATGTATCGGTCTATAATATCCTTGTTAGCCTCGTTCTTAGCCACGATCTTTCCATCCTTGACGTCTACCATGTTCCACATAGAATAATCCCTTAAACGCTCCCAATCGCGTTTAGCCTCGTTAGCGGACATATTCCTGTCCTTCATCATCATCTCCTTGAAATTGGAGTATGACCAGAACTGACCCTCGTATAGGCGGGTATCATCCATGACCGAGATAATAACCTGCGGATCCAACGGGGAGTTAAGAACCTCCATCATCTTAAACGGCAGGTCCCGGAATAAGGTTCTCCAGATCTTGTTGTACGCCGCCGATCGTACACGGTTGCGGACATTAAACACACCTAGGGCCTCTCCAACGACATATAGCTTGTTGGTACGGTTTATGTCCCCGATCTCAGACACGTACGTACTCAACTGCTTCTGGGCTTCCCCATAGGCGTATTTCATGGAATCCTTGCTTATATACTGCCCCACCATACCCTCCAAAAGGAAGTTGGCCTGCCCGGTAAGGGCGCCGGTAGCCGCCACGAACGGGGAGAAGCCTAAGTTGGATTTGGATACGAACTTAGTAAACATAAGAGCTAGCTTATTAAGGTCCACCTTATAGCTTCCTACGTTCCATTCTATACGTTTGTTATTTATCCTGACATCATAGATACTGGCGTTAACCCAATCTTGAAACATCCTATAGGCATGCGTTGCCTCTGGGTTCTTACCGCCGTCGTATTGCGTCTCCAGCATCATGTTCCTGTATCCCATGACATCATCCAAAGCCGCTCTCTTATGCTTGTAAGCGGCTGCTTGTAAGGATAACATGGAATAGGAGTACGCGAAATCATGAGATACGTCATCGGCATTCTCTAGCTTACTCAGATAGTACTTGGGGATCATGCGATATTTGTTATCGTTCTCATCAAGCTCTCCTAGGTCTTGCCCTTGACCGTGTATAGGGTCATCCACCCTCTCGCCAACAATATCACGTACGGCGTTGCCGATGGCCGCCTTCGGGTCAACCCCGGCCTGCACCATCCTCTCCACGCCGCCCTTGGATATTTGTGGTATCTGGTAGATGTTCCTGAACCGCTCGTCATAATCCTCCATAGCCTTACGGCTTATGTTAAGCAGCTCCTTCCTCATCTCCCACTTATCCTTATTGATCGTAGCTTCCTCCCCTTCGTTGGTAATACCGTATTTCTTGAAAAAAGCCTCGTTCTTGTACTTATCGAACCTAGGCGTATGATACCCATAACCCAGATCGGGATTATAATTAGGATTACGGAAAGAACTCTCGGCATCGGCCTCTTCTAGCCACTGGTTATTGATCGATAAGTCAATCATATTAATATCGAACCCGAAACGGGATACGCTCTCTTCCTTTGATATACCATTTTCCATGGCATCAAAGAACTCGGATACCTTATACGTACCGTTATTTATCTTCCTAACGAAATCAGAATATCCCTTGGGAGAGTATTTTCTCATATAAGGATATAGCCGAGTTCTGGCGTACTCGATAAGTATACTATTAGCCTTACCCATAGCTATATCATTAGCCAGCTTATCACTGAAATCAGGACCGTATTTCTTTCTTAAGAACAATGTCTCTATGAACGTCCATGACGGGTTCTTCCGGGACAGCTTGGCGGCCATCCTATCCACCTGACTCCGGGAGCGGGCGGACATATGCTCCTTGGCGAACTTAATCTCATCCATACCCTTGTCGTATGTCACGGCATCCCTTAACGCATTACGGTAGGAATCTGTAACGCCACTCTCCACCGTATCGGGCATATTCATCTCAATATCCTCAGCGGAAGCGGCGGCGTTAATAACACTCTTGGCCTCGGCCAGACGGTCGTATAGCTCGTTTATCTTCCTTAATGACGATGACCCACGAAGACGATCGAAATCATACTCGCCATATCTGGTACTGTCCCGGTACTGAATAAGCAAAGGTCTTAACTGATCGTTGATCTCATTTATTGTTGCCATCGCCTCCTCTACCTTCTCTATCCTTGATGATGATACAGATTGCTCCGTGATCTTATCAACCAGATTCTCGTAATAATCACCCTCCTCGGATCCCCACATATCCTTAGAGAAACCAAGATGACCGCCAGCCAGCAGGAACTCGAACGCCGCCTTACCGCCCTCTGACCGCTCTATCCCGCGAAGTATCTCCTTGAATTCCGCGGAAGCCTTACGACCCTCGTTGGTATTCCCGAACTCCTCGGCCCATGCCTCGTCCCATGCCTTGATCTCCTCGGACATCATCAGAGCCTCTGATCCCTCTTCCTTTGGTGTCCCATCGGAATACCACTCGCTCTTAGCTATAGCCCTGTCACGTAAAATATCCAGATAAGATCTCCAAGCTATAGGATCGGATTGAAACGCCTTCCAATCGACCTTCCCGTTCCTCACGAACTTATCCATAGCCACATACCTGCTCCTGCGGATACGGGTCATGAAATCGGACGTGGCTTGCGATACCCTACGACCCAGTCTTTCCTCGACCTTCTTATTGACTTTCTCGATCTTATCGTAATAAGCCTGCACCATAGGCTTCTCACGATTCTCATCCAACCACCTATTTATCGCATCGAGATATCGTTGCTGATCCTCGAATGTCATGGCCGAGATATCAAAATTCTGGATACTTGGCTTGAATATATGATTGACCTCCTTTGTAATAGGTTTATCACCATCATACCCTACGATATCATCACGAGTCTTGACCTTAAGCCCCTTATCAGATAAAAACATGTCGATAAGCTGCTTCTCGGTCTTACCAGTAACCTTTTTAAGATCATATATATCAATAATAGCTTTCGCCTGCTCTGTCCGATACAGTAAATCGTATTTGGCGAAATCACGGGACGAATCAAGGTAATCAGAGTTCTTACCGTTTATCTTCTGTATAAGATCCTCATTATCCTTTATCCCCCATCCACGCTCTTTCATCATCTTCGTCATCTTATTGATATTAGCCACGCCCTCAACATGAGCGTCGTTATAAGCCTTGGCAAGACGTTGCCCTAACATGCCTAAGATAGCGTTCCCGCTATGTTCTAACGTCCCGAAAAACCGGGACATGACATTGATATCCTTATGGATGTTATTTATCAACTTCTTTATCCCATTCCAATATCTTTCCGGGATATTAAACATCCGAAGCTGTCCATCCAGCCAGTCCTCATTACGATCACTTCGAAGGGCGTTTATATCGGACATGGATGTCTCAGCCATACGTAATATATCATCCATATCCTCTACCATACCAACCTTGTTGTTGCCATAATAATCCGCCGCCTGATTATTGACGAATCCACGAAGATTCCTGATTAACGGTACTATCTCCCCATATACGTTATCGATAACCTGTATCGTCTCATAATCCAATCCCTTGTCGCTCTTACGCAAGCTACTGGCAACAGTGACCAAATACTCCACCTCAGCCTTGGCGGTCGCTATGACACTCTTGGTGGATAACAGGTTGTTGTTTTTATTAAGCTCACCCCCGACTTGTCTCACCTTCTCGCCTATATCACGAAGAAGGGAGATACTCTCACCGATCCTCTGGCTTTGGCTTGATCTCATCCTCTGCAATCTGGTGTATAGCCTTTCCAATGACCTACCGTTCTTGATCAACTTATTAGCCACGTCAACGTCCGATAACGAGTACATGAGATGATCGCTATCCTTTAGCAGAAGCACGTCAAAGGCGCTTGGATCATCAGCTAACGCCGACTCCTTTATCCTGTCAAGTACCTTATTTAAATCCGATCTTTGGCTGGAGAAGAAATTACGTATAGCTCGTACCATCCTGCCAAACAATGAGAGCTGGGCGTCCTCGGACGAGGTCAGATCCTCTACCGCCTGCTCCATGCCCGGAACGAACCGCTGGGCCAACGTCTTACCTAGGATCTCCCGCTTCACCATCCGATCCAGCTCCTCTCCTTGGTATTCCTCCCCATACACCTCATAGTAACGACCAGCGAACTGATTCCATAACGACGTGCCGACAATAGAATCCAGCACCTCGTCAATCTCCTGTTGGTTACGATAAGTATCGACCAAGAAATGAGCCACCTCCTCATTGAGATCCTCTACCGTAGCCCCCTCAGCCAAGGCGATAACCCCATTGGCCATGTCAGATAAGGCCCTAGCCGAAGGATCCACGCCATTACGCATCTTATACTTATCCATATACTCAGACATACCCATCACACGGATACCTAACGTGGATAAGATATTGGTGATATCAGTCCTATTCTGGAGATCCTCCGCCTTCTCGTTCTCGATAACCCCACGGACATTGCTTCCGTACAAAGCGTTATCCTCCATCATCAACGACAAGGCTAGTTCCATGAATCCATCATACTTGTTATTAAGCTCCTCAAACTTGCCTTGCCTTAACATGCCTTTAATCTCAGACCTGCTTACCGTGACCTTCTCCCCGGACGTAGTGATAAGATCAAGATCATTACTTACCTCCGTATCAAAACCTATAGAACCCAATACGTTCATTTCGGAGGACTGACTTCCAAATCTATTTCTAAGACTAGAGAAGGCATCCATAGCGTTATAGATCTTAAGACCATCAGAATTGCCGGCTCCAGTAAGATAATATCTATCCCCTAGCCTTATACGTTCCCCACTCAACATACCTTTCTTGATAAGGTAATTAACAAACCCTCCACGAGTGCTTACATCTGAGTTTGAGCTAATACCAAGAACCGGGATGAATGACCCACTGTTATTAAGGGTTATGGAGGAAGAGCCAAAGGAGATATCAGCCGTACCGGACGGGACGTCGCTCTCCTCGACACTGCCGGCCAAGAACCCGGCCTCGACCCGCCCACCGGACGATCCTTTTATGGCGTTGGCGTAAGATTCGTGTATCTTGCCGTCATCCGATCTAAAGAACAGGCGAGGCTCACCGGAATCATATACCAATCTTGAAGATGGAGGAGTATAATTCTCAATATTATTTAACGGCAAGACATTGCCAGAAAATATGATCTCCCCGTCTATACTTCCGCCTTTCACCCTAATATTAGGTCGTTGCCCGGTAAAAGCGCTTTCCACGGCCTTCCATAACATACGGGCTGTCTCCTTAATGTCTATATTCTCCCTGATAGCCCTTATATCATCCCATGACGCCTCTTTCAGTATCGTGTCGCCAATATTATCCTCATTTATGGAATCCAAATCCACCTCCTGTACCGTGGATGTATCTACCACCGCCATATCACTGACCTCACCTACCTCTCCGGAAGTAAGATAAGCCACTACATTGTCGCTATTCCCAAGGCTTCTGGCCAACGCCGGGGCGTCCATATCACTTATGGCAGACAAGACCTTGGCTGACATAAGTTGTCCCCACTCGCTGGCGTTAAGTCTGGCGCTTATGGATCTGGCCGCCTCCTTATTCCTTGGCACGGATTTCGTCCAGTTCCCGAACTTAGACCTGAACTTATCGTTATAAATAGTCATATAAGCCTCAGCGGCCTTATTAAGGTCACTTACGGCGGCTATACCCGCTATCTTATCGAACAAGGTAGATACCTCTCCGGAAGGGGTCAAGACACGGGTTATCTTACCCTTACTATTTCTTTTAATTACGCAACTCGACATAACTTCATGTTTTTGACAAAGATAAACAAAAAGCCCCCACAAATAAGCGGAGGCTGATATTCTTGTGTTCCTTATATAATTTATGGCTTAATCCGTATTCTTACTATTGATGAACTCACTAACGCAATCACCAGCAAAGCCGGCTATATATGCTGCGTGTTCATCCTCTCCAACCTTAAAACCAAGAGACATATTGCAAAACTGACATACGCTCATTGCTATATGGAATGACTCGTGACATATATTTCTCATTATTAAATCATCGTCGCTCGAAAAATTCCAAAGTATGGCGAATTTATCGTCATCATCCCTATCCCTTACCAAATTCGCGAAAGACGCCTCCTTATCCATATCATCCTCATCTCCCCATTTCCCCTCGTGTTCAGGCTCCATATTTTCGAAACGATCACACAATGTCTTATAATCCAACCCAACCGTGATAATCAACTTTAACGGATATATCACGAAATCAAACTCCATCTCTCTCATAAACCCCTTAATTTTTCTACAACCTCAAAACACATCTTGCACTCAACCCTACGATACAACTGCCTTACGCCATCTATCGTAGTCCAATAACGATCACCATCACGACGCAGGAACTCGCTCATAACCTTACTGTCAGCTACATCATGTAAATCATATGAACTGAAACATAACTTACATATATCGTCAAGATCAAAATAGGTAACCTTATTATACGATATACAACTGATTTGTCTCCCATCAGGAACCTGAACATCGAAAACATTTATCTTCTCCATATTAAAAAACAGAGGGATGCCGATCCCATCACAGACCGGTATCCCTTATAATAAATTAGCGACGAAAAGCATGGTGATGGACATGCGCCACAAATGTAATTACAAATTTTGTAAAAACAAAACCAAAAATCAAAATCCTACTGGTAATGATATAAATTCAGCGGGATCTTCTATAACTTGAATAGGCCCTCTATATTGGATGCGAGAGCCTACACTGGCAACAGAATTGCCAGAATCATTACTAGCACTGAAACAAGCGGCACCTCCATTAGCATTGGCAGAATAATGAGAGCGCCTAGCAACACGCCAACCAGAATTAGCCACAACGCCCGAGTCACAGTAATGTGTGGTAGAGGAAGCACTTACTTCTATAGGAATCATATCCCCATGTTCGCCCCAGTATACTTTACTTATATATCCATTTCTAGCCGATCCACCTATATCTACTGTACGATAACTAGCGGTAGGTTCTGCATCTGGTTCAAATCCATCATAAATATAGTAAATAGAACCATTAGAATGTATTCCACTCATCCATTCATACTTACCTCCGTAGAAATCTTCTATACCTAAGAAACTAATTTGAGTAGAAGTTTTGTCATCATTATTACCTAATGAGGACGTAGTACCAATAGTTCTGGAATATGATCCATCTCCATATCCGAATTGACTCATTTCTTGAGGATTCCTGTTAGCATATTTAGCATAGAATAAATGAGCTATTTTGCAGTGAGTTTCATAATCAATAATGTCGAATCCACTTCCTAATGCTGTAGCATAATTATGAAACACCACAGAAGTTAAACGTCCAGTAGATTGTCCTCCCTTTTTAGACCATAATTTATTGCTAACATTTACAGCTTCAGTTACTCCTACAAGACATCTCCTAAATAATCCAGAATTTCCCCATTCAGTAATATTATCATCTAAGTCGTTATGGGTTAACGTAATTTCATGAACAAGGTTTGGGATATTATTAATGTCACTCAAATCATACTCTCCTCCCTTATGACTATATCTATAACTAGGGATATCGGTCATCCACTGTCCCATGCTTCCATCGAGCGAGGCTGCGGTAACGCCGTCATGGAACAGCTCCGAGCTATTCCCGTCAAGATAGCAAATGGCGACCCCGGTATCCGTTTTCTTCACCAGACACCTCCTGCCTTTGATCCATGAGGTGTCACCGCTGGAATTTATCAACGGATCAGAATTATTGTCATCTATAATAAAATTGACCTTATTAGATATAACATCAAAACACTCGCGTGGAGCGTCACTCTTCAGTACCCCATACACCCGGTTATCGCTGGTTAACCACCGTTTCCCGTCACTCGTGATATAAGCCTGCCTACATCCCTCCTGATTCACCGTAAGCGTCTTCTTAACGCCTTTGGGGGTTGTTATCTCCAACTCAAGAGTACGGTCAAGACCTTTGTTCATTACCGAGCCAAAGGAAACGGGGGCGTTACCGGTCCCGGACCCCGGGCTGACGGTCAGAGGCTGGTCCGTTACCTCGCCTACCCCGTCCTTCCAATTAATATTCAAATCATTAGCCATAGTTGTATTATTTTTGTTCTATCGCAAAGATAGTAAAACAAATAAACCCCAACCGGCTTTAGTCGATCGGGGTCTGAGTAAGCGAAAAGAAACTGATTATCGTCCCATCATTCTCGATACGGTCCTAGCCGCTGCTTGCGCCCAAGTCCAGCTGTCGTTAGATGTTACGTTAACCGTCTGTTGAGTACCATTTACATCCAAGTTAATAGTCTCCTTGTCAAGCTCGATAGTAGAGTCTCCAGCGGCTTGCGTTACCGTCACGTTGGCTGTCTGGCCACCAGCGGCGGTTACCTTCAATGTAGCTGTCAGTTCCTCGATCGTGACGTTGGCCGGTACGTCCGAGATCGTGATGCTCCAAACGAACTCGCCAGCGGCTCCGGGATCGTCGGCGATAACCGCTCCGTTAGCCGTAGTCTTTCCAGCCGCCGTGTAGTTAGCCGGGAGCTGTAACGTAAGCCCGTTCTCCTCAGCCGGCGTGACCGAAAATGTAAGCTTAGTACTGTTAGACTTACCGGTGATGGTAACATTACCACCTGTCTTTTGTACGGAAGCGTTAGGGCTGTCTGATCTTACCACCTCAGCAGCCGCTGCCTGATTAACTACCAACGCCTTCTTAGCCCCGCCGTTCGTGGTGACCGTAAGGTTGATAGTGCGTTGAAGACGACCGGTGTGTTTCTCACCGGAGAAATTAACCGCCTGATCTCCTGATCCTGATACCGGCTCGACGGTTACGAAACCAAATTTTTGTGAAGCCATAATCTATTTATTTATAAATGTCATTTTATTATGCCAAAAATAACTTGTATCATATCACAAGCCAAATATAGGGGGGGGGTAGATACGACTAGCCCTGTACAACCTCAACATACAACCCTACTAAGTCCTTTAAATTATGACTAAGAGGAGTTCCACTATCCCTTGTGCATTTATACACGTCAGCGTTCTGAATGTAATATTTATCCTTAAATATCTCCATAGGAGGGAAATAAGGGATAGGATCACCTATAGTCCCGGCATGCTCCTTGTCAACAACCTTATATAAGGAGGCCGTACTGAGTCCAGGCTCCCATTCTGACGATAACGTATGAGGCTGGATAACCTCGTAAAGGATATCCGTATCCTCCTTAACTACCCTAAGACAAAATCCGGTATCCACGGATAGCCCGAACTCCGCTCCTTCTTGTCCCCATATAGGAAATAGGACCTTAACATCCAATTTCTCGTTGGATGATAAGGATAAAGATTTGTCATTAACCAACATCCTAGAAAACTCGACAGCTACTTTTTGAGGATCGAGAGCATCCTTCTCCTTCGCCTGTTGCTGGATGTACGCCGTGGTAACACTTACCTTATCAGGATAGCCGGACTGAACATCGACAGCTCTCACCTGTTCTACGGTAGTGGCTATACTGATCTGCTTTTGCTTGTCCCCTAACGCCGTTGTCAGATCGTTATCGTACTTATCCATCATCCCGATCAAGATCTTGCCTTCCGTCATATCGAACTCCAGACCCATAATCGTTATCTTACCGACTATAGCCCCATCAGCCAAAGCGTTACGTCTGTCATATTCAGGAATATAAATATCTTGATCATCCAAGAAAAACTCATGGAGATTTTCAGTCTCATAAGATCTCAGCTCCTCATATTTAGCCGATTTCTCCTCGTTAAGAACCCTTGACTCATCTAATCTAGCCTCAATGATCTCCTTAACCGTGGCTTTAGGATTAGCTTCCTTGGACGAAAGTTGTTCTTGTCCCAGCTCTATCCATGGAATCGGATTGCCATTAATATAATCATCATAACTATTACCCTTAGCGTAATTATCATCAAGAGGTTCGTCTAAAACCAACATATTGGGATATATTTCCCTGTTTATATATGTATATGCCATAATCTATTCTTTAATCTTGTTCTTTAACAGCGATGCTATACTTGCCTGAAGCGTAACACCAGATATTTATCTCGAAAGGCTTGTTAGCCGTAGTGGTTATAGAAGTACCACTCATGCTTACATAAGCTCCAGAGTTTGGTATAGCCTGTGTAAACACTGCCGACGGGACGCATCTGATCATCAGCTCCTCTCCTATCTGCATACCTGACGCCACGGATAGGGTGGTAGCCGCTGATAGCGTGGCCGTGATGCTTCTTTTAGAGATAGGTAAGCTGGCTAATGTCGTGACCGTATTAACCCCTATAAGCCTGTTCATGGTCTTCTTATCGGCGGCCGCCATCAATCCATTAGTGGATTCGTTGGCCACGGCATATGTCGTGTTAGGAGGTGTAGCCCAAGTGCCATCTCCACGCATGAAACTGGATGTACTGCCATCAAGCTGTCTCAACAAGCCGTTAGCTGTAGTAGAGGCCAATCCGTATGTGGTATTAGTAGGTACAACCCATGTCCCGTCACCACGAAGAAAGGACGTCTGCTTACCAGCGGCGGGAGCCGGAACTAATCCCGCAGCACCGGCGGCAGAAGCCGTAGCCGCCTTCATATTGGCGTAGGTAGTATTCGTATCCTTATAATAGGGGATACCACCCACGATAGGACAAGCCGTATATCCAGAGGCGCTTGTCACGGTACTGCCGTTCTTGACCAACCCCGTGGACCCGTTAGCTCCTACAACACCATACGTTGTATTAGTATCCGTCCAAGGCACGTTGACATACATCTTACCACTACTATCCAACTCCACCGGATAATTCTTACCATTCTCAGCATATCCGATCATCACCAATCCTAAGGTTGTGGTATTGGCCTTGGCGTATGTGGTATTTGTCGGAATCACCCACGTACCATCGCCACGAAGGAAGGAGGCTTGCTCGCCAGCGGCCGGAGCGGGTACCAATCCCGCCGATCCTGCGGCTGAGGACGTTGCTCCTCCCATGTTACTATATGTGGTGTTAGGAGGAGTTTGCCATGTCCCATCACCACGAAGATACTTGGCTTGCGCTCCGGCGGCAGGTGCGGGGACCAAACCTGCCTTTCCCGCCGCTGAGGCAGAAGCGGCTCCCATATTGGTGTATGTCGTGTTGGTATCCGTCCACGGAACATTCACATACATCTTACCATTTCCGTCAAGAGCTACCGGGTAATTCTTTCCGTTAGCTGAATACCCGATCTTAACAAGACCCAGATTATCGCTCGTGGCCTGTGAGTATGTAGTGTTATTGTCAGTCCAAGGGACATTTACATACATCTTCCCATTACCGTCTAACGCCACGGCGTAATTCTTACCACTAGTAGCGTAACCGATCTTGACCAAGCCTAATGTATCGGTAGTAGCTTGATTGTACGTAGTATTGTTATCCGTCCATGGAACATTAACGTAAGCGTTACCAGACGAATCTAATTGCACCTTATAATTCTTACCGGAAGTCGTATATCCTACCTTAATACCACCAAGAACGGTCGTGGAGGACATCGGAGGGGTGAAGGTGCTAGGTTTGCCCGTAACCCCAGACCACGGGACAGAAGAAGCCGAGCTAGCCGTGTACGGCTCATACCCATTCTCGCTGCTCAACTTAGACTCGTCTTTTATCAAATACATCTTGCCCGTAGACGTGACCTTTACCGTATCACCGCTTTGAGCCGTAGCTGTAGTGAGGGCGAATCTAGCCGTATCATCAGTCACCACGATCAATCTCTCTAAAGCCGCCTTAGGCAACCTATCTATATTGATAGTGCCAGAGGTGAGCTTAGACGCGTCAAATCCAGCTAACGTCGTAGTGATAGTAACATTGCTCCCAAAGTCCGACGATACGCTACCGGTAACAGCCCCGGACAGCGCTATGGTCCTAGCCGCCTGTAATTTCGTGGCGGTAGGGGCATTATCTGTCTTAAGAGCATATTTGGTAAGATCAATATCATTAGCCTTATCCAAAAGCTGCTCTATCTGCTCGCCATTGTATTTACCTTGAAAATCTGCCATATTACAATTATTTTTTTTTCAAATATAGATATATGTATCAACCCAAAGAAATCGAAGGGGGGGGGTAGATGCGGGCAGGTGTTAGAAGCTGCCGTCCCCATGCAGGAATCCGCTACGGAATATAATAGCCTTGTCTTTAAGTTTCTGGACAGACTCCCATTCCCATTCACCCTCACAAGGCTTAACGACATACTTATTCCCCCATGTCTTGAACTTCCTTTCGATAACAAACATCTCCGAATCATTAAGGACATGGAAGATACTTCCTACTGGGAAATACTTATCCATCCTTAATATAACACGATGATGTTTCTCGTCATATTCAGGATCGCCCACGATACGTGCTTTATAAAACTGAAAATCGTTTAACGTCCGATCCACAGGTTCTATCCAGTAATATCCTTTAGCCATTGATATTCTCTATTTAATCGTTATATTCGCGGAAGAACAGTAACTCATAAGGTTTTTAGGTAATTTTCAACCAAGGGGAAAGGGTGTCCGTGAGGATATCCTTTTCTCATTCCCGCCCGCCCGCCCTCTGAACAAAAGATCTACCTCGAACAAATGTAATCATAATAAAGTTACGGGCAAAAAGAAACCCCATCGGTATTCTATCGCCGACAGGGTTCTTCCAACGTTGTATCAGTCTTATATCATCTCACTCCATTTGATTGTGTCACCGACGAAGCACCGCACCGCCAGATACCTTACGAACGCCGTCCCTTCCGGGGCGTCAGGGTCTTCCAGATAAGCCAAGACAGCCTTGACTATTTTCTGGTCGCAGTCCAATACCTTAGGAAAGTAGTCGCTATAGAACATAGCGAACAGATATTGGACATCTCCCCAAGTGGCGTTATCCGGTTTCTTGGCCCCGCATTTATCGAACATCTGCTTAGCGTCCTCCATCGTCCATCTTCTCTTGGACCCATCGGCGTTAAGCATCTTATCAGCGGCCTCCCTAGCCAACTCCTTGGAAAAGTGATACCCATGGGTGTCTATATACCGCTTATAATCCGGGTCATCAGCGTCTGCTCCTCAGTAGTAACGACTCCTACGTCCCCTGCGCATATACGGTTCGGTACCTTCGTACTCGTCACGGATGCCACGTTCACCGAACCATCCCCTGCGATACATCTCATCCTCTCGTTCATGGAGTCTCTCGCGTTTCTCAAGCTCACGCTCATCACGTTCCAGCTCCCTCTCGCGCCTTTCGAGATCACGCTCACGACGTTCCAGCTCATCCATCCTACCGTCATGCTCCTTGCCATAATGGTCATATATTCCACCACCATAACCCATGTAAGTCCCATCTGAACGTCTGCTACGTCCACGGCCGCCTCTGCGATCATAGATCTCATCATCATATTCCTCTTGGCCATTGCCTAAATCTATAACTCTCATATTAACCTAATTTTTTAATTAACAACTCTTTTAACTCATCGAAAGAAGACCCCATCCTATCGACCTTCTCCTCAAGATTCTTAATCTTTCGGTCTTGATCCTTAGTCTGCTTAAAAGTGGGATTGATATCTTCCAAGATACTGTCGCATGCCTCTATGATCTCCTTATTCTTATCCACGCTATTCACGATATCCGTACTGGTTCGTTTCATGGCGTTCAGGTGGTTCATTATCGGATCCACGGAGCAGGCTAGCGTAATGCCGTTGGCCATAGCCACGTTCTGATTCTCTGGAACTACGTATGTCATAGACTTCCCGTCCACCTCTATAGTAAGGTCCATAACCCGATCTTGCAGCTGCTGGTACTGACCTAGCTGGGATTGGGCGAACCTAGGTTCCGAGACGTTAACCACCGTACCCATAAAGAATTTAGGAACCCCTGAGGTGTCCAACGTATAAACCTGATATCCTTTCTTTAAATCCTTAAACATAATAACGATCTTTTTTAAATGGGAGGGAGGTTACCCTCCCTGTTCTTTCTTAGTAAATTCATGCGCTAGGGGGCGGTAGCCGCCGTAGCCGTATGACCTAACATCCTAAATACCCCAGCGCATTTGTTATAATACACAAGATGCTCGGTGTAGGCCCCTACTATAGGATCACCAGAAGCCACGGGAGTCGTAACATCCTGCCCTGTCATATGTGCCCCAACCTTATCCACTATAGGTGTCTTGTTGACGATAACTCCAGCGTTGGATACCGTAACAGGAGTGGTAGTGGATAAGCCAGACGGAAGAACGATCGTGGCGGGATAACTAGCCTCTGTCTCCGTCACCGGATGACGGACCTTCCATAACAATATCCCCTCTGGAGGTAGTGAGTTCCACTGACACGGATTGATGCCAAAATCAACCGTAGGTTCGGCCGCAGAAGCGTCAGATACCTTTCCAGTAGTGGCTACTACCGGGATGCCTCCCCTGTCAAGACGGGAGGAGGCGAATGAACCGATCATATATCCTCTGAAATCAGCCATATTGTCCCCCTTCCTTATAATACGGCATTAGTAGTGCCGCAAGCGCATCCACATTCGTTAGCTACCCTTACGGTAGGAGTATAGCAGCAACCCGGATTCTGTACGACGTAAGCCGGAATCGGAGCCTTTGGAGCTAACTGACTAACGATGTTCTGTGTCTGTTGTTGGGTGATAGCGGAAGTAGCCAAAGCCTGTTTCTCCTCACGAAGCTGTTGGATAGTATTCTGCATCTCACGCATCTCAAGTTGACAGAACTTGTCATTGATGATTTGAGTTTGAAGATCTATCTTAGCAGCCAACGCCTGAGTCTGGGCTTGATTGGATTGAATAACGTTATTGAAGCCGTTAGTCAAATTGTTCTGCAATACGTTCGTCTGACCGGTGATAGCCAATTGGTTCTCATATCCTTGACGTGTAATAGAGTTCTGGATATTGCAACCTATCGTATCCAACGAATGTTGAACGTTATTGAATCCGCTAGCCATAGCGCTTTGTAAGTTGCAGCAACATGCGCTAATCTGGTTACCGATCTCACATCCTTGTTGCTGTACGGCGTTGATAACGGCTTGAGATGTCATACCTACCTGACCGGCCACCTTATCAATAGCTCCCTGAACGTTGCAAATAGCGTTTTGTAATTGAGAGGTAGAACAGTTAAGAGCGTTAGAGATCTGATCGATAGCGCTTCTGTTACCTTGGATAGCCTGCATCAGTAACTCACGACCATAGTCATTATTCAATTGAGCTGGAAGACCGTTAGCGCAACAATCATTTCCATTACCACCAAAACCATTCCCGAAGCCACGTCCGCCCCACAACCAGAACAGGACGATGATCCACAACCACCAGCCATTGGCTCCTCCGAACTGGTCTTGGTTGTTACGGCCGTTCATCAACGCCGCGACTAGATTCGGATCCATCTTATTTCCACCCAAAAGGCTGGTAAACATACCCGGAATCATAGATAATAAACCGTTAGCGGCGCTACCGCTCCCGGAACCCATGCCGTCTAACAGCACGATTTTGTCTCCACTTGTACCCATGTCTATTTATTTTTGAATTAATAATAACCCCACCTGATGGCGGGCGTTACAAAGTTCAAAAATTAACAGCCCTAAAATCGTGATATGTGTCATCATCAAAGTACGTCATGTCTTGTAAATGGGATTAATAAGAACCGATACAAGACAAAAAAATCCGGAGCGTATCACCACGACCCGGATTCATCGCAAATCTATAAAATCCAATGTTTCAATGCTCGAAAGAAAACGTCTCACGACGTCAAAGAGAGATTAACTACACGAAAAATCTCGCATCAACTTATTTGTATTAGCAGTGTATTCATTAACTATCTTACCGGATGAGGGATTATCCTCTATCCTTGACAGGCGGTTATCGTCACTCCTTACCGTAACGTCACCCATCCTTCGTACCATGTTTTCTTGATATGATGATGGATCAGAGTATATAAGATCATCAACGAACCTGTATATCGCACCATCAACCGTCTCACCTACCTTCTCATATAAGCCGGATTGGAATGACACGAAATCATCATACCTCTCACGAGCCAAGAACGAACCGTCCGGCCTCGCCTCGACACCGCCGTTGACCTCCCGGAGCAGGCCCGGATTCCTTTGGTACAGATACCTGTAAAACCCGGCATCCATCATCCTGTCCTGACTATCCAGATAGAAAAGGTTTCTCATGCTACTGTCACCGGACTCGATAGCCACGTCAAACAGAAGATCCCTTACCTGACCTTCCGGCAACGACATCTCCATGCTTTTTAACGTACCTCTGTCATGGTGGTTCAAAGATACGTTATAAAATCCATTAAAATCAAGGAAACGTAAGACATTATTATATAAATCCGATTTTTTTAACCTTTCCTTGATCTGGATCTTCCTCAACGAGGTACAGGATTTGATAAAATCCCGATCCTTTCCCTGCCTAGCCTCGTATCTCCTGAACTCTCGATCAATATCGACATCATCCATCTCAGGAGTCACGGGATGTTGGTATATTAATCTGGTAAGGATCATGTTCTCGGTATTCGAGGATGAGATGTTGGACATAACTAGCTTCTTTATGTTATCCTTGACCACACCAATATCAGAACGGGAAGCCCCGGCAGGAACCACGCCAGCCGGCAAGTACGAGGGCCGCTCTATCCCGATATCGGCCAACATCTCATAGGCCTGATCGGTGTCGGTTATCGGAGCCGTGTTGTGGTACGTATTCCTACCCATATACAACATGCTCCTATCATACATATCGGAAGGGGATGTATTCCCGGACCTTACATACACCATCCTATCACCGGTAGAATAAGTATCCTGAACCTCGTATATCGGATTCCCTTTTCCTGTTATCCTATCAAGATCGGAGATAAAGCTATCGTATACCGAATTGCCGGCCTGTATGGAAGATAACATGACATCCAGCGACGCCATAAGATCACGGATATCCTCCGGTCTGGATATAACCATCTCATCACTGATCGCCTCGCTTATATCCACGCCCATGTCGGCAAGATCCATAGCTATGTCATACAGACGTCCGGAAACGTCCTTGATGTCCTTAAAATCATCCATGTCGATTATCTCCCCAACCTTATCCCTTAGACCCTTCATATCCTTAGGCATACTGATATACGGTGTGGTACTATTGAAGTACGAGTCGGTAATCGTATTTCCGTCCTGACTCCGAACCTCCATACGGGTCATATTACGATACGTGTCATACATCCGATCTGCGTAATCCTGATCCTCCTGATACCGGAGTTCCAAGGAAGGGTATGGGATGGAGGCGAAAGCCTGATCGAACTCCCGGCGGTCGCTGATACCGCCTACCGCCCTCATGATCGTATCCCTTACCTCTATTGGATTCAAGACCCTTCTCTTTCCCAATGAATCATACGCATCCTCATATATCATATAATCATCACCAAGGCCCGACTCGGAGGACAGGAAATACATATCCTTCTCATTAAGATCCCCGTCAGACATAAAATCGACAACCCTCCTCATCATATCCCTTACCCGCTCATACGCCGATCTGTTGGTCATGATATTATCAATCTCATCGGCGTCATACATCCCGGATCGCTCAAGATTGTACCTATTGAGAAATATATCACCACCGGAGAGGAAATTGGATATGATCATATCATTAAGATCGTTGATATTATCGACTCCCAAGGAAGTAAGGGTGTTATTGATATCCTTAACCTCATCGGCCATGAAATTGCCAGCGAAATAGTTCTTCCGCTTGATAAAGGACATGACATCATCATACCTAGGTTCCCCATTACTATCCAGATCATATTCTGATGGCATGGACATCCAGTCGCCAAAGAAGGACACGAAGTCGGGGGAGTAGGCCGTACCCCAGACCGATAAGGCCTGCTTCTGGTCGCCCAGCACCTCCATCGCCCTTTGGTATAATCTGGATGGTTGGTTGTTAGGGGCAAGGACATTATCTATCCCACCCTCCTTATTTTTTATAACATAACAAGATCTTCCCATTGCTAAAACGTTTTGTTACAAAGATAAATAAAATCCCGCCTACTCTCACGAGCGGACGGGAGCCAAATAACAATAATAACAAACCTATGTTTCTACTGAAAAAGTACAAATCGTTTTGCCGATCCTCACGGACAGGCAAAAAAACTCAATCCTAAATAACAAAAAATGGAATTTATCGTTTAGCGAAAATATCATCTATATTATCAAAATATTTGGCATTTGATTTTATAATACTAAAATTATATTTTTTTATAATTTCATTAATTTGTTTTCTATTTAAATGAAACCACTCTCTATCAACATTATAAACACTGTATTTATTATGCAACTCACGTTCTACATCCATATCAACATATGCAATCATATGAAAATAAATATTACTCACCTTCAAATTATTCTCTCTGGTGTATAAATCCTTAGATCTACCAATTTTTATAAGACCGTTGCTAGTATCTACCCCTATATAAGTACGCAATAATTCACTGTTTTTTAAACCGTAACTCTTTTCTCTTTTTAAAAAATAAGTATATCCTATTATAGAATCGTACAAACCTTCAAAATCATACTTCGTTGACCATGGTCTTATCTTAGACATCAACCTAGGTATAGCGTCATTTACTTTTAATTTATTAGATATAGTAAATTTGATATCATCTATATCCTTATTTGTATTTGATATGGTAATATTATAAACAACACCATTGAAGACATGATCTAAACACATTCTATCAATTATATACTCACCATAACCTGCGTCATATAGCTCATCTTGTCGTTTAATAGCTGCCAATATAAAATAATCATACAGCTTCAAAGTATAATCAAGATTAAAATCGCTTCTACCAAATAATGTTATTAGTGACATATAAAGGAAATTACTATAATCGTTATCATTTGATGTTATCCTACAATCATCAACAATAAACAAATCATCCTTTTTTGAACGATCGCAATCTTTCAAAAATCTTTTAACAATAACATCCAGCTCTTTAGAACATGCTGAACAATCAGCATATTTAAATTTCCCTGTATGACAAAAATGACTTAAATCATCATACGATCTCAAGATATAATCTTTATCCATGATATAAAAAACAACAAGGGCCGTTGGCGTCCGTTATTCCGCCAATAGCCCTCATCTATCGCCTACGCCTAGGCGAGTTAATATCTTCTTATGGTCCAATAACGGATGGACACCGCAAATATAAGACCTTATTTTGAAACTACAAACAAATAGGAGATATTTTTACAAAAATTGTAATCTATCATATTCTCTCACCATACAAAACGATTATATCTATCCTCCATCATCATCACCACCTTCTTGATATCAGATAAAGTTAGTTTCTTTATCTCCATATTCCTGCTATCCATTCTGACAAAAGAGTTCTTGAACTCCTGCTCGGTTATAGCCTCCAACCTAAATAGATTGTATTTTATAAGCAACTGGCTTACGTCAAATATCAGGATATTAAGATCAATATCATCCTTCAACTCGTCAAGAAGATCACGCATCATGGCTTTGATAGCATCGGTATCAAGTTCCAGTTTCTCGGCCTCCTTCATCAACTTCTTGATAATACCATTGTGCTCGATTATGATATTAGCGTTATCGTCATCGGTAGGCAGAAGAATATCCATCGTACATTCTATACCAACCTTATCACTAAGCCTTTTATTGAACTCAGTCATATAATCAAAAGCCTGATCCCTGCTTAATGAGTATGTATGGTCAAGCAACTGCCTTTGTCTGTTATTGACAAAATAATGACTGGTATATAACATCATCAAGACCTTCACTCGCTGGATACGTAAGTCTTGCATGATCTTCCGGTGTAAAAAAGAATCTAATTGCATGGTATAAAGAGTCCCCACCGGGGCCATCACACACCCGACAGGGACCAACTTTTAAATATCTTACTCGTCAGGTGATGGACTGACACCGCAAAGATAAGACGAATAAATTTACCTAGCAAGGATTTTCCGCCTCATTTTCTCCGGATACTACGTTGCCATCGGAAACCAAAGACTTGTCCTCGGCAGCCTTCGTAGGCGAAGCGGAACCCGATTGGGAGCCGGACGGGTTGACGAACGGGGTCTCTGTCTCCTCGAAGAACGTCTCATCTCTCCTAATACTCATCCTGAACTTAGGAGCTATGAAAGGATCGTTATTAAGATCTATGTTGATCGTAACGTCATTCATCAAAATATCCTCCTTAGTTCTGGAATCACCTATCCATCCTCTTACGTCAGCGGTCATAGGCATCCTGCTAGCCGCCTCCTTAACAGCTTTAAGCCGGTTCTTGATAACACCCACGTCCCCAGCCAGCGGGATCATATACGTCTTATTATCCAACCCGGATCTGGCTATAGCGTTATTAAGATCCATTATATCATCAATACTTACGCCTCCGCCTAGACCTTCCGTAATCCTATCAGCCATCGATCCGATCATGGATGAAAATGACGATATATCCTGATTTTTCAATCTTACGGGATATAGGTAATTTCTTCCATTTCCTGTCTTTATAGCCACAACCGGGATACGCGAATTTTTATAATTACCATACTTGTCCCTAACGATAGCCGTACAGAACGGGAATATATTATACTTAATATTATCCCTCATCGTAACCTCTCCGTTCTCTATATACCCTACGCTCTCGACCTTACCAACCGTCTCGTTGGTAAAGTCATTCTCGGATACCATCAACGTCCCATTATCATCACTTACGCTAAAATTAGGTCTTCCCGGCAAAACACTGGTGACTGTGCCTACGAACGGTATATCAATCTCGCCAGCGACAGATCCCACATTATCCCTATACAACTCAAAGGCCATACTCCTTAAATCAGCGTTACTCCCTTTTGAGTCTGGATCATTGGCTTTTAGCACCGAGACGAAATTTCCGTCGCTATCCACGATCTTAATAACCATATTATCAACCAGCTCTCGGTAAGCCGACTTAGTCTCATCAGAATTAGGGTCAACGGCGTTAAGACTATTGTATTTATCATACAATTCCTTGGTATATGGATCTGACATATCCATCTTAAACCTTACCATATCACCCTTGCGAAGGCTAGCCGTTGCTTCCTGATTCACCGACTCGTTGTTAGACCCAAACGTATCACCCGTGTAATAAGGAACAATAGACCCATCCTGCCCCTTGCGATACACCATGAACCAGTTGGAGGTCGATAAGGCGGTCTGCCGCCCCAATATGACACCGGTAGCGTTCTCGAAAGCCTGAGCGTCATCCTCGCTAATCATCCATCTTGAGTGGTTATCTGACTCTATAACAGTAAATATGTCGGTTCCGTTGGTGAAATCCATCACCCTTCCATTATCAGTATCAGTGGCATCAGATCTTTTAAGCCCAAGACTGTCCATAAACCTGTCAAGTCTCATTCCGCCAACTTCATAATACATAACCCCACCGATCTCTCTCTTCTGGGCCATCAACACCACCGGATTCTGGGCGGCGTTAACTTCCGTCCTGCCGGTGGATGTCCCGGGTTCGCTCTCTGTGAGGACATCACCCATAGGTATAGACTTATTGTAATCCTTGACAACCATACTTCCATTATTATATAGCCTCATCCATTCCACGAATTGAAGAAGAGGATCATCAGAATAATTATTAATGATATCAATGGTCTCATTAAGTTTATCCTGATCAACTTCATTCCCGTTGTCAATATCATTCATAAGATCATTGTAAGTCTGTATAGCCCCCTTAACCTGATCCTTATCAAGACCATTAATGTTTATATCTATGATATCATCAATAGTATCTCTGATGTTATTTAAGACGTTATCGTTGGTATTTAACCTATCTATCATTGACCTAATCTTATTAAGCCTAGCTATAGGATTATCGCCAAACCCATTTACAAGATCATTGATACGATCCTTATTATTATCATATATCTGCCTCTCCCTAGGAGATAAGATATCCTCATTACCGTTCCATATCTTTATAGCTATATTATTGATTCTATCATCAGAAGGATTTATGATATCCTCATTATCAGGTACATTCTCAACGATACCTCCCTCATCAGCCTTGATGTCATTCTCCATAGATCTGGCGATCATATGATTATAGGTCTTGAACATAAATGCCTCGTCCTCTCCTATAAGACCATCTTGATAAGCCTTATCTATGGCCTGATCATTGGCATAAAGGGAATTAGCATCAGGATCATCGGTATTCCTGAAATCATACTTGCTGTCATCCTCCTCATAAGTCTTCCCCCATACGTTCGATAATATCTTCATGAACCCGCGCTCCTGCGCCCGGATGAATCTTCTGTCACGCATACGACGAAGTGACTCGTTTATATTCTTATAAGCCACAAGATTATGTCGATACTCGCTAAGCAACGCCATAGCCTCCTTATGATTATCAACCCCACGGATAGATACGGCATTCTCAAAACCAACTATAGTCTCATAAGCTGCCATAATATCGGAGGCGCTGATCCTTGATTCATCCCTGTTTAATAACAGCTTAGATATATCTGTCTCTGAGTTAACTAACGTAGCTAATCTCCTCTCCAAAGCAATCCTATCCTCCGTCAATTTAAGAAGTCTATCATTCTCATTGGCTAACTTGACCTTATCAGACTCAAGAGCTTCCTTAGATGTGACACTCTGCTGAATCTTCAAAACATTCTTCTCCATTTTCTGTATATCATCTGTAAGCTTCCTGAGTTTCTCAAGATCCCTACTCGAATCAGGATTAAGACGAGAATATATATCTAAAGCAGGTCCTATATCCGTATTGTATATCCTTCCTAACTGATTAGCGATATCATCCAAGTTATCCTTAGCCTCAAGACCGTTATAAGCCATGTTGGAGATATAGGTGTTAAATGATCTATTGGATATACCATCGGTAAGGGAGTCGGCAAATCTGCTGGCCATAGTAAAATTATCAACCTTCTTATTGAACTCACTGATAAGGTTGGACTTATACTCATTTACCTGCTCATCTGTCATATTCATATCGGAAGCTATATCGCTATTAGGTATAGACTCGATGACTGTCTTGAAATTCTCCTTAGTATCATCTAACATCCCCATTTCCTGATCATAACGAAGACGGTTGAATACGGCATCACTAAAAGTCTTATCTACGATTCTAGAATTAGGTATATCATCTGCGTTATTATCCGTACTTAAGCCTGATAATTGAGCGTTAAGAGCCATACTGCCACGAATAGCACGGATAGCGGCGGTAGTCAAGGCGCCGGCATTAGTGTTGTAGACCTCCACCATCCCCTTGTTCCGGGACATGTCTTGGCTCCATTCCTTTATACCACCAATAGTTTTTCCTCCCATAACCGATCCGATAATCATACCGATGCCGATTTCCTTCCATCCCTGATTAGATCCGTAAGTCTCCTTGAACCCGTTCTTTATAGCCTCCATATAGCCTATATTCTGCCGGATAGCCATAGGATTGTATCTTGATTCTACCCAATCCTCGGCGGATTTACTAGCCACTCCCTGAAGACCTTCCTCATACAGACCCTCAGATACCGGGCGTTTGATGATATTGAACGTATTCCCGGCTATTTTCTGCCATTTCTTAGGCGTTATGGCCCTCAATGTCCCGTTATCCATCCTCTCGGCGCCTACGCCAAATATATTGCGTTTTATGAACTTATCCACACCAAAATCCATGCCGAACATATCACCGAACATAGCTATATTGGATAATGACAATATGCCGACGTTAGCGGCGAATACAACATTAGCGGCATTGGCATTGTCAGCCCTGAACTTCATAAGCTCCTCATATGGGACTTCCCTTCCATAAGCGTTACGGTAAGACTGCCTGAAATTCTCCTCAGCCTCCATCAACATGCTTCTAGCTTCGACAGATGCCTCCCATGAGGTAGATGTACCAAGGAAAGCGAGGGTGTCCAGCCCCTTGCCTATCCTCTGTCCAGTACGGGCGGCCCTAAGGTAAACGCCGAACGCTTTCTTGGTATCCGAAGCCGCTTTGCCTATCCTAGCCAAAGCCACGCCTGCCCTAGCTCCTGTACGAGCTAAGTTCATCAATCCAGCACCGGAATATACAGCTGATGATAACATGGCACCAGCGGTAAAAGCAAGACCGGATAAGAAATCGTTAGACCAGAAATTAGCCGTAGTCATGCTCTGAAGAAAATTCATATCCCGCTCCTCTCGATTGTAATAATGAGCTAGACCATAATCCATCTTCTTATCCTGATCATCCAGCCATCTCGTGAAATCGTTATCAAATACGGCGTTAAAATTACCTCTGGATACACCGGCGTAAATACCATAAAAAGGCTGGATAACGCCGCCTAATCCGTATAAAGCAGTCTTACCCGCCAGCTTACCCAATCCTCTCATCCATTTCTCGGTCCTACCTTGGCTCCTAGATAGACGCGTGTCGTTATCTACGCCGGGAATATAAGACTCGTATTTAGGTATCCAAGTACCGCTACTGAGTCGATATCTTGAATCCTCCAACGATATCTCCGGACCTGTAAGGTTAAACCTACCCTTATAGCTTTGGTCAGATGCCATATATCCCAATGGGGACATATGCTTTATATCATCATAATAATTTGTCTTAACGGTATTCTTAATCCTTTCCGACAATGATGGTATCTGCGACTTTGATCTCTCCGAAGCAGAGTACGGATCAAGTACGGGAGGCAAATCACGATCCGGTATATCGTAGGTATTCGTACCAATGGCTCTAGTGGCATCAACACCCATTGTAGGATAGCCATATCTTTCGGCCAATTTCTTTCCATCAGGAACGTTATTACCGGTTTCCATTATTTCCATTATTTCCACTATTTCTGTTTTTTATCTCTTGATCAATGATACTGGCTATAGGGGAGATGAAACTCTCGAAGTCATCGGTAGTCGATCTACCCTCACTCCTCCAATACACCTCATTTTCCTTACTAAGTATCTGTTGCCACGCCATAGTCAAATAATACTGAGGACAAAAATCAATCTTTCTGGCTACTTCGTCAGCGTAAGCTACGCCATCTAGGTCTATAGAATACAACGGGGTATCTCCCTTACTGGCTTTCCCCTTACCATATATATCCACATTTATGCCAGAAGATCCATTATTGTACTTATATCCTGAAGCCCTTAACTCGTACATGGAAGCGTTATCAAACAACACGTCAGTAGCGATCATCATCTGATTCTTCCTGATATTACCGTCATTTATATTCGTAAACATATCTATATAAGGCATTGTCATATCTTTGGCCCCGCTGGCGTAAGCGAATGGAGCCACCTGCAATGACTTAGCCATCTTCCCATAAGCGTTATCACTTGAATTAGCGAACGATATAGATACAACACCAGAGTCGTAGGTCTCGGATGGAATATTTACATCCTCTTTATAGAAAGCAAGGTCATTGGCAGCCAGATCAGCCTCGCTTACCTCAATAACGGATCTACCATCACCTCCATTATTGCCAATGATCTGATACTTACCATCACCTATAGGGGATATGGTAAACGTTATCTTCGTATTGGCATTATCCTTATCCTTAGGAATAAAACCACCACCACGGGTAAATAGGTCACTAATCTTTATATAATCATACTCTGCTTTGCTTTTAGACGGATAATCACCGGAAAAGATATACTCACGCTCGGCGTACTCATGACGATATTGCCTTAAATAATCCTCGCCAGCACGCTTTGCGTCATCATTTAACCTACCCAAATCTCCACGGCTCCATTTATGCCTTAATAAATCATTTCTTTCCTTATGCGCTTCGTCATATATAGCGGTAGCGACAGCGATCGCTCTATTATCCCCGGCAAACCTGTCTTTTATTTCCTCGATATGCCTATTCTTGTTAGCCCCAGATACGGCAAGAGACATTATAGATTCAATATCATCAAGCGACAAAGACGTTCCCATAAGATCATTCAAACGATCCATAATAATACTTGACTGACCTGAATCTACCGATACGTATGGCGCTTCCCCTTGAATATTACTATTAACAACGTTTATATTATCATTTAGCAAAGAACTATAAGCAGATAGCTTAGCCCAATCGTCTAATGTTATATCGTTTATGCCATCTATATCAAAAACCTTATCACCATTATTGTTGATATCCCCAAGATTGAATGTGCCAAATCCGTAACTAATATCTATACCTGATCCTTCATACGATCTAGCCTCTTTCTCAATTATAGCATCAACACCATCCAAAACAGTATTCTCAGCCTTATTGAAGCCCTCATTAATCTTACTATACTTATTCCTTTGGTTATTTAACCCAAGAATCTTTATATAACTATCCTTTCCATTATAATCAAGAAGTGTATTCGTAGATCCACCATTAGCCTTAAAATAAGTCATGATAACCTGATCCCTATCCATATCCTTGACCACATTACTATTCTCAGGATCAGATGCCCATGCGTCGATCTTCCTCTTGGCATCGTCTGATAGAGACTTTACAAAATTCTCCATGCCTGTATTCACCGCCTTTTCATTGGCTATAAATCCATTCATGAACTCATCGCTTATATTCACATCTTCAAGATTGGCACTCTTCGTAACCACGGTGGGACCGGTCATGTCATCGCCTCCACCATTTCCATTCTCCGATTTACCTGATTTACTAGCTCTTATCAAAGCGGATTTCTCCATGGCTAGATTATGCCTTTTTGTCTCATTGAACTTAGCCCTCTCCATCATCTGTTGATTAGCCTTGAAATAATAATCATCAACACCAAGCGTCTCGTATGAGTTATTATAAGACCATCGTAACCCCACGCCACGAAGGAACTGCTGCCTCACCATGAACATGCCGGCCCGCTCCGGACTGTAGTTGCTGCCGATAACGCCCTCAGCCTCCTCCACGAAATCATTTTTCTGCTTGGTGATATCCGCCAGCTCTGACTCCAACCTAGCCTTTTTGACCTTATCATTGCCAACGCCCTTTAGCTTTGCCCGTATAGATTCTTCCTTGGCACTAAAATCATCAATATACCCTTTAAGGAAATCAGAGGTACTCTGGACATTGAATAGGTCAGGATTCGTCCTAGCCATATACCTACCCTCTAGTTGCATCTGAGCTTTGCCGTTCTCTGATATGGAAGCCATGGCTATATCCCTGACTTGAGCATAGCTCATTTCATCTATATACATCTCACGCATCTCCCCCGTCCTGTTACCATTGGCATCAATCACCGGCACATTGACTTTCTTTCCCTTATTAAGGGAGATGAAGTTCTTCATCTTCTCATCAACCTCAGCGTGATAATCCGTATAAGGAGTATAATGTATAGGATTAAGACGTGTTCCTACCTGACCGTCATTCATCCATGCCACGGCATCGGCGAAAGCCTCAGCCTCGTTTATAGGACTATACATCTTAGGATTATTCAATTTCATATCCTCCATCTTCTCACTAAACGACCGGATCTCCCTAGTGCCGGCAATGGCATTCAACACACGGGTATCCAGAGCCTCTCCAAGACGAGCCTGTATACTTCTGGCTATACCATCAGAAGCCAAATTAGATTTACGATACACGTTATTCACATCCTGTATCAATCCATTTAACCTATTCTGAAGATATTCCCTATCCTGAGGTTTTATAATGTCAGAATTGATAATATAATCAGCATACTCGTTTATAGCCTGCCGATTGGTATCTATCTTCTGCTGCATGTATCCCATACCCTGCATCATGACATCTATGTTGTAGGGTGATACGTACTTTCCGTAATTCCTTAATATACTATATTGTGAAGCCATCCTTTATCCTTTCTTGCCTTTAGTTACTTCCTGAGCAGGATATAATCTCCTGTAACTTAATATATCTCCTTGAGGGTCTGCGATCAACTGACCATTGGGACCGATCTTTACATCCCCAAATATAGATCTTAATGTATTCATGGTCGTAGCCGTGTTCCACTTCTGCTGAATCTCATCATTGACGCTATCGAAATACCTAGCCCAGTTCTCGTCATTTATAGCCAATCCCTGCAATATCCGTTGTTGATAAGCTTGACGTTGGGCTATGTTCTTGTCGTAAGTATTCGCCCATGATTGAGAATTGACATTATCAGCCCAAGTCCTTTGAGCCACATTCCCTTGTTCTACCTCATTTATATACTTACCTATATTGGAACTCATGATAGCCTGTAAATTGGAAGATAAAGCCCCTCTCTGGGAATCCGGGACATTACCCATCTGATCCAATTGTGATTGGAAAGCACGATTAGCCTCAACCATATACTGATCAGCCGATCTCAACACCGGGTCCACGGTAGGAGCGTAATGTCTTTCCAGACCTTCCGTTGTCACGGCTCCAGGAGTCATCCTGAACACCTCAGGAAAGTCAAGACCACCACCTACTATATTCCTGCCTCCATTGCCGCCGTTCGACTTACCGGCATTTGTGTTGGTTTTAGGAAGTGTATTAGGATCAATCAGCTCAGGCATATCCAGCTTAACATCAGGATCCTCCACATCACCTATATCCATAGGACCGGGAGCCACCTTATGCGGGTCAAGTATAAAATCAAGACCTTCCATGCCTTTCATGGATCTCAATGCCTGCATCTTAAGCATATCCTCGCCAAGGATCTTATTAACGATATCTTTATTCTTGTCAGAAAACAGTTGACTGAAATGAGTGATACCAGCGTCTTTAAGAGCCTTATGCTGTTCCTCTGTAACAACGTCTAGACCGATCATAGGGCGAGATGTGGTAAACAAACCTAATTTATTGTCTCTCATCCTATCATGATATGCGGCTTTCTTGTCTTCCGGGTAATTACCTTGACTATCCTCACCGCCAAAGGAAACGAGCGTCGTGTAATCCCGAAGCGCCTCGGCGTTGGCGATGATCGGGTTCTCAGCCGTAGCCAAGCCCATCCAGCTACTTGTCTGACCGTAGATAGCGTCTTGCAACGCCCTAGCCCTAGTGCCCTCTGAAGCTCCCATATAAGCATCGTAAGCGACCGGATTGAATGTCTTATAATAATTCAACCTCTCATCCGTATTAATACCTCCATAAGAGCCATCAGTTCCTTGGCGCTGATAACCGAAATAGTTAGGATCATTGTTGAACCTATTCTCGATCGGGCGGAAAGTTAATTTACGACCGAACAAAGACGTGCCTCCTATCTCCATCTTCTGGCGAATACCAGCCACTTTCTTAAGCAGCTCTTTCTTAGCCTCAGCTATATCCTCCTCCGTAAGACCGTATTCTTTCATGGATCTGGATATGATGTTATCTATCTCACCTCCCTTGGCGAAATACGTATCCTCATCCTTCTTCATCTTCCGGTCTTCCTGCTCCTTGTATATGACATTAGCGAAGTCCGTAAACCTTCCCTCTAAGCCATTAACGGTATCGTTACTATCATTTATAGCCTTAGATAATACAGAGGCGTTTAAACGCCTTGTATTCTCGTCATCTATCTTATCGTTTTTCTTCAGCTTCTCCAGCGCCTTTTTCTGATCATCGTAAGCCGATTTAAGACCGATCTTAGCCTTATACCTGTCCATTAACGTAGCATACGTATCCTTAGGCGTGGCTTTGATCCCATACGTATCTCTGATGTATTTAGCGAAATCCGGCTCTATGGTTGTGTCGTCGGTAATAACCTTCGTTCCCTGCTCCAAGGAAACGGGGGTTCCACCATCGGCGTGCTTCTGCCCCATAGCCTCCATCGGCGCCTCTCCGGGCTGCGTCACGTACTCACCCTTCTCGACCTCTACGTTGGCTTGATCTTCCATCGACTTAGGTAACGGATACAGGTACTCACCGGTAAGGCTTCCGCTATCGAACCTATTATTAGGTCCTAGATAAACACCCCCACCATCCTTGTACTGCATCTGGGATTGCCTTCTTTGTCTGGCCTCACGCTCCTGAGCCAACCTGATATTGGTACGAGTACCTTTCTCAGACGCTATCCCAGAAACCACGTTACGAGCCAATCCCATGATACCACTAATTCCTGAGGCTATGGTGGTTATCGTATTAGCTGTTTTAGCCCCAGTGGATAAATCACCATATCCCTCGCTTCTCATACGCCCTATACCACGACCCATCTGAGTGAATCTAGACCCTATATCATCAGCGCCATAGTAGGGGATGGTGGTAAAATCAAAAACATCCGTCTCGCCTGAACCGGTCTTAGACTTATCAACATCGTTAACAGTTATGTTATTAAGCGTAATACCATTGTCCTGATAATTCTCAGCTATACGCTGTAAACTACCCTTGAAGCTAGCCGGAAACACATTATCCTGATCAAAAGCATTAGCGTATTTAGTCCTCAACTGATCTGGAGTATCCAAAGAATATATCCCTAGCGGATTGACCGGCGCGGGTAATCCTTGGTTGGTATTCACCAAAGGTTCTATACCTAACCCTTGTATACCGTCCATATTACCAAGCATATACGACCCGACTTCCCCGGCCTCTTGATATTTAGGTATCTTCCTCTTGATTACGTATTTGCTCATGTCTAATTAATTTCGTTCTGACACAAAGATAATTTAAAAAAACAGAGACTCATCATTTCACAACGATGAGTCTCTCAGCAAATGCTATTATTATGTACAGAATTAAATTCTTTTTATGAATAATGATCCTATAGCCTTAACCAAATCATAGAAACCAGCAGAACTGAGACCTACAGCCACTCCATATAATAGAGCCTCCCACCATTCACTCCCTATAAGCAATGGAGACACCTTTAGTAGCCACGCTAATATACAAACCAGCATACCTATGACTACGGCGGATAGGACTTTAGCCCACTTATGGGTGTCAATATACGGCACTACCTTGGCTAACTGCGTAGCTGACATCGTGACAAAAGCCATGATGCCGGTGAAGGTAGTTAAATCAATAGTGATAGCCCCTTCTGATGGGATTACCTCTTGCGCCATCAAAGCGAACGGCGTCAATAACATAGCAAATAAAAATAACAATCTTTTCATATCTAAAAACGTTTAATGATTTCACAAATGTAGTATTAATTTTGAGTTCTGCTCATACCTTTTATATTAAGACTTAATCCCGGTATCATATTAAGTACCAACTGCCTTTTCGCTTGCTCCCTACGCATACGCTCGGCTTCCGCTATCTGCGCCTCTGATTGGGGATCGTTCTTGATATTATTAGCGATATCCTCTATAGCTTTCTTGTTGGCGCCTGATTGAGCTAGCGTCTTATATAACAGGTCTTGACCTTCCTTCTCCCACCAACTATTCATGGAAGGGCTGGAAGCCAAAGAAGAACCGGCGGGGGCTACCGTCTCAGGCACGGGCTGCTGACCTCCGTCTCCCGTACCAGAATCCAGCTGCCCGAACTCGTATCTCATTGGCTCGTTCTCCGGGACACCGTATCTGTTGGAGAACATATCGGCGAACTCAAACCGCTTCTCGTTTCTTAATGTCGATCCAAGGGGTCTCCCGTATCCTTGATTCCATGCCACGGTAGCGTCCTTGTAGTTGACAGCGTTATCGAAATCGGATTTAGAATACATATAATAGTTATACTCATTCCCCTGAGCATCCTTGTCAAAGAACTTTCCTTGATTGATGTAGTTCCAACCTAACCCCGGAACCTTGCCTTGATACTCATCCACGAGATAATCCAGTTGTTGGGTTAATGTCGGTTTCTTCCCATACCTGCGCTGTAGCTCCTTCTTCCTCGGCCCAAGCCATTGTTGGATGCCAAAATCACCGGCGGTTCCTAGGGCATCGGTATCCCCTCCGGACTCGGCGGCGATGTTCGATAGGATGCCGATAGCTTGCGTTTGTGGTATCCCCTTCTTATCCGTCAGATAATCCCATATCTCATCATATACAGCCATTTTGCTATCCCCTGATCTACGAGGATCAATCACATACTTGCCAGAACCATAAGAGCGATTAGTATTTACAGGGCCTCCCTCTTCTTTCTCCTCCTTATCATCAACCAGCATAGTAGAACCAAGACCTACATAATAATCCAAATCCTCATAAACACGGTTGACAACTTTCTCGGCTATATCCTGAAATTTTTTCTTATCATCCTTATCCGGTATCCTTTTCTTTATCCCTCTCAACGTCTTACCTAGATACTTGGTGAACACGTCATTTGGGATGCTCGCATAGTCATCCAATTTATCAAATATCCTACCATAAATACTTGACTCCCAAGGATTGTCAAACACATTACCCTTCCCAACTATCCCCATTTTGTAAGAAGGAGCAGATTTAAGAGGAACACCACCGGTAAGGATATCAAATTCTGGATGGGTATCATCTAGAGGTTTATCATCAAGCTGTTTATAATATATAGGAGATTGACCGGATATCACACGATCAAGATCAGATCTATACATCTTTCTTGTTATATCCTCTATCTCTCCTCCATCTTGCTTATCTTCGATCTTCTCTCCCCATAGCCCATATTTCTCCATGGGCCATATGCCGTCTATGGCATCCACATAACCAACGGGATGCTCCCCGTCCAGACGTCGGCTCCGTCGCTCGTCCGCAGGGTACAGGGCGTTGGCCAACGGCTGCGTGATATAACCCAACCCCTTATCTTTGGATCTCGACATAGCGTCCACCACAGTCTGATATATAGGTCTTAATTTCTCAGGCAAATATAACCCCGCCTCATCAACCAGCTCGCCTATCTTCTTATTTATACCCCTAATGCTGAAATTATAATTACCCATGCCATTATTCAACGGAGACAACGCACCTCTTATCCCATTCATACCCTTAACAGCGGATCCTCCACTAAGGATATCAAACTCCGGGGATACGTTCTTTAAAGGACTATCATCCATACCCCTGAAATACATGGGACGCTCACCTCTTACAACACGATCAAGATCTTCCTTATACAAATCCTTTATCCATGAAGGGATTTCCTCTTTCTTATCTTTCTTAGCCATAAATAACGTTTTCTACAAAGATAGGTATAATCAGATGCGGATTAAAACATTGGGCGGGTACATGACTCATATCACCTACCCGCCTACGCTTTTCAATGCATGTGATAAGCCGCTAGAGCTTTCTTAGCCGAATCCCTCGACCTGTACTTAGCCGGCCATAACTTTCCGGTCTTGTTACTAACCACTCTCCAGTCACTTCCTACTTTCTTTATGCACCCCGACTTGGGACACTTGCCTGAGTTCTTGGTAACCTTCCTTTTTTGAATCATAACATTAAATTTTTGTTACGGTTATATTATAATCACTCGAATTTATTACTACTCGTTTCAACTCAATATTCGAAAAATCAACCATAACCAAGGATATATTACCATACAAAAAATTAGTTATAACATCACTTGTAAAAGCGGCTACATCGCCACCCATTTCGACTTTATAATACACATACATATGCTGTTTATTAATAATACAGCTTTTTATCTTATCGAAACCTTCCTTGGTAGTATTTTTCTTAAAATCAATTCCTTCTAAAATATAACTTGAGATATCCACTCCAGAAGAACCTATCTCCTTATAAGTCCCATCATCCATCAAGGCCTTATCACCCTTACCTTTCATCTTAAGATGAAGTTGATTATCAAAATCTATATTATCCTCTGTATTTTTACAAGACCTTACAATAACTATCTCCGTGTCATCTGATGATGCTATATTTAAAGAAGAATTAATATATTCAACATTCAAATTAGAGTAAACAGATATAGATATATCTAAAAACCCCATATTAAGTGAATTATTTGAAGCGCTGATATAAATAATGATACAACCACTCATTTGATCATTAATAACCACCAAATCATTGACAGGCGTACCTATCGTTTCCATAAAAGAATCACTAGGTCTTATTATCCTTATATTGGACGTAGAGCTACCATTAAACAACGACTTTATAGTATTATATTGAGATTGAGACAAAGTAGTAGATTGATCTACTACAAGCTGTAAGATGATAGCTAAAAAAGCATCCTCATCATCACTTTTAGCTACTGCGTCCTTCCACGTACCATCACCACAAAGGAACCTACCCTCATCCCCCTTAGCAGGAGCCGGCACCAATCCCGCAGCGCCAGCCCCGGACGCCGTGGCGCCAACCATATCCTTGACCTTATCAAGTCTACTGTCTATTTGATTACCATTGTACTTACCAATAAAATCTTCCATGTCGTTTTTAATATACAAGGGAGAGGAGGCAAAATACCCCCCCCCCTATAGATTAATAAATCAATAAACTTTCTCCTCATTGCTAAACCAACGAACTATCATCTTGAACCTGCTCTCAATGTCATTCACGAACCTTGCCAAGAACCAATCGCCACGAAGACGATCCCGCCACCTCCGGTGATAATCGACAGCCCTGGGGTCGATCTTCCGGTCAATGTCATTCACATCCTTGATCCATACCGGGAGGTTATTAGTATCGTCTTTGACCTCGTTAAAATAGTCATTTATATTTATCTTCTGATCAACCTCCGTCACCAGTATCTCACGGCTATCGTCATTGGTTACAGGATACCTTAACCGCTGGCTCATATCGTTCTTATTGGCGATAACCATCCGAAGCTCACCGCTGTTGTTGGTATCGTTATAAAACCATGCCTTATTGAATCCGGTAGTCCTAAGAATTTGGTAATTAACCTCATCCTGATACCTTCTGGCATCCATCCTATATTGGTAGTTCGTGAGGATCTTATTCACATACTGCTCACGTACCGGTACCTCTATAACGAACGGATATAGCTTACCGTAAAATACTTGATACGATTGGTTGGTCAATCCATGAGACCATAACCCTATCTCCTGACTTTCACTTGAGTAGTTCTTTCCAGACTGGAAATAATGCTGGTGCTCGATATAATAATCAGGGGTGTAGGATAAATATGATTTCCACTCACCCTTCAGGCAGTTATATCCAACGGTGAACGAGACGTCCGTGAAATGGCTGGCGTCCTGTAGCTCCACCGCCTGCCCGTTCCTGTAGAACCGGCCGCCACGGAATTGGTACTCGCTCGGATTCCCTACCGGTATATAATCTTTCTTGGTTATCAGAACCCTCTTGAACCGATTGTCCCAGCCCATGGATAGCCCTATACCAAAGAACTTGTTATCGATATCATAATAAGACAACTCAGCGTCCGTATCAGCGTTATATATCCGGCTACGGATGATCTTCATCTGAAGATGCTCCTTAAACCAGTTTCTAAGCCCCGGTGTGACCTCCGTAAGATTCCTACCATTAGAATCTACCTTAAACACCTGACCACGCCTTAAATCGACCCAAAAATGCCCAAACTCGCAACTGATCATATCCCGACTCTGGGTCCCGGAATATCCTAACGTCGTATTATTATACTCGATACCACGAGAGGCGAAAAGACCACCTGTCCCTAGCTCGCTATTCTCCGGGGATATTCTCTCCGCCAACACGTCTATGGCGTTATAAAGCCCTACCTGATTCTCGAAGCGAGCCAGTATCTGATCCGACTCTATCCCTTTCATGCTTATAAGTTTCCCGAAAGAGGTCTTGAACTCATGGTAATCCATAGGCTTGTACGACAGCCAAGGATCGGTCATGCCATTCTCCGACACGTCGGCGGTGCTCCATATGACGCCGTTGGGTCTTTGGTAGGCGCAGTCCCAAAAATTGCTATCATACGTCTCTGGTAATGACCTCCCACCTAGCGTAAAACGATTCTTGTACACAGGACTTATCTTAAACACATTATCCCTTGATATAGGGACATTACGCTCTTGGGTCCATGATATATAATCCCCTACTTCTGGATAGAATCCCTCATAAGGCTCAGGTCCAGCTATACGGAAATTACAATTAATCTCAGACTCCACTAGAAACTGAGGTATGCCGTAAAAATACAGAAAGAAACGACCACTAAGATACATATCCCCGGTCTTGCAAGCCATCTCGTAAGCACTCTTACGGCTAGGGAACGAATATAGCGATCCAGTATACGTGTCAGTCTTATTAAGATAATCCTCCCCAGTGTCATAATTAACAAAATAACGTGGATACCCGATATTCCTATAGTCGTAGTAGGGGAATGGTATCATATCTCCCTGACCAAACTGGGTCAAGTAAAACATAGGCATTTTCCTTTTAAGCGAGAATCTGGATATAAACACATCACCTCCAAAAACAGGTTTACGCTTATCCTTATCCATCAACCCGCAACCACCTAACGATACCCACCTAATATCCTCTATCTGCCCGTATTGAGCCGGAGAATATTTCTTTATTCTCATATAGGGGCAGGATACGAAAGATTCACGTGTCATAAAATGAGGCGTCATACCAGCTACCTCATCATTACGAATATTACATTCATCCTGAATACGGCTGGTATCGTAACTTGATACCAATTCCGGATATTCAAGCATATACTTATCCATACCAAATGACATGAATAACGAGTGCTCACGATCGAGGTTGTTTATGATAATAGGCTTACCGCCTACTACTTTCCCTTGTGATGAGATATCCGTTACCGGATACAATCCGCTTTTAATATACTTAGCCGTAGATAATCCACGCAACTCTGATGCCCCTGTTTTTTGGTAAAATAGATTATAATGAGCGACAGAAGTATAATAATAAGCGTAATTCCATCTAGGTCCCCTATCTATCAAGGCCGTTAACCACTGATACCTGTACTTCCCTATATCCACGACAGACTGGGAGGTAGCCTTGGCGATACCTGTAGCCAGACGGATAGCCGTCAGAGCTATACCCACCGGGTTGGCCAAAAACATCACGCCTCCACCGACATATTGCTGTGAAGCCGACTGATATGTATACTCAGCTATAGCGGATATTAAATTAGCCATAGCCTCCACCGTAGCCAATGACGTTGCCATACTATAAGCCTTACCCCCTAATATCGTCCATTTCGGATGATCCTCTACCTCTCTAAATATACCAGAGGATTTACCCAACTGATAACCATCAACCAGACATTCAGTAGGAGCGTCAGGTTTATTGAAGGCAATATCAGGGCTTAAGAATGAATACCAGATATTACCCTTCCTATTAAACGGATGCGTTATAAAATTCTCACGATTAATATCCTTATAGATATACATATCATCAGACAAATCGTTGTAAGGATAATTAGGATAAAGGTTAGCCGATCCGTCGGGATCATCGTACTTAAACATATCATAAGCCAGACCGGTACCGATAACGCTCTTATCCAATGTCCTATCGCCCCTATACAACTCATATCCTATTATGGAATCCCTTCTAGCCTTATCTATAAGACCATTCTCTACCGCTATATCCAGAAACTCATTAACGATATCGTCATCAAGCATCACCCCTATAGGATAAATATAGGAGTCAACTCCATATTGACCGGTCAGTTGAGACGGATTACCCATAAAAGGAGCGACAGAGTTATCCGGGAACTTGTAATGACGTATAGGTTTCTGACAAAATGTGGTTGACGTATTGGGGTACTCAGCGTTATCCCCATTACCGGTGAAATAAGACTTACCCTCAACGGATTTAGGAGACCCATAGTATTTCGTCAAAGAATCTATTATATCCTTCCTCTTTGATCCTCCCGATGATATCCCGATCTTACTTGAATCATACAACTCAAAATTAGCCGGATATTTATTGGTAGACTCCCAATATCCGAAATCACCATACTGATATGGTCTGGGAGCGCAATCAGCGGGTTTATCTCCACATGAGATGCATTTCGCCTCATATGTGACAAATCTCCTTAATTTCAGTTCTTTTGTAAAGAAGAATACGTATTTCACCTCCAGTGGCCGAATGCCAAAACAGAACGGGGCGGGGAAGATGGCAGTGCCAGCCGTATAAAATCCGGCAAGCTCCTTCATGTCCTGCCTCATGGCGAAACCGGTGAAGAACACGCATACCGCAGGCTCGATGCAAACATATATCTTATGGAAAGTAGTCTTGTCATCATTCCAGAACAAGTACTTTGGCATCATAAATATCTTATGATCCACGTAATTCACTATAACACCTTTCTTGGCATCATTAGCCAAAGGATTAGGAGCCACGGTACCTTCCTTGTCCGAGAAAAACGTTATACGAACCTTATTGTATGATGATGAGTCGCCGATCGGATAATTATAGTTACCCATCATCTCTATATACATAATACCGTTATCAGGATCGGATAAACCACTTATGTATTTCTCGTAATCCAACTCCACCCATCTGGCGTATGAGGATACATGTGGATAGAACTTGAAATAAGTCAAGTTGCTTCTACCGAACCAATTGGTCTTGGCGTCAATATCATTCTGCATAGACATACGACCTTCCCAGTCAGTAGTTATACCGGTATTAAACTTAGAATTATCACCATCGCCAAAAAGACACATGGCGTTCTCGATACCAAACTGACTCTCATATTGGGGGAAATAAGCCTCCATCGTATCCATCAACTTATCAAGCATCGTCTCTGTATGATGCTTACCTTCCCATCCGTCATATTGAAACAAAAACGTGCACTTACCCAATGACCTACCCCCTTGGAACGTGGGTAGTTGAACATCGTTAATAGTAGGATTCACGTGAGGATCACCTACCGAACACCCATTAGTACATATACCCTCATCATATAACTGCCGGACATTAGACATATCCTGACACAAGACCAGGGCGGAGGAGTCTATATCAGACGGGAATTTATCCTCATCCTGACCATCCAGCCATTCCTGAACCAGATCTATGATATTCTTACCTCCACTGGAATAATTATCGAAATCACACAATACAGAGAACTTCCTTTGTGACTCGGCATTACTTTGTATTAAGGTGGTAGGCTCGGTCTCCGTATAATCACTAGCCAGCTTATACGTAAAATCAATCCTAGAATCCACCAAAGAGTTTTTATCCAATATAGTCCTGGTCTCTATCCTCTCGATATCATCACATCCACTAGGGAAATCGGGAGCCTTTATACCGTCTTGATCCTCTGGCAATGATATAGCAGCGCATAACTCGTCAGTAATACCTACATTAGATTCTATGATATCACACAAGTTCTCTATATTATCAGCGATATAATCAATAGCATCATCTACCGTAACATCTTCCCCCATCGTGTTGATAACGAATTGGGTCTCTCCTACCGTGGCATATTCCTGCTCTACATATCCGAGTTGCTTAACATCTAGCTGATTCTTGCATTCTCCTCCAAAATCATCAAATCCCCAGGACGGATCGTTTATAACCTTAGCCGTATTCTTAAACTGCCAAAGATGACGGCGGCTGTTCCCTGCGCACTGCGGGTTGTTCTCCAGCACCGACGCAGCCGACAGGTCGTCAGAGTTACCGTCCTCATCAACGATAACCTCCATCTCCTCCCTTGTGGCCGGACGAGGGATAAGCGGGAATCTAGCTGTCCTGTATCCTGTATTGGTAAAGAACCTTATACCCAACGGATATACCTCGTCACGCATGAAAGAGGCGTATTTAGAGCAAGCCACACCGTCTTTATACAGATTCTCCGTGGCTATCGATGTCTGCCATTTAACGAAATGACCCAAGAAATTAACGACCGGTTGAAGATTCCATTCATTCTCCACGGTCAATCCGTATTGAAGAAGACGATTCCCGACAGACGTCATGCCTCTGGCTGTCTTATATACCGGTATTTCCTTGGATAACTTCTCCATGGTCGTACGCTCGCTATATTGATCCGTAAGGTAATAGATGGTCCTTTCCGTTATCGGATGTATACCTTCTATGAAATACTCAAGAACCGGGCTTTGCTCACCATTAAACCCAACCGTGTTCTGTATAACACCTATCTTATAATGAGATACCTGCTTATCTATATTAGACACGGTAAGGCGGATACCCATGTTGGTTGACTTACCCCATAAACCATCGCGGATAACCATATCTTGACGATCGAATAACATGATTGGGTTGGTCAATGAGCAATATCCGGTCTTCTCAATCCCGAACTCATCGCACAACGCCACGCAGAACTGGTAGGTCCCGGCACGCAGGCTCCCCCCGAACTCCACGACCTCAGGCTCCACGCACGGGGCCGTCAGCAACGGGAACACCAGCAGCTTCTCGCAAGCCAGCCTACATCTCTCTATTGGCTTGTCATCCCCACATGTCTTATACCCATGGTAATGATACCAAAAGTCACCATCATCATCCGGATTAAGAGCCTTATCGACCATAACATATCGCTGGGGATTATATCCATCGGTCCAGTATATCACCTTCCCGCATTTCTCGTCCTTGATCTCTATATCGAAGATCGGATGATGAATGGAGAAATTAAGACAAGGGTCATCAACCCAGTCCTCTATCAGGACCTCCATCAAATCACATATCTCATCAAAACGACCATCCGACTCCTCAAGCCTCTCGCCAAGGATACGATGGATGTCCTTTCCCGATCCAGCCAATTGATCCTCAACGGTCTTGATATAATCCAATGACCGCATGAACGTGATCTTAGACGTATTATCATCCGGATTAGATAGAAAGAAATAAGTATTATCACCAGCTATGTCATTCTTATACCCAATAACCTTATAGCCATCAAATCGCTTACATAAAAGGGTGCTAGGCTCGTTCTGGATCTTAAGCTGACTTCCATCGTCACCCTCTATGGTAGCGTTCAAGGCGAAACTATACTCAGACGGGGACAGATCCTGTGGATGCTTATCCCTGTTCATCCCGGAATCGGGAACCGCTATGTTAGAGTTATTTTGCACGATCTTATCTTTTTCGCAAATATAGCAAATCCGGCGGATAATCACTTACACGCCGGATCTTAACAAAAACTGTACGAAAAAGAATAATTACTCACCTATTCTTACAATACAGTCACGAGACTCCTTGTTGTAGATCATCGTGCCTACCTTAGAATACAAGATCTTTATATTTTGCCAATTATCCTCACCATGGGCGGATACGTTAGTGGGAGCGTCACCGGTATAAACCTCCTCGCCTCCGATATTGACAAAATCATATCCACGTTTCTCCATAGAACCGCCCTTATATGCCGTGAACCTGATAGTGACATTACCTTTCTCACGACCACCATACCAGTTACCGTATATACTGCATCTGATCTCAAGAGGTAATTTATCATAATTATCACCATCCAACAACGGTCCCATCTGGATCAAAGCTGCCTCATTACCCGATTCCATGTTATCACCACCATGGATGAGATAATCACCTACCCGTTCCTGCGTGGTCTGGTGCTGTTTACTCCAACCAACCAGCTTGCCGTCCACGTCCGGGAGGCCGGTATTATCGAAACCGGTAGCCGTGTCAAAGTCAATGCCGTCCTCGTCAGCCCAGATATACCTAAGCACTAGGTAGTCGAACTCCGGGATAATAACCACCGGGACCGACTCCTGCCTGCACACGAACGTCTTCTCCTCCTTGGTGCCTTCTTTTATAACCTTGTACGTAGCCTGACGTATCTCTCCAGTCTCATTGATATCAGCGGTAACTCTAACCTCAGCAGGACCGGTACCACTTGTCTTATCTAAATGTATCCAATCAGCCATATCATCGTATTTTGTTAAATAAGTTTAATATACTTATCAAAAGCGTTGGGCCACATACGCTCATGAGACAGCATCCTCCTCCTATTATCCTCAGCCAGCTCCCGGTAATCATTCAAGGTAATCATCGACATCTTAAGCTCCTTCATGGCCCTAGCGAACTTACCCGGCTCCTGCTGGGCGTATAGTTTATAAGCATCACCAGCCCCTTGTATCAAACCGTTAACGGCGGCGTTCTCGAAGATCTTCATCTTGATATACGTCTCGACATAATCCTCAAGATAACCTAACGCCGTTTCAGGTATATACGGTAGACCGTCATCATCCTTGGGTGTAGCACGATATATGATGTAAATAAATCCATCAAACCCAGTATACATAGTATTGCCAGATATAGTTATATCATAATTATCCCAAGCATATTTATCCCGATACTTGTCGGCGGCGCAATCACGTCTCAACCCACGACCTATAGACAGCCTTACGGGGTGATGGTAATGGAAGCGAACCTCGTGAGACCCGATATATAGCTTCTCCGTGATCGTCTTCTCAAACTCCTCCTTACAGCACTCCGTGCAGGAGTTCCAACGGAAGCCGCGCTCGGTGCGCTCGACCCAGCCGATCTCGTGTTGGAGGTCAGCCTTAGCCTTATCGCCCCCCGGAATCTCACAGACAAGAGGCTCACACCTATAGGCGTCAAGCATGTCGAAAAAATCAGAAGGCAATACCGCCTGTTTGTTGCTGGTCTTGACAACCGCCTCGGACATGACCGCTATAACACCCCCGAACCTTTTCAAGGCGATCTCAGCCCATCTATAAACAGACGAGGTATCTATAGCCCCGCTATCATCGTATTTATGTAAATCGGCCTTGATCTCGGCCAACAACCCTTTTATAGTCATATTCAAGTCTTTTGCACAAAGATATGTATTTGAATCCGTGATACAAAAAAAATCCAGTCTACCCTCACGGGCTAACTGGATCACAAAAAACTTCTACAGCTTGTAAACCCATTTAACTCCAAATACCTTACTCTCCGACTCAACCTCCCGATACAAGAACTTATATCTCCTACCTGATTCCATAGCCAACCTACATTCCTTATTCAAGGCCGGAGAGATATATAGATGAAAATACTTATTCCTAGGCATAAAATCCATACACGTATGGACGTAAGAATATCCACCCGTCCCACGCCTATTAATAGTACCGGTAAGTTTATTCAGATATATCTTACGATTAGGATTGATCTTATGGCACAGATAACCGATGTTGTTTATATAAACCCCACCCTCATTCTCCAGATACTTATCACGTATAACCTTCCATATCAAGGACTGACATTCGAGAATATCATTCTTGTCCACGATCGTATGTTTCCTTCTCTTGCCGTTCTTAGACATAATAGATCTATAGAATCGAAGAAAGTATTGATCAAGTATTTTAAACGACTTTGTTTTCATGTCGCAAATATAATAATTTCATCCTTATTCAAGAAATATTTGGCAAGTTTTGGTGTAAGTGTAACACAGAGACTAGCGCAGGAAAAAGCCAACGCTATGGAATGCGATTGCCCCAAAACATGGAGCTTGCGTTTGTATCCAAGAATCCCATTTGCTTTAGTGATGGGAGTATGTCAAATAAACCTAAGATCTCTTTTCTTAGTATGATTAAGTATCCTACTGATATGCCTTGTACTAAAACCTATTTTGTCTTTTATCTTATCATAGATATAACCTTTGGATACGTAAGCCGACATATCTCCCAGATCTTTTATAATCTTGTCATACATATCGCGCACCTCATTATATCTTATGATAGAGCTGTCTCTCATCCCTCTTTCGCCTATACCGTCAACTATGGCGTCATTGAAACCAAAGAAATTGATTATTGATCTTATTGGATTCATGTTATTGAATTTTTTGTGTTTTCTTATTAATATCCATATCCGGGTTCTCATCCGTAGGGATCTGCAATTTGGTTACAGTTTCCCTTAATGTTTCGGAAACCACATATTCAAGAAGTTTGTCTGGGCATATGAAATCATAATCCCATTGAGATGTACATGGCTTATCTTTTTCAGCTCCACACCCGGATAACTCTAAAGCCGCTTTTCTATCCAAGGTAATAAGATCCACGTTTATAGCCTCTATGTTAATATCTGGTATATAGATATAACCATCATTGACATAGTAATAATATTGATCTATATTCCCGTATTTACGTTCCTTATTGTTCGCATATTTTCTCAATGATATGGAGGTAAATATAATATCATCCATAATATTTGATACCTTAATGATAGCAGGTCCTATACGGGTATATATCATATCTGGCAATCTTTTCTTGGATCTCATAAGTACCCTGCATAGTTTAAACTCATCAAAACAACAATCAATTTTCCGAACCCTCTCCATCTCCATGCAATTGATATGAGTATACAGTGATTCCTCGCCGAACAAAGTCCCATCAGCGTATTTCTGGGCTATATATGATCGAGCCTTCTGCCTACCTATGGACAATATCCATCTTCTACTGACATGAGCGTCTTTACTAATAGAGTTCATGTCATTTATGATCCTAGATACAAACTCTGAATTTTTCATGTAGCGAAATATTAAGGAGGGGATATACCCCTCCGATTATTACTTTTTCTTCTTAACCTTTCCCCCACATTTCAGTTGAGGTTTCTTTTTCTCGGAGACCTTGCCTCCATTAGCCATTTTCTTTTTCTTAGTACATGCCATAGCGTTATGTTTTAATATTAATGTTACAATATTAATGATTTTAGTCGATAAACAAATAAAACGTATTAAGGAAGATATAGACTCATCATGAGCCGACGATCGCCTCCAATCCGACGGCACCTCTTACGCTAATGGCTTAGCGCAGGCGGATAGATGCGATTGCGTGAAGCCAACAAAGACGTGGAGCGCCAACGCTATGCTGAGCGGTGATCCTTGTAATGGTCTGTCTGGTTCTACATCCGCATTAAGGTGCTCCTATGAAGTGTCTTACAATAATCAATGTGGATCATCTAAATCAATAACTGTAACTGTTACTGGTAGGAATGATCATGGACAAACCGTTACGGCTGGAAGTACTACCGTAAGCATACCTACTGGGTCTGGTAAAAAAACCGGTGTCATAGGTTTTGATTCAGGAGTACAATGTGGGTCTATAAGTGTTTCTGGAGGAGGATCTGGGAACTGTTAAGATTCTGATGTATAACAAAAAAGGAGAGGCTAATAAGTCTCTCCTTTTTATTAAAAACCATAACAGCAGTGATTGTCAACAATTACCTGAATCATGACCAGAGATTGTTACATCTCCACATACCACTTCTCGGCTAAAATATACACTTCCACTCTTGGTTCCGGACCCTGCGGGAATTGTAAAGCTAGCGCTATTGACCTGCTCTTCTCCGTTTTGTGTATATCCTATACCACTCACAGAACCAGATATAGATCTACCACATTGATTATTATACGTAATCGTAAATCCTCTTGATGTGACAAGTTGTTCATGGCTCATGCAATCATTATTCATAGATACCGACCATGACCACGTCTTTGTTGGCTTCACGCAATCGCATCTATCCGCCTGCGCTAAGCCATTAGCGTAAGAGATACCATCGGATTGGAGGTGATCGTCGGCTATCCTGTTTGCCTCGCCCTTGGTGCAAGCCTCATATTTACCAGCGATTTGCTTATAACTGATAGTCTTAGGAGTACAGTTGCTAGGACAGTTCGTGGCCTTGACATTTCCCCATCGGTCATCATTGCCAACCTTAGAAGGACATGTCTTAGCATCAGCAATAGCCTGGAGATTGGCCTTAGTGCCAGAATAAACGTCATAAGCGGCGCTAGACGCAGCTTGAGTCGTGCTCCTGCAATATTCTCCGGCAGAAACAACCTTCATAGGGCTACTAGGAGCGCATACATCACCACATTCGCCCGAACATCCCTTACATACCTCATTAGTATAGATCGTATAATCATAAGGGTTACAGCAATGCTCACCACCATTCTGCCAATATCCCGTAGGATCGCACTCGCTAGAATAATGCTCCTCGCTATTACCATTATTACACCTACTATCATCCATATGGTATGTATTATCACATCCGCATCCACAAGATCTGGAATCATACTCAATCACCTTGTCTTGATCAGAAGCAGAGGAACAAGGATTGGTTTGACTCCTTTTCTTACGATAGGTACACCCGTCGCAATAATAACTCCAATTACCATAAGTAGGAGTATCATCATCGTCGGCGCAATCACCATTCTTATTGGCGTAAGCCTGAGCTGCGGTCTTAGTCGCCGTATCATTCTTGAAAGCATCCTGAACCTTGCTGTCGGCATCCGCCTGAGATACGGTGGATGTCAACGCTGACAACCCTAAAGCGCTATAAGGAACGGATAAAGCTACACCATGTTTACATGTACCACAATTATCCTTATAGAACGTAGCGCTTCCAGTACCGGTCCACACACAAGTGCCATGCTGGTTAGCGTAATCCTGTCCTCTCTGGTCTAGGATCTGCTCAGCCTTGCTCTTAGCGTCAGCCAAAGAAACCTTGCTGGTGATAGCTGTGCCGCCGTTGGCTTGCGTAGAGGTCACCGTTATTCTCTGACCAACCCCGCTTCCAGCGCAATTGTTCTTATAGAAGTCACGGCTTGCCACGTAAGTCCATGTACATCCTCCGTTCTTGTTGGCATAGTTCTGTCCATCGGCTCCACGAACAGCGTTCTCAGCCTTCTTATTAGCATCAGCCAAAGATATGTTGGAGGTGTAGGGGTGTCCCGGGAGCTTGCTGCTGCTTACGGATACCATGTCGCCTACGCCGCCATCAGCGCAATTGTTCTTCTGAACCTGACCGGTATAGCTTCCTGTCCAAGTACAAGTACCCTTCGAGTTAGCCACGCTCTGTCCCTGAGACGTAACAGCCGCCAATGCCTTGGCGTTAGCGTCAGCTTGTGATACACATGACTTAAACTTACCTCCCGTAGTAGGATTAGGATCGTTAACGTCATTCTGAGTGACAGTAACAGAACTACCCACACCTCCGTCAGCGCATTGACGGGTAAAGGCCTTGGATGCCGTACCCCACCAGAAACAAGTCTTATTACCACCAGCTATATACCGCTCTTGATTATCAGGATCAGTATAACAGGTATTCGTATTGCGTTGATGTAATTGAGAGATACAGTCCTTACATACGGTCTCTATAGTCTCCCATACTGGTTGCTCGGTCTTCGTATGGCACGTATCATCGTAGTTCTTGTTGACGAACGCCTGACCCATTCTATCGATGTAGGCCTTAGCCAAAGCGTCTGCCTCTTCCTGAGAACGGGTAGAGGTGAAGAACTGACCCATAAGATCCGGGGTTACGGTAATAGGATCAGCGTACTGACAAGTAGGACATTTAGGAGTGAACTCCTTGCTATAATTACCTACATATATCTTCAGCTCATCACAAGTACCACGATCGTTGGCTATAACCTGACCTTGCGCCTTGACAGCGGCCTTGGCAAGCTCATCGGCGGCGAACTGGCTCTCGTATGAGTAGAACGGACCTCCGGTCACGTCAGCCTCAGTAACGGTAACTGAAGACGGGATAAGACCAGACGGACAGTTATTCTTCTCAAACGCCTCGCTATAATGACCGGTATATTTAGGAACCTCATGGCAAGTACCACGCTCATCGGCGATCTTCTGACCTTGATTCATGACAGCGGCCATAGCGACTAAGTTAGCCTCATCCTGTGACACGCAAGACTGGAACGGATGACCTTCCACCATATCTTGTGTCACGGTGAACGGATCTCCTACCTGATTAGCGCCACAATTGCTCTTAGTAAACTCGAAGCTAGCCTTACCGGTATACATAGTAGCGTCAGAACAAGTACCCTTGGTATTAGCCAAAGCCTGTCCTTGAGCCTGTACGGCGGTCATAGCCATAGCGTCAGCGGCGGTCTGGGAGTCGTTAGACTGGAATGGGTGTCCTTCTACCATATCTTGGGTGATCGTCACCTTAGATCCGATCTTACACTCACCACAGTTGTTTCTCGTGAACTCCAAGGAAGCACGGCCGGTGTACGTACAAAGGGCGTGGATATTGGCAAGAGCCTGTCCTTGGGCGTCAACGGCGGCCTTGGCCTTATTATTGGCATCCTCCTGAGATACGGTAGACGTGAACGGATAACCGTCAACCATCCTATCATTTACCGTATAAGTACCACCAGTGCCAGTACCACAATTGTTACGGGTAAACGTACGTGTATAAGTACCGGTATATACAGGCACCTTCTCGCACTTACCTTTCACGTTAGCCACATCCTGACCTTGAGCCTCGACGGCGGCCTTAGCCTTATTGTTGGCGTCTTCCTGAGATACGGTAGACCTGAAATCCCCTGTCACCATAGTCTCATCCACGGTAACCTTGGTTCCGTACTGAGTCTTATCGCAATTGTTTCTGGTAAATTCCTTGCTATACTTACCGTAGTAGATCGTCTTCTCCTTACACTCACCTTCTAGGTTGGCTTGTTGCTGGGCGTTAGCCTCAAGATCAGCCTTAGCCTTATCATCAGCGTCCTTCTGGGAGATAATAGAGAAGTACTTACCGGCGGAAACGACATAAGTATAAGGTTGACCGATATGGAACTCATCACAATTATTTCTCGTGACTGTCTTCTCCATCCTTACGTTATAGTATACGTTAGTCTGACAGTCGCCACGCTCGTTGGTGATAGCCTGACCTTGCGCCTCGACAGCGTCCTGCGCCAGCTTGTTGGCGGCATCCTGCGATACCGTAGAAGTGAACGGATATCCAGAACACATCTTCTCGTCCACAGTGAAGTCAACAGGAGTAGAACCCTCAGGGCAGTTGGTTCTCTGGAATACCTTGGAGTACGATCCGGTAAATACCGGTATCTTCTCACAGTTACCCTTGATATTCGCTATATCCTGACCTTGAGCCTCGACAGCAGCCCTTGCTAGGCTATTAGCGTCTTCCTGAGACACGATGGATCTGAAGTCTCCCGTAACCATCGTCTCGTTAACAACCACATCCGTACCGTATTGGGTGGAATCACAATTGTTACGGGTAAAGGTCTTGCTAAACTTACCATAATAGATATTCTCCTTAGGCTTACACTCACCCTCCAAATTGGCTTGTTGTTGACCGTTCTTCTCAATATCCTCAATAGCCTTCCTATCGGCGTCCTCCTGAGAGATGGAAGATACGTACTTTCCCTCAGGAATGATATAAACATATTCCTGACCGTCACTGAACTTATCGCAATTATTACGTATAAACGTCTTTCTCTGCTCCTCGTTATACCAGATATCAGTTATACACTCACCATGCTCGTTGGCGTATTTCTGACCGTTCATGGCTATATCCTCCATAGCCTTGGCGTCTGCGTCCTCCTGCGAGATAAACGACTTGTAAGTCCCTTCCTCGACCGTATACAACACCACCGATCCATGCTGGTTGGCCAGACAGTCATCCTTGGTGAACGGCTGAACCATCTTGATATTATAATAAACGGGCTTGGCGTCCTGAGCTATCATATACTCCTTGACAATATTACCGTCCTTTGACGTTATACGGAACTTAGCCGTACAGATCTGACCGGTATAATTAGCCTTGTATACGATATTAAGCTTATTATCGCCTACCCCATGGCTCTTGTCGTTAATGGCAAAGCAATTACCCTCGACACAATTCTTATCTATTTCCCTTGCCATATTATCCTTCAGTTATTCTCCATGAAACATCATCTCCGGCCTCTACCCTCACGATTTGGGTATCACCATCCTTATTAAGCGTCAACCTTTGCGGATCCACGTTGAAGGGTGGTTCCGGTTCCGGCTCACTACCATCACCGCAAGTGCAACATACCAGCTCGATATCATACTCGGTATTTGACTTGATATCGATGACAACCTGACCGTTCTCACTAGTTACGTTATCAAAGTCATGATCAAGTATGATATAAGGTATATCATTAGGCTGTTGATTGATATTAACAACCTTACCGTTCAAGACAAACATCTCATGATGTTGTTCGTTATCCATATTCTTAGGCATAGCTATGACAAAGCTAGCCTCATACAAATCAGTGGCTCCGGGATCCTCAGGATCGGCATACACTATATATCTGCTATCCTCTTCCGGAACCTTCATGGATAAGCCATTCACGTTCATGGAGACTATATAAGACTTGCTCACCGAGCCACCAAGGGTAAGACAGGAGGCCTTGACCGAGGCGGAGTTAAGCTTGGCGTTGATGACCGCCGTCCCGCCCTCCATATCGAACATGATATTGGTCGGATCCACGCTTACCCGCTCCATGCCCTTCTGGGTTATGGTAGCGAGCTTCGTAACCTTGCCTTTCTCGACCGCTACGTAAGTCTCCCTAGGCAACCTACCCATCCATCCCGGCTCTACCTTAATAGCCACCTTGTCGGGGCCGGTACCGGAAATCTTGTCGTAGGACACCCATGAGGAGCCTTGCTCGATCTTGGCAAGAATATCTTTTAAATTACTAGCCATATCAATCCGCTTGCGTTATAGTCCATTTATCACTCTTGCCGACAATAATCTCAAGGATCTTCTCTCCACCCTCAGGAGGATACTCGAAGTTAGTAGGCTTAATCTCAAATACGCTGGCGCCTCCACAACCAAGATCACAGATCATATCCGGCAACCATCCCTCCTCAAAAAAACGCTCTATAAGCTCCCTTACGGCCTCTGATAAAGAATCAAGCTCTAACCTATCTACTGGGATAGATCCTTTCTTAAGGGTCTCACCACATACCCAACCGTCACACTCGGAAGCCAAGACCGTATCGTACACTCTCTTAGCCATAACAAGAAGTATTTAAAATATTACTATTCAATGTAGTATATACGATATTAACATCAGTGAACTCATCACCCATGCAATATTTCTTCTTAAACTTAACGGATCTACCAGAAACGACATACCCGTCATTAGGGACGATAGTACCACAATAGGTAACGCTGAGCACGGTCAACGGCTCGTATCTTAACCTGACAGCCTGAACGCCCTTGAACGAGTCACGCTGGATGGACGCCGTGGCGCCAGATACGGCAACCAGCTTCCTTACCAGAGACTCGATTACGCTATTCATGCCATCACCGTTCCTGATGTCTGCCTCAGGGAACGACTGACCGTCATATATGATCTGGGAGCTGTAGATACTACACTCATTCCCCGGTCTATATTCCGGTTTACATGGATTACAATTTTTCATATTATCAAATTAATTTGTTGATCATTCTTCTCAACTCGGATATCTCGGCATCCCTATCCCGTATAGCCTTTATCATAGCGTTAAGGGTATCGGACATATCGCAATTAGGGGATAATCCCAATGACTCCACACGTACCTTGTCTCCGGGATAAATACAATCGGTGCTCATATACATAGAACATGGCACCTTAGTCTCATCTACAGTAGGCCTGTATTGTTTCTTGTTACAACCATTCATTACCATACCTCCTCTTCTGCACCATTATCACCGCCGCCATTACCGGCATTGACAAGCTCGTTTATAATTTTCTTCAAATCCAGAACCTCACGATGGTATAAATCTATCTGCTTATCCCTAGACGCTATAATACGCCTCAATGAGTCTATAACGACAGAAAGATCCGTGCCTTTTTCTATCCCATCCACCACCAACTCATCACCTGAGTATAAGATGCATTTATCATACAAAACTATAGGACATCCGTAGCCAACACAAGGCTCGTCCTGACAATCCCGATCGCAAGGATCACAAGGATCGTTAGGGCATTTGTTAAGAAACCTATCTATCTTAACGCCATGACAACACTCTTCGGGACGTTCCCGTGAATGATCATGACAACAACCACCTGTATTACACATATTAATAATATTAATGTTTTTAGCAAAGATACTTATTTGATTTGATAACAAGATAACATACATTATTAAACAATATAGGGAATACCCCATTTGTATCCCCTATACTCATAAACTATAATAATAAGATAGGATCAAGACTTCAATTTAAGAACAGGATTACCCCATCTATCTTTCCATTGCCTTCCCAAATCGTTTATAACGCCATTATAGTCTTTTATATATCCAGCCTTAATAGCGTAAGATATATTTCTTTCTATTGATACTATCATATCCAGCTCCTCGAAGGAAGCCCTATTTCTTATTCCTTCCTCATGTACGCCAAAAACAACAAAATTTATACCCTTAGCAATTCTTGATAACGATTCCTTTAAGTTACTTTTGTCGCTTATAAGCGAAGATACGCTGCTGCACATCTCTATATAAGCATCACCAGCTGCATTTCTTACCCCTACGATATTATCAACAAACCACATCACAACATCGGCGCAAACCTCAGGACTCATTTCCATGGCCACCACAAGGAAAAGGTAGGGGTTCATATACCACGTTTGACCATCTCCCTTACCCTTTCGGCATGCCAACCCTATTTTATTTAAATCACTAAGATTCAATGTCTTATTTTGTAAGCCGATTTTTGTCTGCTTACATAAATTCCTATTTTCTAGCCTACTTATTATTTCCCTGCATTTCTCCTGGAAACCATTATACTTAATAATATCATTAAGTTTCTTAGGAGATAAACCTTTTTTAAGCCTATCATCAGACAAGACTTTCATAGCTAAAGTGATGTTAACAAAACCATTATCACTGAGCGCAGGTATAACAACGCCCATCAATCTCCTGTCAGAAGATTTGATTTCAACCCGACTTTTCATAACTTTGAACAATATTTTAAATTAAACATAATACCTATCGGTTCGAGATGAATAGATAGGTATGCAAATATAAAATATATTCAACATATAAGCAAGTGTATTACAGTATATAAACTTATCACCCTTGATATATATACAAAAAAAAATGGAGGAGACATGCAATCTCCTCCAAACACTAAATCAACTATTATGGAAAACTAAACGCGCATCATCACCAATAACATTGATCCTCTTGATCAATATTCTCAATCCATTTCTCGCACTCAAGATTAAGATCAGCGTACTCCTGCCCCTCTACCATCAAAACCTCACGGGCTTTGGCGTTGGCATCCTCTACTGATATCCATGATCTAAACCTATTGGCTTTGATAGAATAATATACCCTACCTGATTTATATCCAAACGGGCATACCTTCTCAAACCAATCACCGATCGTAGTATTATAGAATACAGGGGAGCAACTACCTTCGGAGTTAGCCTTCTCCTGTCCTTCTTTCATAAACTTCCTATAAGCTAACGTATCAGCATCAATTTGGGATATATCGGATATGACGGCTCCGGCTGGCAATTCATACACAATACCTTCTTTACCTGATGTCCCAGCCTCACAATCGTTCTTGTAGAAAACGCCACGAAAAGGCTGTGAGGCCCAGTCCTCGCAGCAAGCCCCGACGGCGTTGGCCTCACCCTGCCCGATCCGTCCAAGCTCCACCCTAGCCTTATCATTGGCATCTTTCTTGGATACGTAAGAGACAAACCTGCCTTCCTCTACGCATATTTGCTCCTTGGATCCCTTGCCGCTTACGCAATTGTTCTTGACAAATTCATCGCATACCTGATCATTATACCATATAGTTGGTATTATATCAGCGTATGTGTTTGCGTAGTCCTGACCGTTGGCTTTGATATCATCCTCTGCCTTATTATCAGCCTCCTCCTGCGTATCGCCAAAATAAACATCGGCCGGGACCCGGTAGTCAACAGAGCCGCCCACGTACCCGGCAGGTGGGTTGTTTCTGGTGAACGTCCGTACTATTTCTTTGTTGCCGTATATCATCGTAATTCACTTTGTCACAAAGATAAATATTTTACCGATATGAGACACATAACCGTAAATGCAAATACGCAGTTACCTGATTATCAATTTTTGGGCAAAAATGGAATTAATTATCCCAGTGATTAAACGACTCCGATCCGGCGAACACCCCATAGTCCCTAAACATACCTCCACACAATATGAAATCACTTTTCTTGCTACCATTTATAGATGACAATATGTATTTATACCCCTTGCCTGTTATGTAAATAGTCCTCGCATATATAACCTTACCAGATTCGGTGCATATATTCTTATCACGATAATGAGCAAACTCTTTCCTTACAGCATTAGCCGTAATCTCCCAATCTCCATTAACCTTAACCCTTTTGACTATTATCTTTATCTTAACAAGAAAATCACGTAGACATCTATCACTTATGATTATATCATTCTGCTCAAGTTTCTTGGCCAAATCCCTTATCAACAAATCTGACTCGCCAGACATGATAAATGACTCGGAAAACTCTATATCCTCTCTCTTCGATTCAAGAACCTTAGCCACCTCCTCAGCTTTAGCCTTCTCCTCTAACGCCAGCTTCTCGGCGGCCACCCTGCCACGATATTCCTTAGCCCAAGCCTCAGCAGCGGCGGGAGGATCATTAAAATCAGGAATCACGCATTTGCCTGTAGTGAGAAGCTCTTTAATCCTGTCCAAGCACCATAACCTGAAATCAACGCTAAGCCACTGAGCGAAATCCAGAGCCAGATCCTCACACATCCATGTGCCAGGATTAACCGTACCCCTGATAATCGTAACAGGCTGAAAATCAGCATTACCATATTTTCTGGTAATGGCATTAATTAACTCATTTACAGAAGATAACGATAAATAATCATTTGGTCTTTTTCTAAACGGTTTTGCCATTTCGGTAGCATTCACATAAGTGATACCGTTCTCTGTTTTGAAAGTTATATCACAACCGTTGTAGCTAAATATTGTAGATAATCCGTTTTCGTTGGATTTAGACGCCAAAATCCTACTACTATTATTCATAGAATCATTGGAAATAATTATATTTGCACTCATAATAAATGACCTATATCCATTATATCGTGAGATATGATGGATATACAAAAATAGCCAATCGAATCGTCTATGACAAATCAATTGGCTATTTTTTACATCAAACGCATAAAGATATTTCGCAACTTGCCAGTGTATCTATCTAACCTGCTTATTTAGAAGACTCCCTACAAATTGGATACTTGATTTACAGTATCTTAACATCTAGCAATCCTCATAAATCAATATCTATACATCTGATTATCACCATCGTCCATTTTTGGACTATGGCTCGTTATCCATTACAAATCTTATCCTCCAAAGCATAAAGAACTTTAGCCACGGTCTTATCGCCACTTACCTTCACGCAAGACTCTCCGAGGTCCCGGACATCTATAGCCTCCCTGATACGGGTTAGCTCTTCGTATATCTCCTCTATCACGTCGGAGACCATAACACACTCATCAGAGTCCTTATATTTTGACCACTCTGGGAGATCACCCTCGTAAGGCACGCAAGTGGACGGAGTTATATGTGAACAGTTATATTTTTTCATGCCAGCAACTTATTAACACATTCCTTTAACGATCTTATCTCATCCGGGCATAACCCGCAATCATTATCGCATAATGACCTTTGCAGACGAATTATCTTGCCCCAATAAGATACATCAGGCTTATTCCCGATCCTATACCTATGATACCTCATGTATCCACTCCATTGACAAGAAAGCCATTCATCTACGACCTTACATAGATCTATTCTATCAAGGTTTGATATAGATTGCGCGCCCATCCAGAATCTCCTTTCTCATTTCTTGTACCTCCTCATCAGGCGGGCATCCATATGGCAGGTTCTTGATCCACTCACGGATCTTCTTCTGCATGTTGAGATAGACGATACCCACGTCACCTATGGTACGGGTCTGTTTGTATATGCTCACCACGTCACGCTCCATTGTCTTCAACGGATCGAGCATGACCATACAACCGGCGGTGCTTCTAGAAGCATATTCCCTATCGCTAACAACGGTAGAAGAAGGACGATTCATCATACTTCTCTCAATCCTTTCTCTCTCGGCCTTTAACGCCTTTTCCTTACAAGTATTACAACCCACGTTATTAAAATTATTTATTTCATTTATTAAACTCACATTCGTATCACAAGATGTTTACTCTAACCGGGTTAAACGCCAACCCACTACCGATTATCCCACTTATGTAAGAATCACCGAATACTTTTCTGCCAATTCCGATAGCTCCATTGATGTCAGCGTTAATCAGCTTTCCGATAGAGCTTTGAAACAAGCCTCGTTTCTTTCTTTTGCCAAGATAAACATCATGCTTACATAATTTCTCAAAAGCCAGATGATCCACTTTGGAGGTATAGGATTCCTCATTGGTTTGAAAACTGATCCCAACTAATTTACATTTGTAAGAAATCTTGTCAATAAGTTTATAGAACGGGATCTCTACGAACTTCTGATTCGTTATCTTACCTAAGTTTATTCCATTCTTCCATCCTCTGTTCAAACCCACAACAAGGTTTCCAATATTGTTTTCAATACAGATATTTACAATAAATCTGCTAACCTTGTGGATCTTGTCATCAATCCAAAAATTCCTATAATTATTTAGCTGTCTTAACCTCCTTGAAGTTCCCTTGTCTCCGATGTAAGACATCAACCTAGCTCTCTTCTTATTATACCACTGATTGAAGGATTTAATAATCTTGCCGTTTACAATGAAAGGTTTGATACCTACATTGCTTATACATGCACATAAATTATTCAATCCCAAATCAATCGAAAGAACATTATCCTTATTCAGGTTTAGATCCTGTTCCTTCTTCTCATAAATAACCTCAACCACATAGCATGTAGCTTGTGGAATTATCCTAACCTGACATAATTTGTTATCTCCTATGTTTGTTTTGATTGGTGAAATTATGTTTTTGATGAAATGGATGTAACCATCTTCTTTCAATCTGCAAGCAGAAGTCGTAAAGACTACCATATTCTGCTTCTTGCCTCGTTTGTACTTCGGCAATTTAGGTTTCGAATTGAACTTAGAGGGATTTTTTTCATATTCCTTCTTTAATTTCATCCAAGACTTTATTGCCGAAAATGCTTGAGCTACGACTTGCTGGGATACCGTCGACGGAAGATTTCTGAAATCATACCGGTTCTCTTTGCATAGTTTGGTAGAGAACTCATATTCCTTCAAATAATTACCATCAAATATCCCCTGTCTTACGTTGAAAAGAACATAATTGTACAACAAACCTGATTTAAGGCATATATCCTCAAACCGGTTGTCTTTTACGATATGTCTTTCAACTAACTTCATTCAAACATCTTATAATCACCTTCCTTTTATTCAACAATCCACGCAATTGGTAGCCATCTCAAGAAGCTCTCCGACACGGTCAATAATCTCATGAGCGACCTCTATATTGTCCAACCTAACGTTAGCCTCCGCTACGACCATAAGTGTCTCCATCTCCTGTATCTTATTTATAAGATCCTTATCCTTGTCCTCGCATAGGATATCAGTCTTAATCCATAGCCGATCAAGACGCCTGCGTATAAGATCCGTCTTAAGATACTTGCGACTGAAGTTGTAAGTAGAAGGGCTACCTATGATCTTGATATCATATATACCATCAGGTAAATCAAGGTACTTGACATTACAATCATCGTAATTAAAGCAATTGAGACCTAATGTTAGGCTAGTAAAGGTATTGACCTGATTCTTGCCAAGAAACAACGTAACGGGGTCGGACATGCCCGGCGTAGTGATCTCGATAATCGCCTTCCTGTCCTCCAGCAGCCCCCACTCGGACTCATCCAATACCTGAAGCACCTTGGGGTCACGTGTCTCTAGCACCTGAAACGACAGCCTAATATCATTCATATTAACCTTCTTATCGTACCGGCACAAGCTATCGTCATAACGGGATTGCATATCAAGATCCGGGATATCGGTATAATATGTCTTGACCTCATGACCGTTGATAAACACCGATGTTATCTGGCAAACATGAGACCTAGCGACATCGAAAAACACCATCCTTACATTACCCTCATAATCAACACCAGATGTCGGATATGTCAATATCTGGGTATTATACTCACCATCGTTACGCCTAGCCACGACAGTAATTACGATAGGTTTCTCTATATCGTAATCATCCATAATAATCCTGGCGGCGAACTTATCATGGATTATCTTAGGTATGATATTTATCTGATTCATCTTTACTACTTTTAAGCAAAGATACAAAATAGGGTCATACCAATACAATAAACCTACTTTAAGATAAGCCTAAGGCATTCACTATATCATCACGATCACCAATAAAACCTTTATCAATCATCATAGAAAGCAAATCAGTAAGAGTAAAAAAACCATAATCATCAACATACGGTCTACTTAACAAAACAAACAATATAGATATTATGCGATTGTCTTCCTTGGCAATATCAAATAGCTTCAACATGTCATCTGACATATAATTTCCTACATTCAAACTTACCATGTCGGACAATGGCAGATAATCAATATTCCCATCACCACTATGAATAAGATTGCTACAATAACTCAATATAGGATCAACGCTATCATCATGATCATCAGAATCGCAATTGACATAATCGATAATTAAACGCATCACCTTATCTTTCAAATAGAGAGAAGAGCATTTAATAGCCAAATCCTTAACATCCCCACCATCATATTCCCCAAGAAGCTCTATCATCATAAATATATCCACCCATATCATAGACAGTCGTTCGTCAACAACATACATGAATGTGCCAGAATCCATCAAATCTTTGACTATATCTTCAGATTCATCTAAAGAATCAAATAATGATGATACTTTAAAAAGTTGCTTCTTATCATCAAACACCATATAAAAGTCATGTGATTTTATATTAACCATAATATTAGAAATTAAAATTGTTAGACAAATACTGCGATTCAATATAATCATCAAGGAACGGTGTGCTATTATCAGGAATCCACACCTCATCAGACAAAGCGGCCATACCAAACTCATCAACTATCTCATCTCCAGACACATAATCATAAGCCTTGACGCCAAAGATCTTAATCCTTTTAGCCTTGCCAAAAGCGGACTTGACTTCCTTTATCTTCCTATCCAACTTCCTCACCCCATCGACGAACTCAGAGAAAGTGACACCACGCTCATCTAAATAGCTCTTTATAGCCCTCTCTATGGTCTTGATACTGACATTACCAAAGCCCTTCTTCCTGACCTTGTTCTGAACCTTTTCCTTAAAAGAAATGCTCGCCCCATTGTTTTTGGAAGACACAAAATCCTTAAGGTCACGTTTCCTGATTGAATCCATGGAGTCATAAACAACACGCTTGATATCCTCTGCGCGCTTCCTATTGCACTCATGAGCCTTATAAGTAGGATTGTTCATGTTTCGCTCATCCTCTAGCTTGCGATGCTTAGGAGGGCAATTGTCCCAATAATAATATCTCGCCTTGTTACTATGTACAAAAAGGTCAGGATGCTCTTTCTTCACCTTCCTTACCATAGCATAATAACCGTGAACAACAGCCACGTTAACATAACTGATCAAAAGCCACCTAACTAACTTTATCTGATAAGCTAGATTATCACCACCAAGACGATGATGCTTGATATAGTAATTAACTATTTCATTCACAAAGTAATAGAACCACTTGATGTTGTATTGGATCCCCAGCGACCTAAACCTTATAGGGTCAAGGCATATGATAAGAATACCTATCAGCGTCTCCGATATCGGCTTCTCAAGTATCTCTGACTTGGATGATGATTGACGCTTTATCCTAGGGTTATCGCAACAAGGATTAGCGTTGTCATTAAACAAATAAGGCAGAATGACCTTGCCGGAATCCCTCCTCAAGGCCCTGTTTCCCTCTGACATCCTCTTTTTTTCGGAGGAAGATGCGAACTGATCAAAAATAAGTTGTAACTTTACCATAGTTTCTTTGTATTTAAGGCAAAGATACGAAAATATCCGTATCTTCAAAATGAGTGCTTGTGAAAGTACTCATTTTTTTTGTTTATGATCGCGGCTTTTTACGGCGATCGCTATGGTCGAAATCCAACTTGGACATTGCGTAGGGAGACTATCGTAGGGATAGTTAAGAAAAGAGATGAATTTATTTATCCACCTTCTTTTATAAACACAGTTGTCTATTTTGTGACATGTGATATAAGAAACTTTCGCCCCCTTAAGGAGTCTCATTATAAAGATTTTCTTTATTTATCTCATAAGTTGATTGATTAAAAAGAGTTAGCTAACGCTTTGTTATTATCTAAAGTATATAACTTAATTACATTAACATGAAAATATGTAGTAGATTGAAAAATCAAGATCTCAACAATAACTTATATCAATAATTTAGTTTAGTGTATTTTTGACATCTACTTATGTTATCTATGGATCTTTAATCGACAAACAACTACCTACATCAGACGTTAATGCATTGATATGTTTACTTCTTTCCAACGCTTAAGCGTAATATGCCAAGGGGAAAAAGGAGGTGGGCTACGAGTCGCTCCGCTCCTGGCAGGCCGTGTGGGGATACCTCCTGCCCTGCCTCACGGAGCCGCCACATTCCCTTTGGTGTCAACAGAGATGAACTTCAAAAAAAAGATATTACCTAACCTGGTATTTACTAGATAAGGTATTTTCTTCAAGGCAGTTTCTAGTTGAGTAAAAAATCCGGTCAAAGAAGTTGTCTGGTCAAAGACAAAATTTTATATTCGCGATACGGTTGGCTGGATGAGTGGTTTAGTCGGTGGTCTGCAAAACCATATACCCCGGTTCGAATCCGGGACTGACCTCGCATTTGCAATCCTTTCCGGGGTGATAACCCACAGGTGTATAAGGCGCCTTGTACACCTGTTATTTTATCAATCCTAATCTTTTCAATAATACGAACAATACAACTAGTATACCTAAGATCGAGATAAAGATAATAGCTGTAGGCCACTTTGACTCATCCTTATCATCCACATCCTTAGATTTGATATCTATCTTATTATCCATATTCTTTATATCATTCCTCGTCTTATCAATACCAAGGGAGTCGGCTGTCACGGTGCTATCCCGCCGGCCGATGACGATATGGGCGTCAGTCACGGACGATACCGGTCGCTCCCCCGTGGCAGGATCAACATCCTTGTCCGTATCGAACTTCCTCTCCGTTATAATAATATCGGCATTAAGGTCAGAGGTCTTTATCTCCACCATCCTCCGGTCTATAACCTCATTTATCATCGTCTCTATCCTGCTGATCAGCCGGCTATCAATAGACGCCTCGCTAACCTGCCTCCTGCTTCCGCAAGAGGACAGGGACAGCGACAGACCTAAACAAAAAACAGCCTTAAGACTTATCCTTAACCTTATCATCAGCAATCTTCTTTATATCGTCAAACATCTCGTCAGGTATGTTCTTGGAAAAACTAAACATCTTGAATACGTTTATCCTATTGAATACGGCCTTGAATACCTTAACCAAATAAGCGTCAGCGAAAGTATCCCCTATGGTATTCAAGAAAAGCATCACATATCCAACAAGGGCTATATACACCCCATATTTGGTAACGGTAAGTATCATACCAGCCTCCTCCTCGATCGGGTATAACGTCTTATATATAACACATAATGTCATTACTATAAAACAAGACAAAGCGAACTCCTTAAGAATATCAGTAAACCTGACCTCCCTAAACCATCTCTTAAAACTAAACCTTCTTCTACGACTCCGTCGGAGCTTCCAGCCCCTTATGCTTTGCGCTAACCTAGCCAAAAAATTAGCTATTAATACTATAAGTAATACAATCAATAAATGATGCACTGGCTGGAAGTAAGCCCAACAAGAGGCACCATACGCAAGCGCAATATTCCACAAAGCCCCTACTCGCTCTATCATGTCTTTGTCTTTCATTTTATACCCTACTCGCAAAGTTAACCACTATACCATTAAGTACCTAAAACACCACGGCGTGTATACCGTTCCTAGTATCAAGGCTATCAAAATGCAACCAACCCACCTTCCCCTCAAGCCGGAAAGGATATGGTAACATGTCTTGATGTTCCAAGATCAAGCCTCTAGCCTGTTCCGCCGTCATCGACTTAACGTCGAAATCACCAGCCTTACCCAGCACATGAGCGGATAGATAAACGTCCTTCTTATCCTTAACGATCTGGCACAGGTTACATCTAAGACCACGTTGGGAAAACTGCCCTTGCTTATCCCAGTTATTACAATACATAGGCTGTTTGATTATATCCCTACGCAATACAAGAAGATTATGGAGAAAAGCGGTATCGAGAAACTGCCACGACCGGTCCTTCCACTTATTGTATGTATGAGGACACACCAATTCTACTATGTCAAAATACGAACCTAGTTCTTTTATTATATTATTTCTATTCATTTCAAGCCGGTTTTATCGTCCATCTCTGGGCGTAATTATTTTTTAATACATATATCTTCTCCATAGGTGTAGCGGGAGACCCGTTGGACGAGCCTTTCACGAATCCCTCGGGGGCCTGCTCCGTGCCGGAAGGACGCTGATTCTCGTCAGGATATAGACTACTATACATAGAAACCGCAAGTCCATAAAACTGATTTCTTTCCCCATCTTTGGCCACGGATGCCATGGTAATCTGATCCCATCCTACAACAAGGTCGTAGAAGGAGTTTACGAAATCATCTGATCTTTTTTGGCTATGAGTGGATGCATTCACGTTAAACCATGTAATAGCCCTCATCTCATAAATATAATCCGGTAGCTTGTCCATCCTAATACCATTACTATGACTAACGGAAAAACCTGTAAGATAATTCAATCCTCTACCCGACATATTATCATCATTCCTACTCGTCCTCCTCTCTCCATTCTTCCAGTCATCTAAAAAAATAAAATCAGTAATGTTAGGATTTATCTTATCTACCTCGAAAAAAGGAAGGGTATTTATATCAAAATAATTCCACATATCAGAAGGTCCGGGAGTTATATTCAACGAAGTTAATTTAGGAAGATCATTAAACTCCTTTATATACCTATCCAAATAACATGAAGACAATTCAAGGGTTTGAAGATTTTTCATATTTTTTATATTCCTTATCCCGCTAGATTCTATATCCCTAAGATCAAGCATATTAAATAAATTCAAATAATATACCTCTGTCTTATTAGTTATAGCCTCAGGCATTACGGTCATTCTTTGCCCTACATTTTTAAGATCAATATAAGTTAGCTTTTTGGATCTTGACAACTTGTCTACAGGTATACCGTCATTAGCATGCATCGTATGGGATACGATCAAAGTCTCAAGACCTGGAATATCCACAATCGGGAAAGCCGTCATCTTGCAAGTTTCGATATTGGCATAATAAATATCACAAGTAAAATCTATCGACACAGCCCGTTGTACGTCCCTCCTCCCATCAGCGTAAGCATGATTATCTATAGGTACGTATTGCGATCCATCCTCCTTCCTGAACCACCACGTAATATTGGGATTTTTCCTATGTTGTATTGCCAAAGAACGGAATATAATACAATAATCATCCCGCCCTTGAACCTTGGTCATAGGAAACTGCTCCTTTATTCCATCCCCCCAATCCACATTAGCCATACCGGGCTTTCTGGATCTAAACTCGACAAACGTATTATAAGGATTACCAACGACAGGATCAGGTACATAATTATAATCATCGGTATAATAATTTCTAAGTGCCCTATCCCATGTGGTGAACCACACGAACTTGTTGGATGATGCCTCGTATTTATATAATGTCTTAGCCATTACCTATCTTGTTAAAATATTCTACAATAACATTCCTGTCCAATCCCATAGAATCACACAAATACTCCCCTTCTGGTTGACCCCCAAACGATAATACCTTATCCGTATCATGAGCTAAAACATCTCCATTGCCTACAAAGGTACGCCCATCGTCAAATACGATAAGCTTATATGGCTTATGCGACCTCGTGTCAATATCAAAAGATCGTATTGACCTTAACACCGAAGCCTCTGGCGCCATACTAAACCTCCATCCATAATTATTCATAAGCACATAAACCATCTCCATAGGAGTCGACGGAGAGCCATTAGACTGACCCTTTATAAAACCAGAGGGAGCCTGTAATACGCCACTAGGTCTTTTATCATCAGGATTGGAAGCCAAATACATACTTAGATACAATCCATAAAACTGATTTCTTTTGCCATCGGAAGCAGAGGAAGACATAGTTAGATAATCAAACCCCATCACCTTCTCATATAATGTTGATATAAACGTATCACATCGCTCTTGGGTTGGCAGATTCTTATACATATAAAAAGCATTCATAGACCTCATCTCATATATGTAATCAGGGAGATTACTTACATCTATATTACTATAACTATATGAAGCGTCGATACGCTCAATGTTTCCCAATCCCTTACCGCTCATATACGGATGCCAACTCACGACAGGTCCATACCATCTATTTATATGATCGAAAATCTTTAAACTAGAATTTATCTTATCCACCTCATCCATAGCCGGGCATGTGTTAGGATCAAACGATGGCATAGCCACTCCCGGGGATATATATAATTCTCTTAGCTTGCTAAAAGACAGCCATTCCCTTGGATATACCCTAACCCTGCAACCTTCCAAAGCTAATATTATAAGATTAGGCCACATAGAGGGGAATTTCCTTATATTAGAAGACTCCGTATCATTAAAATCAGCCGTTCGATTTAAATTAATGCCTTTTAACTTAGTCAACCTATCCCAATCATCCGGTATGGATGTCAATGCCCCTACGCCTAATTCGTTAAGTGTTATATACTCTATATTTACCGATCTACGTATCCTGTCTTTAGGGATATCGGTTATATTCCCGTCGCCGGTAACGGATAAAGCTAAGTTGATAATACTTGGGGCGTCTAATATCGGGAACCCTACCATCATTATCCTTGCTGTTTGAACGTATGTAATATCATTCGTAAAAGTCATAGTAATGACCCGCTCTTTATCTAGCCCATCAGCGTAAGCATGATTAGGCGCAGGGATATACTCACTCCCATCTTCCTTATAAAACCACCATGGATGACTGTCTGGATTCTTACGATAACTTATATCCCTTCTCCTGAACATCAACCTATATCGCCCGTATATGGATTCGCTCCTATCCTTCACGAAAGGGAATTGCTCTTTATTCCCGTCACCCCAATCGACCTCGCACATCCCTGGGGTCTTGGAATAAAACTGTATACTCTCATTATAATTATTACCATCCAATATAGGATCAGGCACGTCATCAGTAGTATCATTCCTGCTAACGCCCCTAAAAGCATATTTGCCTTTAGTAAAAAAGGTTATAGAGCCTTTATTCGTATCCTTGCATATCAACTTCATACCTCTCCCTCCTCTATTCTCCTGAAATACTCGACAACCGGCGAGCTGTCCAATCCTAGATCGTTGCAGATATCCATAGCCTCGTATTTGTCGGCGAAATTATACTTACTCATATTATCATCCAATACATCTCCGCTGAACACAGATACATGCCCGCCCTTTACGCCAAGGACGAAAGGGGTGATCCTAGCCTTCCCAGCCCGCCTTGCCCTCGTAAGGGCGGTCTTAGAAGCCGGGGCAGGGGCCAAGACCCATGTCTGCCCGTAGTTATTGGTAAGCACATACACCTTCTCCATAGGCGTCGTAGGATTACCGTTGCTAACACCCTTAACAAACCCCTCAGGGGCTTGATAAACGCCAGATGGTCTCTTGTTGGTAGGAGCTGCGGAAGTATATAAATCTAAGGTGAGTTTATAAAACTGATTCCTGTTACCGTCAGAAGCCGTCTGTGACATCGTTATATAACTCCACGACATTATCTTATCATAAAACGTGTTAACGAACGTATCAGCCCTCTCCTGCGTATTTATAAATCTACCTTCATCACACAAAGTCCATATCCTAAATTCCCTTACCTCATATAACCAGTCTGGGAGATCGTCTACCGGTACCGTGCCTGAACTACAATACGTGCCCTGAATCTTATTCAACTTACCTCCTACCAGATCTTGTTTCCATGAGCTACCTCTAGCCATAAAATAAACGCCTGTCTTATCATCTCCAACCTTATCCACCTCATCAAATACAGGTATATTATTCCAATTGCTTATAATGCTTATACCTTTTGCTGGAATAGAATTAAAAGCCGGATCATAAGAAGGGATGTTACACCAGTTGAAGTTAAATTCAGTAAGATTCTTCCATTCAGAGAATCTTCTCCAATTAGAATCAGGATCATCCCCAAAGTTAAAAACGCTATTGCATCCAAAATACTTCAGATTTTTCATATTTAAAAAACCTTCCGGCCAATTACTCCATACACCAGGATGAGAAAAAGACCCCATCTGTATATTACGAAGATTAACGCTCTTACTTATCCTGTCATATGGGATATCACCATTTTTAAGAACGGATCTGACCATAGCCAAATAAGTTATATCAGGTAGATTAACTATAGGAAACTCATGGAGGACAATACCATCCATATTGAACTCCCCATCGATTACGTTAGAGAACCTCATCGTAACCTCCCTACGCCTAATATCGCTATACTTATGTGGAGGAACCGGTATATACTGAGATCCATCCTCCTTCCTATACCACCATGTAGTATCGTCAGGATTCTTTTTGTACTCAATATCTAAAGACCTGAATACTATCCTATAACTACCGTCAGATATCTTGACCAAAGGGTATTGATCCTTTGTCCCATCACCCCAATCGACGTCCACGAATCCTGGGTTAGATGCCGAGAACCTAAGATTGCGATTAAAAGCACCCGATGATATTATCGGATCGGGTATATAATCAGCACCCTTACCATCAAAACAAGGGAATCTATCCTCATTCACTATAAACGTGACATAGGACGCTACCGTGTCGTATCCTGCCAAAAAAGCCATACTATTAATTTATTGAGGTTATATCATAAGACACCCATTCCTTATATCCATTAACCATCTCATATACTTTGTTGATGGTCTTGCATACGACAGCGAATCCGATATCCACGTTAGGGAACTTCTCGTTAAGCTCATCAATAGTAAGTTCCCTGACAATACTCTCATCCCATTTCCTCATCTCCTTTACCTCCATAAGGATCGGTTTCCCGGTTACGCCTACGCTTATCACCCATTCCCCCTCACGGTTGGAATCAGCCAGATCCGGGAAGATCGTAACGCCAAAAAGATCGGAGAGGGTGAAGGTCTCGCCGGTACGGGTGAAGGACGCCGCCGCCCCAGGCGTAAGGACCACCTCGTTCACGGCCAACAGGCTCGTAAGTTTCTTGGCTCCTCCTGATACCGTAGCGTTAAACACGACAGTAACATTACCGGTAGCGCTATTAACGAACTTAATCTCATCCTTATCGCTATTTATAGCTTGTAAACGTGATCCAGATACGATATTCACGATCTCATAGTTCTTGTCATAAGTGCTTTGCAACGTAACATTACCATATCTTGTATCAATCAACGTAATCCACTTAGCCTTACCACCTACTATCTCTACAAGTTTATAAAAAACGTTATTACCATCAGCGTCAACCCATCTAGCTATAGCTCCAGGAGCGAAATTAGTCACCTCCCGATCTTGGGTATAACTTATAGTGCTTTCCGTAGGCTTATTAGTCAAAGTAACATAAAGGCATTGCTCTACGTCGGCTTCCATCTTAACTATCCCAGCTCCATCGTAATAATAATCAGGTACATTTTTTTCTCGTATCAACAAGATAGTACCTTCCTTAAGCTTATCGGCGTTAGTTGGATCATCCACGAAAGACTTCATCTGGATATAAGTATCGAAGATAATAGACGTACTCTTATCCTCTATCTTCTGATTGATATCATTGACAATATTATTAATCTCGTCTTTCGTATAATAAGGAGATAAATCAACCTTCGGGCCTTCCCGCTCTAAAGCCTGAGTTCCATCCCACCAATAATCAGGTACCTCCTGCTCCCTGATCCAGAAGCTGTCTCCCACACGGAGCTTAGCCGTGTTCTCCGGAACCGCCAGCCACTCATTCATGGCATCGACCGTATCAAAGATATACGCCGTGTTCTTGCCCTCAGCTATACGTCTTACGACAGCCAACTCGCTCTCGACATCGCTAAGTCTTTCCTTTATATTATTGATCTCTCGCTCTAACTTATCATAATTATCCTCCTGATCTATAGCGTCACCGATGGACATATAAACCTCGTTAGTGAGCTTATTGTAGGTAACACGAGCCACCTTCTCGTAGGATGTCTTATACGTAGATGAACCCTTACTAGTATGACAAACAAAATCATACGTATTTTGATACACCACAGATCCACCGGTATTTATAAAATTATATCCGTCTTGGCTCATCGTACCTCCCTTGTATCCAACAAGTTCAAAAGAACATTTACCCGTACCTTTAGATCCAAACCATGTAGCGTAGGCCATAAAATACGTCTCTTCAGGTAGGACATCATAATACTTAGCCCTTAAATCCTTCACCGACATCCAAACACATTCCTTACCGGATCCTGTATTATCACCACCCCATTTAAGGACTTCCCTAACAGAGCTATCTCCATTTCCGGGACCAGACCGACCTACAGCAAGATTATCTATGGTGGGAACATTAGAATTAAGGGCTTCCGTCATAGTATCCAAATCCCTTCCAGAGCTTGATTCCCATAAATACCTAAAAGTCACAAAATCGACATCTCCAATCTTAACACCTCCAGTATTACTAGGATATGTCTTTGTGACTAACTCATAATACCATTTACCGTCACGGAAAGTAACCCTTATCCTCTCTACTTGCTTGGGGGATATAGAGACATATGATCCACCAACGGAGACGTTATCGCCATCAACCGCACGGGAAGTCCCATCCTTTGGATCCTCAGGATCTACGGGGGTGTAGATCGTAGCCTGCTTATCTCCGGTGTTGATAATAACTATATAATAGCTATCCCCGTCAAGACCCTCGTCATGAGCCATGGTGACAAAACCTTGCTCGCTATCCGGTCTCCATTCAACGACAACCATATGCTTGTCCATAGGTATACCGGAAACGCTGTTAACGTAGTTGGTTGAAGACATGAAAATAGCATGGTCATCATAAGCCTCATCCACACGCTGATGCTTAGTAGCCAGTCCATCAAGACGAGATATTTCTGTGGGGTCGGAAACCTCGACCCCATTATAATCATACCACTTATATCCTATCATCGTATTCTCACGACGATATTTCCTTTTTCTTATGACCTGACCTCCAGCTAAGGCGTCAATCATAAAATAATCATTACATACTTTAACCATAGCCATTCAGATTAACAGGTTTGACATAAACAAGCCACGATAGTAGCGCCATCGGGGATGGAGGTCAGTGTCGTACCTACCGGGTAGGTAGGAGAGGATGACTCCATCACCGTTAACGACGTCCGCTCAACGACCATATCGTTATCCACCAACCGACTTCCCTCCACATAGAACCGGCCATCGGCTACCTCATAGCACTCTCGCACCGGAACCATATGTCTTTGGCTTTTATCAGCGTAATCGCATATCGTGACCTTAGCCCCATCAGGAATAGAAGACAACTCATCTCCAACACCGTAATCCGGATGATCTGAATATACCACATAAAGCTTGGACTTAATATCCTGCAATGCAGGATTGACCGTCCTAAAGCCCTTTAGATGGATCTTATGCCCCCCGATCTCATAACAATCATCTACATCCATGATATTGAGATCACAGCTAATAACGGTCCATCCGTCTATAACAGATTGCGTAGGTGTAGTATTTAATCTATATGCTGGATCAGTAGACTCTACGATCTTATAATCAAATGTCTTGAGATCAAGATTACCGTTAAGAGACTCTTGCCTCCGGATCTTTACCGTACCATTGCCGGTATCATAACAGGTCTCGGTAGTATCTATAAGCCGATCCATGTAATCCGGCTCCTCGCATTCGATACGAGTAAAATTAGATGGCAAAGAGATATATTGAGCACCAATCTTGATATCATTATCCGTAGAACTCAATACATGATGATTATACGACCTAATATGATTTAAAGGGTTGATAACGTAAGTGGATTTAATTCTTACCGATCCTCCTGGAGTCGAGTAACATTCTATCGCACTTCTGGTAATACGATCATCCAACCTTTCTATGGCACACCTTTCACGGATAAAAACCGATGGGATGCTATTCATCCTATCCCCTAGACCATATCCGTTATCAGACGAGTCCACAATCTCCCAGAACTGGTTTCTTTTCCCAAGATCACCATCATAAGACACCACATGTCTCATACGTATGCTCCCGTTTGATGTCCTATAACATTCCTCGATATCAATAGGCATTCTGTCTTCCATATCCGTGAAATCACAAGACACCAAAGACCATCCGGTAGGCAGGGTGGATATCCGCTGTCCCGGGGTGAAACCGCCGTTATCCGAATCCAGTACCTCGTAGCGGACGTGGCGCTCGTTTGCCTTGGCATCATAAGACACGACTCTCCTTACCTTGACATTACCCTCACCGCTATCATAACATTCCACGAAAGACTCGATATCACGATCCTCCATATCCTCCATCTCGCACACCATGCGATCCCATCCTCCAGGTATGGCATTATATATCCTATCCACGAGAATATCGGGGTTCTCAGATCGTGTAACGACATAAACAGCGCCCCTTATATCTATATCTCCATCATAAGACGTTATTCTTAATACCTGTACACGACCTTTATCTGTATTATAGCATTCTTTCCTTGACTGAAGCATTCTATCCTCAAAGTCAACGAAATCACAAGGAACCAAAGAGAATCCGTCGGGGAGGGTAGCTAGGGCGGCTCCTGGGACAAAGTCTGCGTTATCGGAGTCCACTACCTCGAAACGTGTGTATCTGGCCTTTATCTTGGAGTCATACGACACCATCCTTCGAAGTTTAACGTTTCCGCTACCGCTGTCATAACACTCTATATAGGATTTGATATCTCTCTCCTCCATATCGTCAAAATCACAGACTACCCTTATCCAAGTGTCTGGCAAGGAACTGAAGCTGGCGCCCTCAGGTTGTGACGGATCGGTAGTCTCCAGGACTTTATAACTCTTATCCCTAACTCCTATATTCCCGTCCCATGACGTAAGAACCTCCAGCTTCACCTTACCGGCCGGTGTCTTATAACATTCTATAGTTACCTCAATATCACGATCCTCCATATCCGTGAAGTCACAAACGACCTCAACCCAGTCATCGCTTATGCTGGTGATAAACTTACCTACCGGATTCTCAGGATCGGTACTTTGCTTGACGCGATACCATTCCTTTCTGGTACCCATCTCGTAATCAAATATCTTATACCCCTCTATCTGTACCCTTCCGGTCCCGGTATCAAAGCATTTAAGCACCGGTATTATCTCCCTTTGGGTCATGTCCGGAAAATCACATACTATACGCCTCCACGTATCAGGTATGGCATTATACTTCGTTCCAATAGGGTTACTATCGTCAGTAGTATTCACCACCTCATAATGAGACACCTCCGGGTTCAGGCGGGGGTCTACTGACTCAACGCCCTCGATCTGGACCTTGCCTCCTTCCGTGGCATAACATTTACTTACGAATATCAACTCCCGATCGGTCATCTCCGCTATGCTACAATCTATAGCTACCCACTCGGAAGGAATCTTATCCAATTCCGTACCAATAGGCGTATCAACATCTGAAGAGTTGATGATAAATATCTTCTCGGCCAATATCTCACCCTTATTATTCATATAGGTATGGATACGCGCCTCTACCTGACCACCCGGGGTACGATAACATTGGTTGACGATCGACACACGGGCGTCCTTGATGTTAATGAACTGATAGTCCTTTTTAGGAACCTCGCTTACAAGTCTCTTTACTCCTTTATCATCGAAGTACACGTAACACCCGTCATTCCTCATCATGACCGGATACGTCTTTCCGTCTATGACAACACCTGAGAAGTCATCTGGCGGAACGGAGAAACCCATGCTACCGAAGATGGAAGCCAGTCTCTTTAGATACTCATTAATAGCCGACATAATATCATATTTTAATTCTACTGCCTCAAAGATAACAAAAAAAGGGAAGAGAATTGAATCTCTCCCCTTTAGGAAATATATGAACGCAAAAAAGGTTCTTTATTTCGGCTCAGTTACGATAGCCGGGCCAAGACCAGCGGCCGCCCCGATCATGTTAATCATCTCCTGAACGCCCTCATGAGCGCCGTAACGTACACGTAAGATCAAGTTGATAGGATCATCAGCGATAACCTTTCCGAATCCCTGAGCGTATCTATGAGGATTGAGCGTAATCTGGAAGTCAACGTACTGAGCCGTTTGCTCTACACGACTATATTCGTTCATGAACGTCCGCCCCATGAAATCCTGATGTTTCGGGAATCCATTGAAATGAGCGTAACCCTTCAACTCATCATCCATCATATTGCCGCCTACGTGGGTACGTGGTGCTTTGCTGGACAATCTCTCGAAGTTAAGCTGATCCCACCAGATAGGAGAACCCTCATCCAAAGAATCGGGATAACCTCCGCTAGCGCCAACGATCTCAACGCTATCCTCTACATAAGTCATTTTATCCATCAAGCACTCTGACGGAGATAATAACATTTCCTTGCCACGGAAACGGATACCGCACTTACAGTTAGAGCCAAGTTCCTGAGCCGAATCCAATTTCTTCCACATCCGGTTGCGGTAGGACGCTGGAGCCTCGCTAGTGAAGAATCCTTCAAATACCTTGTCACACTCATCGCACAACATATTGGTATATACCTCTGTCTGGAAGCTATGCTGGCAAGCCGCCGGAGTACCGTAATCCGTGATCTCCAGTTCCGGGAACGCCTGCTTGATTTCTTCCAAGGCACTTTCTCCACACTCGTTATCCGGGATCGTGATATAATACTTCTCCTTAGATACCTTGCAAGAACCACAAGCTGACCAAGAAGCGGTACGAACCGTAGGATTCTCGCACATATCGGATGTCTTAGCCACGTAGTAGATGATAGCCGTAGGATTAGCCTCCACGAAAGTAGAGATCTCCTCATCCGTCAATTTCTTGGAAGTAGCGGCAATATACAAACCTGATCCCTTGATCTGGCTCATCTTATTAACCGTATCAGCTACCACATTAGGTAAAGACTCTACCGTAGTAGACATATCAACGCCGTCATCCTCCAATGAAATGGAATACAGGTATCCGCCCTTAACCTCAGTATAGCTAGGCGGGCATTCCTCGCATCCTTTCATGATAGAGATCAGACGTTGAGTATAGTCATTAGGCTTAGTCCCTTTCTTCATCACCTTATAACGTGACATGCTGCCGTTGATGCTCTCACGAACGATCTTCAATCCCGGGTACTGGGCACGAACCTCAGCCAAGGCCAGGTCATCACCAGTATCGCATACCTCCATGCAATAGAAGTTCACGTCCTCCGTCTCAGGCTCAGTAGCCTCATTAGTACATCTTGTAACCGGAGTGATATCAATATAATCGGACACCTTACCACCACCGGCGATAGGCTGGTTTTTCATCCGCTCGATACACTTCAATACGGCGGGTAACAAGTCAACCTCCTCGCAAGGATCACATTCCTCGCATTGATTAGGGATATTGTCGCAATCATCCAAAAGGATAGCATCAAAGATCTCAACCCTACCTCCCTCGTAGCCAAGAAGCTCGAAAGCCCTGCCGGCGAGAATCAAGCGGATAACGATACGGTCTCCCTTGGAAACGGAGAAAGCCGTGTCGTCAGAGACACCATTGTATCCTAAGATAACGTCATCGACATAAGCGTGATCCTTCTTCGGCCAAGAAGCGTAAATCTCGGTGATCTCATTCAACGAGAACAAAGGCGTGGAAAAATCCTTATCATATATAGAGCGGGAAGCCGCTTGTTCATTACGACCGATACGGATCTCATAACGCTTGTCATTACGAGGCTTACCGGTAAAATCAATCACGGCCTTACAACCGTTCTCGGAAGTCTCCTTAGTATCATAAATACCAAGCTGACCTTCCTTCAAAAAGATGGAATCAACATCCACCATCTTAGCGTGCGGGGATACGAAAAGTACCCGGTCTTGCGGTCTGTGCAACATATTATCAATTTTTTAATTTAAAAATCATTTACCTAACGCAAACATAATCATAAACAACATCACCGCAATAAAATGAGGTCGTGAGTATACGACATAATATAATGTTTACATTTTATGTAAAATAAAAAGCCTACCCGTTTCCGAGTAGGCTTAATGATCAAACTAACGGTGTTTATTTAAAGGAAGCCACATTATCCTTATCCATCCTATATCTACTTAGTTCATTCTCGTTAAGGTTGAATTGCTTGGCGACCATATCCAGAATCTCCTCCACCAAAGGATCGGGCAGCTCAGGGTCGATGTCCGTGGACCGCTCGCCGGCGGCGTTGATGTACCCGGCCAGATCCACCCGTACCGGATTCCGGTAGTAGGTCATCCTAACCTCGTCTGTGCGGAAGCCGTCCTCATACACCACGACCTTCCCGTCACCTATGGTGTAGAACGTTTCCCGATAGTCAAAAGAAGGTTTATTATTATCATCCCCAAGAAGCTCATGGACATTCTCGTTCTTAGCCTCCCATATGACAAAATCTCCAACCTCACATCCATTATAAGAAAACGCTCCTTTTATATTTGAGAACCATAAATAATCATCAGGAAGACCGAATGATGTCGATTCAGGATCATCAATATGACTAATCTCATTAAGCGATTTCCAGTATACCAGAAGAGTTTGTATAGATCGGATGGTCTCATCATCCTTCCTATTAAGATAGTATCTTATCAACCTGTCCTGAGCCTCGTTGAACAAAAGCACGAACCTTCCTGGATCAAGCTTAATCCCGCCATTGGCGAGATTCTGCTCATTCTTCTGCAAAGACCTTAGATACGCTTCTTGGATTGTCATCGTCATTCCTCCTTAACCTTATCACCTTCCTCTACGTCATCCTTCTTCTTAATATCCTTAACCTTCTTGGTCTTGGACTTATCATCGATATTAGACATAGATATGATCTCCTCATACTCATCCAATACATTAGCCTTTATGTTAATAAAGTCTTTCTTGGTAGCCAAGAACTCAGCGGATGTCCGAACGTCAGGTCCTATGATCTGGCCATTATATTGTAATCCGGATGGAGTCATATTGATACGACCATTTCGTTGAAGGACGTTTACGATACGGTAAAACTCAAGAACTTCCTTGAAATCACCTTCCAATGACCGATCCCAGATATCAAGCAGATAATCGACATTGGTCTTCTTCTCATTCATCCAGTTTGATAGAGATCCTGTATAATACTCATCCTCCGTGAAATCCGGGCGAGTTACGATACCGATGTAAAGAAGAAGATCGATGACAGCCTGACGATCGTCGCCGCCTTTCTTAAGAGCGCTGATAAACTTATAGCTTATGTTCATCTTATTGATCTCACGCTGCTGAACGAAATCCTTCATATTGTCTTTCTCCACGAAACAGAACATAGAGTTCATGAAGACAGGATCGCCATCCATTTCCTGAGGAGTCAACATGCCGGAAAATACAGCCAAATATAAATAAAATAGATCTACGGTATTAGCCGTATTATAAACCTTACCCATGAAGATCTTATCCTTAGCGTCATCCCAAAATTCTAAATTGGTTTGAGATAGATCCATCTGCGACATTTCCTCGAAAGGCTTCATGATATTATCTACCCGCTGTTTGACGAGCTTATCGATCTCATTCTTGTCAAGACCATTATAGCATCTTGATCTTGGATAAAAACCGGTGTTATAGGCCTTGGAGAAATCATCCCAAGGGCAACATACGTGAGTGGCGTTCTCCGGGAACGGAGCTTTAGCTATATTAGCGTCTTGAAAGGCCTGAGGAGCACTTCCATCGTGTTTGCCTACAACCTCATATAAGGTATCTGACATGATATTGAAACCGTTTACCTCGGCCAATACCTTCCTTGATTTTAAAATTTCTTTCATTTTCCTTTTTGCGTTACTTAAAAAAAGAGGAGAGGAATATCCTCCCCTCTAAAAACCAAATTACATATATGAAAAAACTTAGCCGAAGTAGTTCGGTTGAAGCTCGATAATCAAGAACTTACTATTATCCATAACCCATGCCGCGGAAGCAGAATGACACCAGAATTGCTCTTTCATGCCCGGCAAGGATGATACGATCTCATTACCGTTGGCTTTGTGCGCCCAACGACCGTATTCATAACCCCACCACATACTTACACCTTCTGGTTTGATATAGAATACGTTGTTATTCATATTACCTAACTTAGCGTTAGCCGTATTAGGAATAGCGGAATACGCGTTAGTCGATCCAGCGTCAGTGATATTCTCGATAATACAAGAATAAGAGGATCTAGGATACATGCCATTCACTAACTCGCTACGATCTGTCATGTCGGCGTAATCCAAAGAAGGATCATGCTCGAACTCAACATTACCGATGCCCGGGATGAAAGCTCCCTTAACCTGAACCGGACCTAAGATCATGGCGTCATTAGTACCTGAAATAGGGTTAGAAGGCAACATCCTATCGCTTCCCATACCCCAGCTTAAGTTCTGCAAGGTAGTGAAGAACGATTCCCTGATCAACTTCTCTAAATTGATCATAGCCATAGCTCCTACCTTGAACTTAATCTTACGTTCCGTAATAGGAAGATCCTGACGTCCACGGAAAATATAAGATGCGGCAGCCATAAGCGTGTCTTTAGTAATACCCATCGGACGGCTATAGTAGATAGTGTAACCACGGCGAAGCTGACGATAGATACCTTCATTCAAATGGATAGGACCATTTTGATCCATGATAATACCACCTTCTTGCCACATCAACTGTCTAGCTTCCAGCTTAACCAACTCAGCCATACAGAATACCTCCATCGTGGACGCTACCTTAGCCGTACGTAAATCAAGTCTACCATTAACAGTCTTGCCGATAATAGCCAAATCAGGAATATTACCCTCATACTCGCTTCTCATGGCATTCATACGACGAAGGGCGGTCTCCACGAACTCTGAAGTGCTATTCTGGGCGGCCTGCATGGACTTCATACCAGCGTACATAGTTGTCTCACCCTCAACACCACGGTGGTTTCCTAAACGGAATTCACAAGTCATAGAACCAGCCTTGTCAGCTCCAGATACCTTAGAGAACTGGGTGCTATACTCTCCAAGAGCATGACCGATCTTCCAGTAACGGATACCCGGACGTAATTTCTCTTTAGGGAAGTATTTAGCCTTTCCGCCGATAACACGACCCCAATAACGTGTCAAATCACCTTCTGTCTTAGACGGTATCTCACCTGAGATAAGGATATTACAGCCGTTAGCGGCGTCATAGGTGATGACATCATAAGCCGTAAACTCAGAGGTATTCAAAACGATATCAAACAAGCTACCGTCAATACCCGGTTTTAGATGATGACTTGAAGTATCCTCGGCCGTAACGACAGCGAATGTCTTTGTAACAGGTAAATCATAACGGAAAGAAGCTCCAATACCGTTAACGGAGATCGTAGCGCCGTTATTAATCATACCCATATACATCGGAACGGGGTAATTAGCGATATTAGAGAACAGATTCAACAGACCCAAATGATTCTTATCAGGATCCTCATAATACCAGCTCGCCAATGAGCCTAAGTTATGCTCTACGAGCGAAGTCTTATAGTTCTTGGCATCGGTGAAGGCAATAACGTTGTCACCATTCACGGTAGCCGGAAAACTTTTTGTCAAAAATGGATTCATTTCTATTTATTTTTAATGTTATACACTCTTTGATCCACTCAGATCAAGGAAGTTGGCCTCTATAGTATCATTATCGATATTATTTTTATTCTGCTTTCCTCCCTTATTGCCAGAAAGAAGAGTGATGGTCTTCTTATTAACCTCCATCTTAGCCTTGTTAGTCTTCTGTTTAAGAAACTCGTCCTTATTCATCAAGAACAAAGCCAGATCAGCGGCCATGTCCGGATTCTTGATAGCCTCGGAATAGGCTTTATCTATAGCCGTATGACCTTGATTGTCTATCGGCTTTGTAACGAAATCGACAGCCTTACCTATCATCGTGTCAGTCAACTGGAATCCTGAGCTTATAGATGTCTTTAGACCTTTCTTATAGATCTTCATCTGCTCAATCAACTCCTGTTTCCTTTTCTCGGATTTTTTCTTCTCCTCCTCGATAAGGTTATCCATCTCCTTTTTCAGGATATCATGGAACTTATTGGCCTTGGACTCAATAAACTCATCGCCCTTGCCGATCATCATCTCCATATTATCCTTTATCTCGTCTTCCGGCATACCCAACATCTTATAATAATGCTGGATAACCGCAAGCTGATCATTCTTGTTGCTCATATCAAGGTTATCCAACGGCGCCTGAATGTTCTGATATTGGCTTAATAGTTGGCCAACGTTACCACCGGCCTTATCCACCTCTATCATCTTCTTCATAAAGTCAGACATAGAACCGGTATCAACCTTATCCTTCAACAACTCATCAGCCTTATCCTTGATCAATCCCTCCACTATATCGAGTAAATCATCCTCTTTAGTGATAGTAGAAAGATCGACCGGTTTATCATCTACCATAATATCAAGGTTGTCAATACTATCGATAATACCTCTAGCGGCCATCTTCTCCAAAAAAGATTTCCCATTAAATCCTGATACTACATTATTATCAGTACCGCCTTCGCCAAAGGAATCAGGGTCTGGGCTGGTAGCATCGCCGCCCTTATCCCCGCCACCGTCAGCCGCTCCGCCGTCGGCAGGCTCTTCCTTGGAATCACCTATAGGATTACCATCCTTATCATATTTACCCTCGATATTATTCTTATCGCCATCACCGTCACCACGGTAAAAAAGCTCCTCGACACTCATGGTCTTAAAACCTTTAGCGAAATCACCCATGTCATTCATACAATTTCCTTTTTTGCTTTTTACAAAATTATCATTAATCTAATTACCAATTAAATCAAGCCCATTATAGTATATGACAGAATTTTACGCCAAAATGATTACAGATTTTGTAAAAATATTTACAAAACTTGTAATCAATTCTTGTTTATTATTGACGTAAACCTATCTGTATCAGAACGTTTATTCCTAGCATCTATCTCCTTTTCCTTTAATTCCAACTTCCTTTTCTCTATCTCCTCACGAGATCTTCGCTCAGCCTCGGCATTAGCCTGTCTGGTTCTCATATCCTCCTCACGGATATCCAGATCCCTTTCCTTCAAGGCTCGATCCGCTATAGCTTCCACATAATCCATACCCTCTTCGTTATCTTGTGTCCTAGCCGCTTGACCGGCGGCCATTATGCTCTTACCCCGTAAATCGAAGTTACCCTTGATATAAGCCAGCTCCTTCTCCTTCTCATGCTCGTCATTACGGGCCTGTTGATCGGCCTCGGCTTTTTGCTGTACAAGTCGTTGTTGATTCTGGTACTCCTCCTGTCTTACACGATCTGCGTAAGATCTGGCATCCCTTCCTATCTGATTCATCTCAGCCGTCGAGTTGGCATTCATCATTCTAGTGATATCAAGCAAGTCATTGCCTAAAGTATTCGTCTGTAATATATATTGCTTCAAATTCTCCAATTCCAGACGTTTCTTGGAATTAGAGACAGCCATAACATTAAGATGACGTAACGACAAGCTATTATCCGTAAGACTGACGTAAGCCAAGGACAGATCGCTGTTCCTGTACATCACGGTCCAATCGTATCCTTCCTTCTGGCATACTTGAGCCACGGCTAGATGAATATCCAATGTCCGTTTCTTGAAGTCATCGAAATCATTAAAGTAAGTCTGGGTCTGTAGCATAGTAGCGTTAACTCCCTGTTTTACGCCCGTAGAACTCTCGTATCTAGTTGACTGACCCATCGCTTGCTCGGATATACCTATCATCCTATAAGCCATCATATAGGCGTAAGACGCCATTTCCATACGGGATCTTATCTGATCCGTATTAGTAAGATCATATACACCGAACTGATTATATATGCTGCTCATCTGCGGATTCTGGTAAGGATTGTTTGTGTCATTACCACCTACACCCATAAATGAGACGGATTTAACGATCTGCATAAAAGTAGCCAAAGCTCCCTTCTTGTCCATCATATCCTTATATTCCGTAGGCAGGAATCCTAAGTCGCCTAAGAAGAACTTACCGATCTCCTTCTCGGCGTTATTGTATAGCTGGTTCATAGCAAGGTTATACATCATCTGGAACGGCTGTATGCGATCAGCGAGACTAGACCCTATAAATCCAGAAACCGGAATGACATAATCATACAGACTGCTATCACCATGTATCTGATGAGGTATTGGATCCCCACCAATATATATAGGCTTATCCATTAAATTACCTCCGGTGATCTTAACGCCAAACCTAACCTCAGGGACATACTCCAAGATATAGGTGTTCACCTCAGGATCACCAACAGCATCGGCCATAACCCTCTTTACTTTCTTTATGCCATTCTTCTCCAAGAATTCCGGGAGCAACTCATCGGTTACAAGTTCCTGATCAACCATCCCGGTCTCTGTCATATAAGTTATTAAGAATACCGGTTTCATGGATACCCAATATCCTTCCATAACCCTAAAAAGGCGAGAGTCTATCTCATATCTCTTACCATCGGCCATACCGGAGTTGAAATATCCAAAGGGATGGAAGCGGGGCAAGAAGCGGGGCTGGGTGTGTTCCTCCCCGTCAGGTCCGAAGGTATGGTACTCTCCCATCGGCACACCATAATAGTCCTCAGCGGCGACTATAGACTCATAGTCATGGTATCCTTTCCATGGAATAACCTCATTCTCATACATACCGGTAATAGACGGTTTCTTTTTCTTCCAATCATACCTAGCACCGTCATTAGATACCCATCCCTCATAATCATCGTCACCTCCCATAATCCGACGCTTGTCTTTGGCCGTCATCTTATGGCCGTATCTTGATATCAACTCAACACCCTCGTAATAATGAAGACGGCCTACATAAGATCCATATTGCGGGTATTTCACATCAGGATGGAAAACCTCCATCGGACTCCATACCTCCGGACGATAATAGTCGAAGCCAACGAAATGGTTCCGGAACATCTTTCCGCTAAGAAGACGATCCCGGTAATTCTCCCTGTCAAGCTCATCCATATAAAACCGGCTACGGTCAGCCTCGATCGTATGATCCCCCCATACCGCCGCCTGCGTCTTCCATCTGGTACTCATGAACCTCTGGATATCATCAGGGGTCATAGACGTCTTGGCCTGTTGGATTTGCTGAACATAAGCCTGACGCTCCTCCTCAGAGTTAAACTCATTGTACGTAGGATCAAGACCAGCCTCCACAAGACGCTGATTGACGATAATATCCCACTGTTCTTGTATATGACGATGAAGTAAGTTTGACATCGTATCCTCATACTCACTTATAGCCATATCACCTACCTCATTAACCGTATACTTATCCTGTAGGTTTGTCAGCCATCCCTCAAAGGCGTTTACGATACCACCTATGATATCATAATGTTTCAAGAAAGAAGGTATCCTTATATCGCTCCTTAGCTTCTGCACGTTCCTTAACTGAGGGATAACATCCGCCATCTCCATAAAAGATAACTTACCATCCGCCATCAGATAATAGTCACGGTACATCTGGTTACGATCATACTGTTTCAACCCTATCGTCTCAAGAGCGTCCATACAATCCTCCTTCCATTTTCTGTTCTTTTTCTTCGTGGAAATAGCCTGAGGAGGTAATCCTAATAACGCTCCTTTTGCTGGAAACGAATGATCTCTATTGAAAATCTCCATGTCAATCTAATTTAGGTACTTATATACTTTTCTACACCAAAAGCATATTTTCACGCTTCATAGGGACATTGTTGAATCCGCTTACACGAAACTGATTCTAAAGAGGTCTCTCCACGTGCTTTAATTCCCGGCGTACCTCCGGTATCGTTTGCTAATCGCAATTATATAAAACTGGTGTAAAGTTATATATAATCACCCTAATTTAGGTAACTATATACGATTTTACACTATTATGTTGTATAACATAAGTAAAATCGTATATAATTACTTTTTATATCATACCTTTGCATCAAAAGACAGTAGTATGCTAAAAGCTTATAAATATAGATTAAATCCAACATCCGAACAAATCTCATTAATAGAGAGGACTTTCGGATCAACCCGATTTATCTATAATTGGGCTTTGCAGACGAAAATCGAAGCGTATCAAGATGATAAAAAATCGCTTACATATCATGATTTATGCAAGAAATTGACTGATTTGAAGAAACAAGAGGAATATACTTGGCTCAATGAGGTATCTAACGAATGTCTACAGCAGTCAATAAGAAACCTAGATCAGGCTTTCACCAGATTTTTTAGGGAGAAAAAAGGCTTCCCAAAATTCAAGTCAAAGCGAGGATCAAGGAAATCGTTCAAGAATATCCTTAATGTCCATATCAATTTCGATAACAACAGAATTAAGTTACCGAAATTAGGATGGGTAAGATTTTACTCAAACCAAGTGTTTAAAGGAAAGATAGGAACTGTCACTGTGTCTAAGTCGCCTACAAATAAGTACTATATCAGTATCCTTGTAGACAACGGCCTTAAATTACCGGGCAAGTCACCTATAAATCCGGATACGACTGTAGGTGTCGATGTAGGGATAAAGACATTCGCAACCTTATCGAACGGTTCGGTTTTCGAGAACCCGAAATATCTGGAAAAGTCTTCCACACGGTTAGCATGCTTACAACGGAGATTAGCTCGCAAACAAAAAGGAAGCCGAAGAAGAGAAAAAGCTAGATTGGCCGTAGCTAAGGCATACGAGCACATATCGAATCAAAGACATAACTTCCTGCACCATACTGTCAACAATATCCTAGGCGAGAACCAAACCGTGGTTATTGAGGACCTTAACGTGGAGGGGATGATGAGGAACCATAGGCTGGCTAATAGCATAGCTTCATGTTCATGGAGCGAGTTCTTTAGAATATTAAGCTATAAGTCGGATTGGAAAGGCGTGAATTTGATTCGGATAGGAAGATTCGAACCTAGCTCCAAGATGTGCGAATGTGGATACATACATCGGGATCTTAAATTATCTGATCGTATCTGGACTTGCCCTTCTTGCGGGGCTATAAATGACAGGGATCTTCTTGCCGCTAGGAACATAAAGAAATTTGGGTTAGAAAAGCAGAATCTTCTAACCCAATAAAATACGTCACCGGTGGTGAACCGGGTAGGGGACGTGGAGTCGTTGGCAATAGCCGGGGCTGTGAAGCGTCAAATTATATCGGTACAAACCGATATATAATCACCTAAAGATAGGCGTTTAATTGACATTCATTTACCTAAAAGCTCCTATAGATACCGATCCAAATGCAGAGGCATATATCTCATGGTGTTTATAAGCATCTTCCTTACGGGCGTTATTCATCTCATCTATCTTCGATTTAGGCATGTAGTTATTATCATCAAAATACCTAGCGAGAACCAACGCATGCCCGAAGGCTATTATCCTATCGACGTTCAATCCGGGCTTATACTGTATTATCTCATCCAAAAGAGCTATATCATCAATCAACTCAATACCTTTAACCGTTATATCAAGACCGGTACTATCATCATAACCAATAACGAAATCCTGCCAGCAATAATCCACCACACAGGAGAAGAGCAGGTTCTGGTTGCCGGGGGTAGGATATAGCCCCAGCTTGCTATTCTGCCGGGAGCCGGCCTTCACATACTTATTGGCTATAGCCTCACCAGCGAATAAGAAGAAAGATGCCGGCATACCGCTCTTCCGATTAAGATACTGCTCATACATCTGGTCAGCGTTCTCCATAAGGCATATAGCACCATATCCCTTCTGAAGCACCTCACAAGTACGGCAAAACTGATCTATGGATGATGGGCGGGATACGTATGAAGCCACTATCCTATAGGCATAAGGATCTCGAATACCAACACGCCTTTTGAATACATAAAAAGCTCCCAATGAAGGAGTATCAGACTTGGCCTGTTTATAAGGGTCGCAATTGTGAACAGATATATTCCTTAATAAATAATTATTCGTATCACATTCAAAATTATACACAGGACCGGTATACTTTTCTTTAGTTATAGATGATATCCTGACATATATATACTTATTATCATTACTAATAAATATACCTGTAGAAGGACTTTTTCTTGTGCTGGTATCCATACATACTTTAGACAATTTAGATATATAATCAGGAGTTAATGTCTCAACCAACTTCCTGAAATACACAGTATAGTTATGGCCTATCCTTAAATGATAACATGATCTTTGAGATTTAACTTTATTGCCATCTATATATTCAGCCCTATTTTTTTTCATTATTGATATACCTCCAACTACTCCAAGAGATAACAATATATCCTGTATACCCTCAAGAAGATCCATACTGACACTTACGAAATCCATGCCCGAATAATTGCGAAAATCATTATGGATAGATCCATCCGTATCCAGATATCCATGGACTAAACTAACCTTCATGCTAAACGGAAGATATTTAGCAAATTCCGGAATATATTTACCATAACAATACTTGCCAAAATTATTAACAAGCCACTCACTTAGATAAACATGTTTAAAACCTAACTCCCAATTACCCTTTCTACCTCTCTCCGAAGGTTTAACCCCAAAAAGACTATCTACAACTCTATAATATCTATCTCTCTCTTCTGGATAATCAAAGCAAATAGCCATATGTACACGACACTGCCTATCAATCCATCCATTCCCAAGCCACATCCCTACAAACCACCAGAAGTCATCAGAAAGCATATAATCCCTAAATCCTGGGATATCCATCCTTTCTTCGGCATACATATTAGGAATCCTTGTCCACTGTCCCTCTTTTATATCCTTGACAGGTATGTAATCAAATTTGAATAAATCTTCCCTAACCCTTCTACCTACGGTCTTATGATCAGAGGCAAAAATAGGATGCTCTGAAGTAAATCTATTTATTCTTACGCCATTATACATCTTTATCGAATAAAGATCCTCTTCGACCATATTTCTGACAAGTCTCTTGCGTATCCTAACATTATCCCCTTCATTATTAACCAAGAAATCATCATAGTCAACATCCTCTACATTCTTATACCCATCAGAAGTCAATACCCTTTCTCCTGGAGGCATACATCCAGCGACATAAATAAAATCATCAAACCTATTGGATTGAGGCATCTCGAATATCTGGACAGGAGCGTCAATAACACCGCCGCTAAACGGGAATCCAGCCAGTTGCTTATTCGATTTAGTAGTCCCCAGTTTATTACCTGACTCAAGAAAGACATCACACAGCATACCGCTATATTGCCCCGACTCAAGGAGATCATTCTTATGCTTGATAGCGTACTCGACCGGAAATAGGTTCTGGGATGAGCTTAAAAAACAGTCATCGATCGTAAATGGATAGAACATAGTATGAGAAGTGTACGCAACCCTATCTTTTGTAGATAGTTTCTTCCGTTCCTCATTAAGTTTATTGGTACTAGCATCGAAATCAGTAGCGTCGATCTTGATCTTATTAAGCTTCTTGTCATCAGGATTACCAAGATAATCGCCCAATCCTATAGTTCTCTTAACACCGGAGTTAGCCATCTGACCGGGAACGAACATCGCCCATTTCCGTTCTTTCCATGTTTTCCCTTTCATGGCTCTACGATTTAAAATATCCCAGTCCATAACCAGAAGATTGTAGGTCTCAGGATCAGAAAACATTTCTTGAGCGTCCTTGGATAATTCTACCTCACCACCAGTACCAGCCAAGATAGGGCTAAGACGCCAGCCGTAAGGCGTGTCGTAGGACGGCATGGCGGCCGTGTAAGGCTTCTTGATAGGTCCCTTACCAACCTCGTCGAAAATAGCCGTAGCCGGTGTCAAACCAGCCGTCTTCTGCGTGGAGGTCTTCCTACCCATGTTGATGTTGGCTATAGAGATAATGGCATGGATATCACGTACGCCATTGGACATCCTCTTGCCTAATGTAACGCCCGAGCTCCAGTCGGTCTTGGTCCTGTTGATCCTGAAAAAAGGATGCACATGATCAAGACCATACTCACAATACTCACCTATATTAGATAAATCGCTATCGCTGAAACCTACCACGGAATGACTAAGCCCGATCGTCATGGTAGCGTTCATCTGAAGAAGGGATGACATGATAGTCGTATTATGGGATACGACAAAATTGGTAGTAAGAAACTGATGAGATTTATTATCTACCTCAATACAAGTAGCCTTATACTTCCCGTAATAATCTATATCGGATATCCTAAGTCTGTTATGGGTCTTGGATATATACATATCATCACCATCCATGACGCAATAATATCCCATAGACCAGAATATTCTTCTTACGAAGGATATAATATACTCACTTTTGTAAACAACCTTAAAACGATCATCGCCGGTGCTTATACCGCAAGCGATCTTCATGAACGAGCTTATAAATAACTCTTTCTGTTTTTTGGATGAATAAATGACATCATCCATCTCCTTCTTGCTTAGCTCAAAGATCCTGTCGGTAGCGCCACAAAGGAAGGAGGCGACCAGAGACCCCATGAGCTGGGGTGATATCAGCCAACGCCGCTCAGGAAAATCAACCGCATCCCCCATATCTATAGTCATTTTAGAGAAGTCAGAGTGGATAATACCCATCGTACTCATGACTTTATAATCACCATGATACTTGACCTTCCACTGGTGCTGCCCGCAACACACCACGCTGCGACCGTCCTCAAAGGTCACTTTGTACGTATCAACGAATCCCTGAGGATATACGCCCACTATGGTAGTAAGATTCCCGTCATCACCGTATATGATATCTCCTATGTCGGCGAATCCTATTTTCTTGGAACCATAAGGAGTGTATATAAGCTCCGAGTCCAGAAGAGCCTTGCCAAAACGACGAGTACCAAACATCCCCAATCCTTTCTTCTCCTGACGGGCACGTTGGTACATCTCGGCGAAAAACCATTCATTGTCACGCAAACGACTGATCGCTGGCACACGTTCCCCGTTTGGAAGATCCTGAAATACGGGAAAGAAATTAACATGCCAATAAAGCCATGGCGGGATGAACGTACCGTTGATAGTTATCCCGTTCTTAACCTTATAAGCCTCCTCCGTGAAGAACTGCTTAACATCATCATCCTGATCCTCCCATCCGAACAGATCGTTCCATACAGGGGGATTCTTCATATTTACATAAAATTCTGGACTCGTGCTTAAACTCATGATCGCATATTTTTTAATACGGATTCTATACCACCGGAAACCTGTCCCTTACGTTCCTTCTTCTGGACATTGCTTACACTCCTATATACATCCATTATCCCACTCTTCTCCATATACGAGTCATTCCATACGTTGATCTTATCAATCAGCTTGGATATGAAATCGAACGCCCTAGCCATATCCTCAGGCTTCTCCTTATCCCATGGATGCTTGGCGATATACGTCTTGGCGTCATCCACGGCCTTGGATATGACCTCAAGATTATCGTTTACCCGATCGACGTCTCTACTCGTCGGCTTTCGTCTTCCCTGTGGCATTTTCTTTTAATTCCTTAAATTCATTATACTGCTTCATAAGAAGCTCATAAGATTGAACAACCCCGATCTTACTTACTTCCGTCACGCTCATGTCATGGAACATATCCTCAAGCTCCTTGTCAGCGTATCTCAGACGTTCCTTGTCATCATAAAACACGAATCCAGACGTTCTGTCTTCTATAATACTCTTGGCGGTGGACGCATATGTCGTGTCTAAATCCAGATCCATACCGAAGCTGGTAGCCAACTGGATTATGAACATCAACCTAGAATTGACTTTTACAGCCTCTATATTCAACATCTGTATCTTATGGGTCATCTCATGAAGAACGACAAAATCCTCCTCTTTTATCAACGAAGATGATTTAAGGGCTATCTTCTTAGTCCTATCCTCAATATCGCTATACAGACGCTTGCTCTCACGCTTTATGGCTATCCAATGCCTTATATGAGTATCCGCCTCTTCTTTAAGATAATCCCTGATCTCTTTTTTGATATCCTTATCCTCTTCCATTATAATCACACGTTATAATCATTATTATTTAATTCAATCTCATCACTGATGCTTTGGTCTATAGACCTCAATAAATCCCTGGTACTAACATCCCGCAAGAAGCGGACATTACCACCATTAGCCCTAGCTATCCTCCTTAAAGCGGAGTAAAGTATATCACCCAACGAATATTCAGGCAACTCACGGCATCCGACTTCCATGACAATAAGGGCATGGATACGATCATCTATCTTACTTCTTACGGGACTTCGCATAGTATTTACTTATAAGCTTCCCCTATAATACGTAGCGGGAAATGTTTGAAATTACGTTCAGGATCATCCTTCGTATAACCCATAAGAGATAGATGTTTCTCAAAATGACCTTCCGTGTATTTTGAGGTATCCAATGTCATCCTAAATATAGTTCTATTCTCATTGTCAGGATGTTTGTTATATGAAACGTCTCCCATACATCCACATCCAAGATGATGCTCCTTGACATGGAAACCATCTTTATGGGTGATAAATAACACGATTTCTATCTTATCACCTATTTTCTGATCAAAAACATTTAGATAAAACTCGCTCTCGTCATCCGTAAGTCCTATATCAAATGCATCGTTAGGGCACTCGATATTAAAATCGTTATGATCGGCGGTTATGACCTCCATAGCATTCCATTTGGCTTTCTCTCCTTCCACGAACTTCAACGGGCATACCTCGGTCTTCATCCAAGCCTTCTCCTTGATAAAACAACCACACAACGAACATGCCTGTCTTCCCATTAACCTTTGCAGCAATACCTTAGCTGGTAACTTAAAGAAAGCTATATTAGAAGAGTTCTTAGGACATTTCTTGCATAAATCAAGACGATTCTTGTACCACTCCGGATAATCCTTCTCATCCTTAGGAATCCTACCCAATAAACTGTCTTCCCAAGCTTGGGCTATTACTTGGGCTTTACCGATTGTTTGCATATTATTTCTTAAATTGTTTTTGTTGAAAATCCTGTAATTGTTCCCATGTCATTCCATACCGACATTGATACATGGCCTCATGGTTATCACGTATAAGAGGATCTCCGTTCTTCAACCCCTCCATATCCTCTATCGCCTTAATCTTCTTATCCAGACAATCAAGCTCAATAGGCATCCTTTCATCCGGATAACGATTACCTTCCTTGACAAATATCCGGCGTATCTTATCACGCCTTACCCGCATCTCGCGAAGATTGCATATAACGTATCCGATAAACGGGATCCTGATAGATATATTATCGGTATATCTGGAGAGATGATGGATATAAGATACGGATGCTTTCATGCACCACTCTACCTGTTGTTTGGTAAACTTCCCATCAGATCTTCTTACCACCTCATCCACGATATCCCTATCGAATGAAATAAGATTCCTACCCATCAATATCCAATTTGTTTCTCTTGAACACAAACCCCATTACACGGGTATCATCACCCTCCCCGTCAAGAATAAAATAGTTACGTAAGCTTCTCATCTCAATAGACAGCTCACGGGTACGGAAGTTCCCGTTCTTCTTGTCCACCAGAAAACCCCCACGTTTAAGCTCGTTGTTCAGGACAGCGACGTAAGATTCCTTCTGCCCATGACAATCCATGTACTTAGCCCTGGTATCATCCGAGTATCCGTAGTTGATGTAGAAAGAAAGTAAGTTTATCGTCCTTTCGGTAATCAAGCTCTTACCCTTAGAATCCAGATAGCCGTTGTATATCCTTAAGAATTGCTGGATCATATCCAGTCTAGTATCATAAGGCAACGCAAATACGAAAGCTTTCCTTTGCTCAGCCATATAAAATTAGTTTTCAGCAAAACTACTTAAAAAAAATATCGTTGTCAAGAAATTTTGCCATAATCGACATAATATATGCTGACTAGCATGTATTTACGAGAATCCAAAGGGAAAAGGCTAGTGGGGTAGTACGAACGAAGCCATGTATGTCTACGTCTGGCTACAATAGCGAGGATAGTGAAGTTAACGTACGCTACGCGCGTGGACGGCGGGGGACAGTCTTATCCTGCCTCACGGGATGCGACCACTCCTTTTTTCTTTTTGGCTTCTTATCGTCCCATGATATAGTCCAAGGCATCCAAAGGGAAAAGGTTGGTGGGGGACGCTCGGGGACACCCAAGGTAAGGCTACCGCCGTCATACCGGACAATGCCGCCAGAGGTTCGCTATTGACATGGACGGCGGTAGAGATATATTCGCCTGCCGGAGCGTGAGCGATCGCATACAACCTTACCTTTTCCCCTTTGGATTCCTTCCTCCCAGGCTATGGGATATAAAGCCAAGGGGAAATGGGAGGCCTTGGGGCATGGTCCTGCCGTAGAAGATACGGACGGCCGGAGCGCGAGCGATCGTACAAGACCTCGCTTTTTCTTCTTTGGCTTTTGCTCCACCCGATCCCCCTACCGGGGTCCCGGCTTCCGATATAGAATACGGCTTCTACTATGTTTAGCCTGCGGTATCCTGCCTGACGGCACCATACCTTGGTGGTAAAAAGCAATGTTTTATTAAATAGAGACTTTAAGTGGAGTACACAGGAACTCGACGTCAGGAGAGGTTCTGTGTACGGATAGAGATATTAGTGAGTAAAATATATTTATAGAGTTAATTATATTTAATAATATAACTATTAACGCGCGCGTAACAAGTAGGTTGAGAAAAAACCATCGTTCACGCGCACAGCGTTTTACGGACACCACCTACCCTCCTTAAACAACAAATGGGCGACCTTCACAGGCTACCCATCCATCCGAATAACTTGTTTCGTATTGATGAAACTCGTATATTCGCAGCAAATAAAAAACATATGGAGACAAAGATATCACTTTTACAGAAAATGAAGTCAAATTTCGATAAGATTCTTACCGAAGCATATATCCCAAAAGATATACAAGCAAAAAAAGATGAGCTTGGATGCCTAAGGCTTCCGGCAGGATCACTTGTCTGCCCAGTAGATTACAAACCTGTAACTAATAAGGACGGGAAGAAGGTTACGGCCATAAAATACTCGAACAAAAAAGATAATATAAGAGGTTCCGGCATGGTTATAGAAAAGAAGTGTAAGCAGGTAACGGCTTATCTTTCTATCATAAATGTCCAGAAGCATGTATTTCTAAGAAATAGGATGAGAGATGGTTATCGTGACCGTATCGAGATCAATACCGATGATTTTATAGATATCCTATCCGATGGCATAGCTTATTTCTGCTACAAACATGTTATAGAGAACTGCCATGAGGATATAGAATATCAGCTAAAGACGCTTAAGGCTTACGCCGAGGGCGAGATAAGAATAGCTTTATCTGATATCATGACCTACTCGTATAAGGCTAAGAAGAATGAGGATACGAAAGACATATTCGTAGGTAAGAAAACATCCGTATACAAATGTCTGAATAAGAATTTAAGCTCAGATGAAAGACGGAACATGGCTAACAAAAGCCGGAAACTTGATCGGGTAAGAATCCTTTCAAAAATAATATTCAGAGCCAGAACCAGAAACGTACATCATATATACAAAGTAACTAAAAGAAAAACAGTTAAGCTCAATGTAGCATACCTTCTTAATGAGTTGAATAAGAAACTCATAGGTATAGGTATGCGAGAGATATCTCAATCCACTATATATAGATACATAAGCATGTTCTTAGACATGTGTAAGAAGAGTATATCCGATTTGTATGAAGAGGTAAAAAAAAACAATGGAGTGGCGAATACCAAAGACAGGAAGAACGTAACTATCGGACACCTAAGACTATCATACAAGGGGAAATATATGCATATCCTTATATCGACAGAATACATAAGAGATGTATTTTTAGGAGAAAAATCTTCCGAGATGAGTAAGGCTGGATGATTTGAGTATCAGATATAAAATTTAATATTTACATATTATTCACATTTATTTTTAATAGTTAATTATAACTATTCGTATCTTTGTACCATAAACCTAAAAAGATATGGTAAAAGAAGATTTTAAAAATGAAAACGACCTCCTTCGTCATATTATGACGGTGGATAAAAACGTGGAGCAGGGTCGTGCCTTGAAGAAGATTTTCACCACTAGGGAGAATCTGTTTATTACCGGTAGAGCCGGTAGTGGTAAAAGTACGTTCATGAGACGTATCGTAAAGTTCTTGGGTAAGTGCGTTATCGTAGCCCCGACTGGAGTAGCGGCGTTGAATGCCGGTGGACAGACCATTCATTCGTTCTTCTCTATAAAGAACGATCCTTACATTCCTTCTATCGAGAGAGGTATGTTATCGAATAAGGTGGATGTAAGTCCGTTTATGAAGAAGAAGATCAAGAATCTTGATACTATCGTTATCGACGAGATCAGTATGGTAAGGCCTGATTTACTTGATGAGGTAGCTGACGTACTTAGACAATGCAGGCGTAGCAAGGAACCTTTCGGTGGAGTTAGGTTGATTATGTTTGGAGATCTATCACAACTACCTCCTGTGGTGACGGCGGATGATTTTATCGATAGGTATTATGAGAGCCGGTTCTTTTTCTCGTCAAAGGCATTAAGAGCCTCAGGATTCTCGGTCATTACCTTCGAGAACGTGTTCCGTCAAAAAGATCCTCAGCTTCTTTCAGTACTTGAGGATATAAGATGTGGTGTTATTACCGATGAGTCAAGACAGATATTGGATAGTAGGGTCAAGTGTCCGGATAATATGGATAATACTATAATTATATGCTCAACTAACAAAGAGGCGTATGAGATAAATAAGACTAATCTTGATAAGATCAATAATAAGGTATTTAAGTTCGATGCTACTGTATTCGGGGAAAAGCCTGTAGCTCCCTGTGAGGATGAGCTTATAGTAAAGGTAGGAGCTAAGGTCATAATAACCAGAAACGGCAATGGGTATGTCAATGGTTCGATGGGTATCATAACCAGCATAGATACTGTTGATGAGACGATATATGTTCATCTAGATAACGATACTGAGGTGGAGATAACCAAAGAGAAGTGGGAGAAGATAAAGTACAAGCAGGTGGATGATTCTCTTGAAGGCATTTCTTGCGGCTATATAATACAATATCCATTGAGGTTAGGATACGCTATAACCGTTCATAAATCTCAGGGAATGACTTTAGATAATATATTCGTAGATATCAGCAGAGCCTTCGAAATAGGGCAGATATATACCGCTCTATCAAGATGTAGGTCCATAGACGGTCTTTATCTAAAATCAATTCCTAAAGAAGATATGGTTCTGCTAAGCGATAAGATATCTGACTTTATAGAGAAGGTGGATGAGAATGAAGGTGTTTTGAATCCGGAAAAGATATCTGATATCGGGAAGGATATGATTAAGAAACAACAAGATTTATTTAACTTCGAGGAATTTGGATTATAATGGCTAAGAAAGAACTTTTTTCAGACGTAGATGAGTTAGTATCATCTTTAAATAAAGAGCTTGGAGAAGGCTCGATAATGAACTTCGGCGATGATAAGCCTATAATATCCATACCAAGGGAAAGCACTGGTTCTCTGGTGGTGGACAAGGCCCTCGGAGGCGGATGGGCGGTAGGCCGGATCCATGAGCTGGTCGGGATGGAATCTTGTGGCAAGACCATGATGTGTACGTTAAGTATGATCGAGTTCCAGAAAAAGCACCCCGATAAGCTGGTAGCTATAATAGACGTGGAGAACGCTTTTGATATCGAATACGCTAAGAAGATGGGATTGGACGTGAACCGGTTCCTTATTTCCCAGCCAAGCTACGGGGAGTTGGCTATCGATATCACGGCCAAGCTGGTGGAGTCCGGCAAGGTAGGCTTTATTGTCGTGGATTCCGTGGCGAACTTGGTCCCGAAGAAGGAGATCGAGGGTGATATGGAAGACAGCAACATGGGATTACAAGCCCGGTTGATGTCAAAAGCTATGAGAGTTCTTACCGGGATCGTAAACAAAAGCGATTGTGTTCTGGTATTCATCAACCAGTATCGTGAGAAGATTGGTGTAATATACGGTGATCCTAAGGTAACGACCGGAGGTAACGCCCTTAAATTCTACGCCTCTATCCGTATGGAGATGTCGAGGAAGAAGGTCATTGTAGGAGAAGACGGGTCTTCTATCGGCCATGAGGTTAGGATAAAGGTATTGAAGAACAAGACAGCTATACCTTTCCAGATAGCAGAGACGGCTTTGTATTATGGCGTAGGATTTGACAAGGAGCTTGAACTTTTGAAGTTATGTGAGGAAACCGGTATCTTTACCCGTAAAGGATCATGGTACTGGTACGGAGAGGTCCGGGTGGGCAATGGAGTGGATAATACGTTAAGTATCATGAGGGATAATCAAGAATTGTGTCAAGAATTAAGAACTAAATTGAATTTGTAATCATGGCAATAGGAGTAAAATTTGTAGACGTAATACCGTCCAGTGTAGAGAACGCTGTCGAGGTTAAGAAAGGGGATGTGAAGAACTATCTGTTCGTAGGTATTCCCATGAGTGAGTTTATTGGAAAGAGATATGAGTATGAGGGATTCATATACATGTGCCTACAGGGTGTCACCGGTGGCACGGAACTTGGCGGAGATATAGCCATAGCCGTATTGAGACCGGTTCGCCCCGCCGTCGGGCAGGCATCTTATCATTTGGTATCGTATACACCTCTTACGTATACGAGATCTGATGTGGCGATATTCCTTCGCAATGGTGATTTTAAGGTTGTTAAACGAGACGATTGTAATCTTATCTGATCATGGGTACGTATATCTCTATAAAATCAACAGTAAACGCATTCAGGTACGGTATTGATCCTATACCTGAATGGTTCGATAAGATATCTAACAAGACTGATGAGGTTGATGTTATGGTTGAAGGGAATAAGGTAAAGGCATTGGATATAAGGCTAGAAAATGGCATTCTACGGGCTTTTTACGGTTATTATATAGGTATGTATCCGGATAACTCAATACAGGTGTTTAGACCTGAGGATTTTCATTCATTATATACCTTAAAAATATGAATATAGCGATAGGAATAGATCCGGGTATAGATACCGGAGGATTGTCCATGATCCCAGAAAATGGCGAGGTTAAGGTAATTATGACTCCAAGGATATCGGTTAAGGGGGATATAGATCTTAGGGCTATATCAAGCTTCTTCCTAGATGCCGCAGATAAAATCCAAGAAGGAGGTGGGGGGACGCTGGCGATCGCCGTCGAGGACGTCCACAGCATCCACAACAGCTCGGCCGCCAGCAACTTCACCTTTGGCGGGAGACGCCGGGAACCGAACGCCCTATTCGCTATGATGGTGGAGATGATGGAGCGATACGGATCTCACCCGGATGTTAGGTTCATGTTCGAGGAGGTGCAACCAAAGACCTGGCAGAAGGAGCTTCATACGACAGCCGATCGGGTGTATACGTCGGCGAAGTTAGACACGAAGGCTACCTCCATCCGATGCGCTATGCGCCTTTTCCCTTTGGTCTCTTTCGTAAAACCATGGTCAGGTAAAGGAGTTCAACCTACCAAGATACAAGATGGGATGTGTGACGCTACGCTTATAGCCGAATATATTAGACGTAAGTTTAAGTTATTTTAATACTATTAAGCGTTTATTGTATTTGAGTTAATATAATTATGATTACATTTGCGATGTAATAAAAAGTAGTTCATTATGCTTATAAGATGCTTGTCGAAATCATTAAATGAGAAGTTGAGTAAATTGGAGCTGGTTGTTAAAAATGTCGGATCTAATTCACTTTATAAGAATATTAAGATAGATATTGTCAATAATCTAGCTTATATCACTTCCGTAAACGCCAAGGTATGTGTTATAGAGCGATTGGAGGTTGAGGCTGACTCTAACTTCTCCTTCTTGGTCGAGGCAAGCTCTTTTATCAGATTTATAAAAAAGCAGAAGAATGGTGAGATTAAGATCTCGCTTTCCGATAAGAAGGACAGTATTACCATATACTACGCCTCTGGTGAGTATAGTTGTCCGGCGTTTGATGTAAATACCTTCCCTATGGTATATAATATTCCTGAAGGAGGTATTAATGTTAAGATGAATGATTATGTGTCGATACTTAACAAGGCCAGTAACTATACGGAGATCAACGAGCTTTATCCTTGCATCGAGAATGTGGTTATTGATATTGATGAGATTAATATTAATATAGTAAGTACTGACAGGAATACTATTTACAGGTATTTTGTTCCTAATCAGGATAAGGTAGAGAAGGTATTCATCCCGGTATCAAACGCCTCCTCTATATTACTTGATAAACATATAGATAAGTCATTAGATACGTTGTCTATCAAAGTAGACGATACTAGGACTTACTTCTCTACCCCTGATATGGATATGTATGAGATTCACTTTGACGGTAATTATCCTAACTGGAGGTTCGTGGACGAGCATTTTGTCAAAACAAGTGCCTATGTCTTTGATAAGGATCTACTCGTCCAAGCCTTCCAGAATAATATCAAGATAAATGAATTTGATCATTGTAAATTGATATTTACGGAAAAAGGATGCGGTATTATGTCGGAGAACCCTATGTCTGGAAGATCTTGTAAGGAAAGGCTTACGGCTTTATCGCATAACGGTAATGATATTATATGCGATGTGCTATGTGGTAGGTATCTTGGTATAGTTAAAAGCATATCATGTAATAGGGTCGTTATCGAACATGATCATAAATCTCATTTCAACAAGATTTATGGGGAGGATAATAAGAACGAGTATTTCTTGTCATCATCAATTATTGTTTAACGTTTAAATATATATAATATGGGAGTTCGTGAAAATCAGTTATCATCTAATACACAATACTTTAATATAAGTGGAGGTGGTGTATTATATCAATCGTCAAGAGATCCTAAGGAAGGTTTCGAGGAACATATAAATGAGAAGACAGGAGCCGTATCCTACTGGAGGGTTTTCTGGAACGGTATAGAAGGGTATCTTTCCGATATTTTTGTATTAGAGCAGGAGATGAATGGCGCTAAGACAAATTTCTTATTTATAAAGATAAGCGATGAGGAAGGTAATTATGTTATAAAAGTTCCGTTGATGACATCAAGAGGAGGGATTAACAGCTATGTTAAGTCTCTTGTAAGATACTTGCCTAATATCGACCTGAAACGGAAGATTGTTATCAATCCTGCGCATACTAAAAAAGGAGAGCAATACGCTCATGGCAATTTCTTTATCTCATACGCTAGGGAGACTCCAGACGGAAAAGATGAGTTTATCCAGCAATATTATAAGAATGGACAGAATGGATGGCCTGACAGGGTTGAGAGCACGGATATTATGGGTAACAAGAAGTTTGATTATACCGCCCAAGACGCTTTCGCCTATCAGGTACTTAATAAGTATATTCAAGGCATTAAGACAGATGGTGTGAAACCTGCTCAGTCGTCAAGCCAAAACAATGCTGGTGATGTTACAACGCAAACGCCACCACCGTCATATCAGCCGCAAGCCCAGCCGCAGACGCCTCCTCCATCATGCCAGCAGGCTCCGCAGCAGCCAGCCCAAGCACCTTTTTTTGGAGGTCAGCAGCCGCCACAATATCCTCCTTTTGGAGATGACAATGATCTTCCTTTCTGATTTATATGGATAAGGTTTGTTTCAAATGTGGTAAAATAAAATCCATAGATGAGTTTTATAAGCATCCTAAAATGAAAGATGGACATTTTAATAAGTGTAAGGAGTGCGCTAAAAAAGATGTTCATGATAAATATAATGATAATATCAAAAATCCCGATTTTGTAGATAAAGAAAGGGAAAGAGGAAGAGAAAAGTATAAGAGGCTTGGATATGCAAGTAAGCATAGTAAAAATTATAAAACAAAATCTTGTGTATATAAAGGTTTAAGTAGGTCATTAAGATCAAGAGGATTTGATTTAAAATACAAAGAAGCTCATCATTGGGATTATGATTGTTTAAAAAGCGGGTTTATTTTATCAAGAAGAGCACATAAACTTATTCATAAATATCTAAAATTGGATAATGAAAATAGATTTTTCTTTTATGGTGAGAATCTTCTTGATACTAAAGAGAAACATAGAATATTTATGGATAAGATATTTGAGATAAATAATGTTGATTATAAATATGTAGAATTTGATTTATGATAGAAAGTAATTTTAATATATCTACTAAAGTGAACCGTGTCTCGATGCCTACCCAAAATAAGGTAGATACGGTTATGAAGAACTTAGGGCATCGACCTTGTGTAGCGTATTCCGAGGAAAAGGATATGTATTATAAGGATGGAGAATGGGTAGCGTCAGATCTTGACGCTACTATCTTACCTCTTAGGGAGATGTTCGAAAAGACATCTGATTTGAAGTTAGGATTGAAGATCGTTTATTTAATAATCAAATTATAATGACCAGCATTGAGGATATTAAAAAACTTCTGGAGAGTAAGTCGTTTACATCAGCTAGAGACCTTGACGAGTTTGAGGAGAAGCAGGATGATAAACAAAACGAGGTTAGACTGAATTGCGAACCTATGGTAGGGATGGTGGAGAAAGAGGGAAAGATCTTCCTTAACTCCGTAAGATTCTCGAAAGCATGGAACTCGTTGGGTAAGGATATTCCTATTAAACAGGGTAATGCCTTCCCATTAGGACAGGGTGATGTCCTTGATATAGACACAGGGGTATGGGCATCGTTCCCGGACAATACCATAGGTGTGTTGATGATGCTGCCGTCGTTTACCGGCGATACGGGACTTACTTTGGTAGGATCACCGTTCGTATCGTCTAATAACGGGAATATCATGATCAGGGTCACTAATGTCCGTAAGGATATGGCTATAGTAGAGAAAGACAAACATATAGCTGAGTTAATTATAGTCGGTAAGATAAATGCCGATATTCGTAAAACTTATAACAGCGAGAAAGATGTTCGGATTGAAGATAGTAAAGAGTAGTTATATAGATACTCTAAATCAGGATCTTGATGAGGCTATTAGCTATTCAAGTAGATTAAAAAGAGATTATGAGGATTCCCGCAAGAAGATAACGGAATTAGAAGAGAAAGTAAGCTATCTTGAAACTCTTTCCGATTCACTTGATATGGATATAGAATCCAAGGATTCTCATATAGTTAAGATGGGGAATGAGCTTAGTAAATCAAGAGAGCTATATAATGAGTCTGTGAAAGAGAAAGAGACTCTTAAACGGGCTTATATGGATATAGAGAAGAAGCATAAGCTATCATCCAAATTACTCGACGAGGCTAGGAGAAGATACAAGGAGATAGAGGAACAAAATAAGGCTATGTCCGATCGTATCCAGTATCTGGAGAATCATATTGATCCTGAGGCTTTAGACAATGATGTGGCTGATGAGATTGTTGTCGAGGAGGATAAGATGGATCCTAATTCAGGTCATATCGATATACCTGAAAATAATATCTCTGAGGTTACTGGTACCGATGCCGGCAATGACGTAAATGTCGAGAATAAAACTGAGGAGAAGAAGAAATCTAAGAAACGTAAAAAATCTAAGAAAGATGAATAGAATCTTGTTTTTCTTGGTGACGTTATTTATCTTAGCGGCTGTCGGATGTAGTACATCTAGAACCTATTATACGGAGTACGATACTACTGATATATCTTATGTGGTGGATTCCATAGTATCTTCCGGAACCGTGATGGGCCAATGGAAGGAGTGGCGGTTTACGCTAGATGACGGCCGGGTCGATAACTTTGGTTTCACTGCCCTATACGACGCCAAGGGAAAGGCTAGGGGGTCTATACAGGTAAGGCAGAGATCCGATACGTTTAATATCAAGATAATAGATTATCATAAAAAGGATAGATGATGAAATACGGACTAGGTTACATACCATCCCCTATGGATGACAGGGACGCTATCATGAACATGCAGCACGAGGCTGTTCCTGATGAGTATAAGATCAATAATGTCGATAGCGTAGTGGATCAAGGTTCTTCCCCTATTTGCGCAGCAGTAAGCCTGGCTGAGATACTTAACTGGAGAAAGAGCATAAGGGCTATTAAAAGACCGGTCAAGATCTCTCCTTACGATATATATGATCTGAGAGAGGATAAGGACCAGGACGGGATGGTTCTTCGTGATGCTATCAAGTCTATCAAGAACGTAGGCGTAGATGGGGAGAAAATAAACAGTTACGCTAGGATCATAGATCCGGTATCGGCTAAGGTAGCGTTGATGCTGAATGGGCCTCTGGTTATAGGTCTGTATTGCTATAATTATGGTAATCGATTCTGGCAAGGCCAAGGACAGAACTTGGGAGGTCATGCCGTTATCCTCACCGGCTGGGACAAGGCCGGATTCGTCCTACAGAACAGTTGGGGGACGGGATGGGGTAGGTCTGGCGTGGAGACGTTCCCGTTCGAGGATTGGTGCTATATGCTAGAATGTTGGACAATAGTTTCATTCTCGCGAATAATACATAATTCATGCAACCCATAAAACATTTGCATGAATTATGTATAATAGCTAAAAGCTATTCCGATTATTAGCCTAAGCCTTGAGACAAAGGCTACGTTATTTGAGAATACATAGTTACCAAGGGATGTTTGCCCAAGTCCCTTGCTCTAAGGCAAGTGATTAAACAATGGTTGTATTCGGGCCATAGTGTCGCTTGCATCAAAACCTCAAAATAACATTGGCGATGGGCACTAACAGGGTTTTTACCCTGACTTATGTTGAATAAACATTGAATTAGTTTGTGAAATGGTGTATGTACAGGACATAGATGGTAAACCGATGATGCCTACGACAAGGCATGGGAAGGTTAGACAGCTGCTAAAAGATAAGAAAGCGGTTGTCATAAACACATGTCCTTTTACCATCAAATTGATGTACAAGACATCAGATTACAAACAGGAAATTGTGTTAGGCGTCGATGCCGGAACCAAACATGTTGGTTTATCCGCTACGACGAAAAGCAAAGAACTTTACAGCAGTGAAGTTATTCTTAGAAGTGATATTGTAGACCTTTTGTCTACAAGAAGAGAGTTACGAAGAACGAGACGAAATAGGTTGAGGTATAGAAAACCTCGTTTTGATAATAGGATAAAAAGCAAACGTACAGGATGGGTAGCACCTTCTGTGAGGCATAGGATTGATGCTCATATCCGTGTTATCGACAACGTCTGTTCTATCCTCCCGATATCCCGTATTATCGTTGAGGTCGCTCAGTTCGATACCCGGAAAATCAAGAATCCCAATATCTCCGGTAACGAATATCAGGAAGGAAATCAACTTGGTTTTTGGAATGTCAGGGAATATGTCTTGACAAGGGATGGACATAAATGCCGGCATTGTAAAGGTAAGTCAAAAGACCCGATTTTGAATGTTCATCACATCGAGTCTCGAAAAACAGGAGGTGATTCTCCCTCAAATCTTATTACCTTATGTGAGACTTGCCATAAGGAGTATCATAAAGGTAAAATCGATTTGAGGGTAAAACGAGGCAAGTCGCTTCGCGACGCAGCCGTGATGGGGATCATGAAATGGAAGTTGTACGAGGAGTTAAAATCCAGATACGACAACGTTTCGATGACGTTCGGTTATATTACGAAATACAATCGGATTAAATATGGAATTGAAAAATCCCATATCTCTGATGCTTTCGTTATTTCTAAGAATTTCAACGCTTTAAGGTTGGGATATCATTACAAAGTAAGGTTGGTTAGAAGACATAATCGTCAAATCCACAAACAAAAGGTTTTAAAAGGAGGGGTTAAAAAGCCGAATCAATCTTCTTTTGAGGTTTTTGGTTTTCGTTTGTTTGACAGGGTTATGTTTGAAGGCAATTGTTACTTCATATTTGGAAGACGCAAATCGGGTAGTTTCAATATCCGTGATATTGACGGTGGTAATCAACGGGATATTACGTACAAAAAGTTGAAATTATTAAGATGTAAACGTTTTATGATACAAAAAGAAACAAATTGACTAATTTAAATGAAAATATAGACATGGTATATTTAGGACCCGTAGATCAATGGTTAGATTATCTGGCTCATAACCAGCAGGTTGTCGGTTCAAGTCCGGCCGGGTCCACAGTTGGATTAATATAATTTGTCATTAGATTTAGAGTTTAGATTTTGTTTGATGTCCTTGTCCGGGAGGATCGGGACATATGGATCCGAGGATCATTGGATGATTACCATAATATTGGAGATGCTGGTTCGATTCCAGCCGGATTCGCTAAAATATTGTTTGGTAATTATATACAATTTATAGATCTTTGAATAAAGGGGAGTTAATTTAACGGATAGAATTTACGATTCCTAATCGTAGCGTGGATAAGGGTTCGATTCCCCCACTCCCCACATGGTGTTTTCTTAAACATATTCCCGTAGGTCGGTAATTAACGATAACCGGTAGACAGCCTACGGGAATCAACAAAATCTTACGTGCTTAAGATCGCTTTCAGTTCTATTTTTCGTGTGTAATCTATAGGAGGGTAGCACGGCCCTCCTATTTATAATAACTATTTGGGATGGACATTAATCAAATAAAAACGTATCTACCATCAGGATGGGATGTGGTTGATCTAATAGACCACGGGATAATAGATCTCGATATCATTAACGGGAAAATGATGGGAGAGTATGTCGCTATGTTGATGATAAAATTTAAAGATAAGGTTAGTGAATCATATACCATAACTACCTTCTCGTTCCATGATAATGACATGGATAAGTTAAGGATGTTGATAAGCAACGCTATACGGGCGGTAGGATTCAGAAACAATACTTTGACAGGAGATGGGAACACGGCGATCAGATAAAGGTAATGAATATACCGAGAGAGGGATATTGGATATCCTGAATAGAAGGTTCTTGGTATCACCTAAATGGGTGATAAATAACCTATATGTATATAACTGGGAGTCAGATTATCTGGCTATAACCAGATCTATGTACGCTTATGAGGTTGAGGTTAAGATCTCATTAGCTGACTATAACAAGGATTTCGAGAAACAGGAAAAGCACCAAGTAATGCAAGGATGGTTCGAGGCTCGAAGGCAAGCCTTGTACGAGGTCGGAGGCCGGACTAGGTACGGTAGACCCAACTACTTCTACTACTGCGTGCCGGATGGGTTGGTTGATCCTAAGGACATACCTCCGTACGCCGGGCTTGCTTATGTTTGTGGCAGGAATATTAAGAAGGTCAAGGATGCCCCTATCCTGCACCGTGATAAATTTGACCCTGAGGCTTATAAGATGGCGGACAAATTCTACTACAATTGGTGGAATGAGAGACGTAAGGCCAGACAGATAGAAGGGAAGGATATGAAAGACGAGTTCAGGAAAAGCATGAAAAAGGTTAAGGAGAAGATAACAGTCGATGCCAAGATCAAGGCGATGGAGGCGTTCAGGAACGTCTGCGATTACGCCTACTGGCCGTACGGGGGAAGAGGGGTGCCCGGAATGAGACCCAACTGTTCCGCTTGTGGTGAGGAATGTAAATTACAATGCCCGAAAGGGAAGGAATTTAAAAACAAAATAAGATGAGTAAAATTAGAAGTGTATTGGCGAAAGTCATTTCGTTTGCCTCTGAGCAACCTATGAGTTATAACGAGGCGTTTGATTTACTTGAGGATATAGATACGTGCAAGGTCAAGATCTGGCTGGAAGAAGGGGCTAAGATGCCTAAATACGCCCATGAGGATGACGCTTGCATGGATCTGTTCGTTAAGAACATAGAACTTGACAGTGGTAGGATCATATACCATACCGGCGTACATGTAGCCTTACCTGAGGATTATGAGATGGAGATCCGCCCTCGTAGTAGCATTACAAAAACTAAGTCAATTATCCAAAACGCTCCGGGTACCGTAGATGAGGGATACAGAGGGGAGATTATGGTAGTGACTAGACGTATAGATCGTTATGGTGACCCTTCTTATTCGGCAGGGGATAAGGTAGCTCAATTGCTTATCCGTAGACGGGAACGCATCGTATGGGATCAAGTAGGGTCGTTAGAAAACCTTGGAGAATCCGAGAGAGGAAATGGTGGGTTTGGTAGTACCGGAAAGTGATTAATGTCTTATGAGCGGGAGAATTAAGATAAAGCCTAAGAATAAGAAACCTAAGATCGATGTATTTAAGGTGATAGAAGACAGGTTTAAGAACATGAACGAGCTTCGGGATCTGATCGACATGGATCCAAAGAAAGGGCTGGTCAGGATCCGGGACGGGGCCGGCTTCAGGGAGGTGGAACGGGGCGGATGCCTGCACCAGAACTACCTTAACCTGTTGGAGGAGGAGCTGGGGGCTAAACTATCAATAGATCTGATTGATAAGTATGTTAAAAGAAAATAGCACATCACCTACCCTAGTAATTACCTAGGGTAGGTTCGTTTTGTATACCGAAGTATCTACCACGATCCGGCTATCCATATCCCCAATCAACTCAATGATCTCATCCCTTATATCATAAGAAAGCAAGATCGGTATTATGGTTAGTATAAAAGATAGTATGATTCCTGATCCTATTATGATAGTAATATCATCGCACTCTATATCTAATATCGGCATGACAAACATCAATCCGGACATGAATATCATCACGAATAACGTGGATATCTCATTTATCATATCCCGCTCCATCGTATCCTTAATCATATCTCCTCAACTTTAGTATTGTTTATTATCCTACTGATATGACGGATACTTAATCCCGTCCTGTCCTTTATCTTACCATATACGTAGTTCCTTGATACGACCGTAGCCAAATCACCTAACTCGTCCGGTATCTCATTATACATCCTATGGATCTCGTTGTTGCGGATGACCGTACTGTCCCTTACATATATCTTCTCAACATCATCGTCGCAGAAGAAGATCTTAAGCTTATGAAGTATGTCTCTAAACATGATTATCTTTTTGTCCCAAAGATATGAAATTTTGAGGATAAAACCAGAAGGAAGCCAAAAAGAACGGGAGGCGGTGGGAGGGCTGGGGATGCCCGGGAGGATGGAGGCCGGCTCGTTCTCTTGGATTCAGTGACATGATCTGAGAATAAATTATATATTTGTATGTGCAAAATACATAATAATATGATATTAAATAAAATTAACTTAATGGGGGGGTATTTTTTTCATCCTCCATAAAAATTTATCAGTATGCTTAGAAGAAGATTTCATTCATCAGGAATACATCCGTCTAACGCCGGCGATGGAGTATATGGAGTTGCTAAAAATCTAAAGTTACTTCCATCCAATAAGGTAGATGCCGAATGTATTGGAGCTGCTTTGATACATAAAGGCCATAGGATTATGATCGAAAAAAACGAGAGTAAAAATCCTAGTTATAAACAGGCAACAGAAGGTATGTTGGCCGGTGACAACTTTGTCTGGGGAGAATATTTGGTAGATCAATACGAGATCCCTAATTATGATACTATTGATTACGATTACCAAGGCCTTACTAGAGCGTATCTTATGAGTAATTCCGGGGTATATAATGGTCAGCCACATATACCAAATGACATATCTCAATGGACCGGAGTGATGTCTGATTGGAATGGTAAATCTAATTCAGAGGTATTAAAAAAGATTGGAGCCGCAGAACAAGGATCTTATGCTATCTCAGGCAATCTTCTTAATGGATTCATAAATAGTAACGATGCCCTTGGATTCAATGACCGGTATATCCCCTCTTGTCCGCAAATGTCATTGGTGTATATGAGGATGATTGATATAAATGATATATTGTATCTTATTGGAGGTAAAATGTTCCAAGCCTCAACTGAGGCGTATATGACAAGCTCTGAATGTAATGATAGAAATTATTGGGCGGTTTCAGGTTTCGGTCAAGTAGGCGTATCGGATAAAAGAAATCCTAAAAGAATTAGACTGATACGAGATCTATAATATTAAGGTAGTGGTAGTGCCACTACCTATCTAATTATCCCATAAAGATATATACCAAGGGAAGTAGCCGTCGGAAGACCCGATGGGTAGGTTCGGAGGGATGAAGGGAGGCCTCCCTCCATTTGGTACTACATCCTCATCACAAGCTATCATTAGGTGCTACAATTACTATACCTACTCTATAGGTGTTATTGTAAATGCCGGTTCCAACTGCAACAGATTGGCATCCCTGGCAGGTATTGGCTACTATACAATAACCATTTGTTATAAGATCACCTTGCCAAGTTATACGATTGTTACTTGTAATCTGATTATAAAATTCAGGCATGTAAGTGAAATTGATGATCTCCTCAGGATCAGTTATCTCCGTTATAGGAGTAAATTTAGTTATCCTATGCCCGTATAACTCCGTATCAGCTAAATCACAATGCACACCGGAATCATATAGATACGTAAGAGTCCCTTTTGAAACACCTCCGGTTGTGCCTAATAAAACGTTGTACTCATATTGTTGATCCTTTGAAACTATCTGTCCACCTATTCTTATAACTTCTATCTTCTTATTGCGATATATATCAAGATAAGATCCGTTAAAATCAGATTGATATGTATCTCCATCAATATATATATCTACAGGATTAGGACACATGATCTTGTCTATATTAATACGGTAGTGGATCTTACCGGAAGAAGAAGTCCTGCGCCTAAACATACCCCCTCCTTATCTGAGGGTTAAAATACCCCCCCCCACGAAGTTATCTGTAATATATTGATACATGATTAAATAATTTAAGTTACGTACAAATATAATAAATTATATTAGATGGGGGAGGGAAGATACCAAGGAAGGGGGCTGGCGTCATACCCGCCGGGAAGGCTATAAGGGATGGGAGCCAGCCCCGTTCTATTGGGTCAGTAGGGTGTATGATCACTCGATGTCACGTACAAATCGAACAGAAGAGGTTAGGCGCTTGTATCGGGTGAATGTGCGCCCATTGTTGAATAGTACGATCCATCCGGAGTTGGAGCTATGCTCTGAACTAGACCAATAATATCTGGTATCTAACGGCTGTCCACCAATAGCCAATAACGCGTTATTGACGCTAATCAAGTACATATATATCAATGAAAGCTGACCACATGATGGGATATACCAATCATCATATCCCTTAGCGTCAGCACTAGCTAAGAACGTATTAAGTACATGACCGGCTGTCGCATAGGAAGTATAAGAACCGCCACCGGTAGTCACCCCTTTTAATACATTGGAATTCGCTTTCCCAGCCCAATCAGATAAAGCCCCATTCGTCCAGGAGCTAACATCATCCGGAAGATATGGAGTACCTTTGTATGAATCTTGCTCAGGTTTCAGGAAACCAAAATCATTGCTCCCGTCTACTTTGTCATAATTTGTAATGCCGGTCTGATCCGTACCATATTCACCCCAATAAAAAGAGTAAGTCTTGTTAGAAGAATCGGGCAAACCGGACGTGGCTGTTTTGTAGCTTTGATTAGAATCTTCATTCTTCTCAATCATGATCTTATGATCATCATGTACAATAGCTACGGATATACATTGATAATCCGCCTTTGACAAAGGTATTAATCTACCATCCTGTTTAACGGCATAAACGCCATTATCAACAGGGGATTTATAACTTGAATAAAATCTCCTCCTTATCATAAGAATAAATTTTTACGAAGGATATAAATACCCCCCCCCATCATGTATTTAACTTCTTTATTCATAATATATTATGTTTTAATTATATCGCAAATATAACAAATTAAATGAGATGGAAGGTGATATGGTTGTGAGGAAGTATGAGGGATACTCGGGGAGGATGATATGCGGGACATTATTGGAGAGATGGGGTGGGGTATGATGGGAGGGGGATATGCGGGACGGACCACCTCCCCGAAATCGGCCCGGCCGGGCTGCCGTTTTTGGACCAGCCCCCCCCAATCCACGAAGAACGGGAAACAGGAACGGCAAACGATCTGCAAGCCGAAAAAAGAATGCTTATTTTGTATTTAAATTGTTGATTGTCAATAATATAAATCAATATTTTAATATATGTTTACATTTGATTAGTTTTATTATATATAATCGTTGAATTTTTATTGTAAAATATTTGTTTGAAAATAAAACATGTATTATATTTGCAATGTGAGATAACAATATTAACAAACAAGCGTGCTAGATGCTAATATAAATCCTAAGGGCATAGGTAAAATCTAATGACTAGCAAAGATTTAAACAAAGTACAAAACGAGGTAAAGAAAGCAAGTGAGAAAACGTTAACAGGTGCGGTCAAGGCTTGGTGCCAGCTCTTTAAGTCCGGAAAAGAAATTAATGAGATTTTAAAAGAAAATGAGATTAAAGTAGACAAATCGATTGTCCCCGCTTTAGTCAATCTGGCAAAAGACAAGGAAGTAGTAATACAACTTTGTAAAGAAATATTACCACGTGTAAATAACACATTCTGCTCCTACAAAGAAGTAGAACGTGAATACTATGATAAAAACGAACAGGATAAAAACAAAAATCTTAAAATGAGTGAAATAGAGGATATAGCAATACTAGGATCGTCTCATAAACGCTTTGGATATAATGAGCCTATAGAGTACGATTTTGGTATATATTACGAAACGTTTAACGGCACAGACAAACGTATCATAAAGTGTGCCGTACCTATCAAACGGTATACATTTAATCTCATTGCAAAGTGTGTCACTTACTATTTGACGCACCCCAAAAATGAAAGATAGCAAATAATTAGCCCCTATATCATTTGTATACAGGGGCGTTATGGTAGCACACCTATGCGTTCCCGTCGCGCTACTGATTTAGACTAAATAGGTAAGATATTTAACATATTGATATAAGCATACACAAGTGGGTAGGAGTATAGCCGTTGGTGTTCGATAGCTTGTGTAAATAGGCCGTCGCTTAATAATGTGGTTTAGGTTCGTATCCGGTCGTGATAAGAACCGTTATTCTTTGGGCTTGTATCAAGACAGGTTAATACGTCCGGTTTCCGGATAGGCCGTGTAAAACACGGGGTATATTGGTGTATATACGCATGTATAGGGCGTATGTCCATGCGTTGCTAGAGTAACACGTATGGAGTGCATAACGGTGTTATAACCGTGCCAATGTATCAAAGCAACAATATTACAGGTTGCTTAAATACTGCGATATTGTATGCGATAATAAATAACAACCTTTTACAGGGGTATTTTGTGCGGTTAAATTGACGGACAAAGTGCGCCTTGTCGGTACGTATCACGGGTAACGTATGTGCGTATTTGGCCGGCTTCGTTGTCGGCAAAGGGACAAACCAAAGGGAGTTGGGCGGGTGTGGTGTGTCCGGCTGGTTGTATTGATAAGGCCGGCCGTATTGTCACCCGGCTTACCGTTTCTTATTGGTGCAATTTAAAACAAATAAATTATGTATAGGAGAAAGTTTGATAATCTTAATAGGAAGCTAGCACTTAAAAAGGAAAAGGCTTTAGACGCTGCAAGAAAGTCTCAAATTGAGTTCTATGTTGAGCTTACCAAAGAACTATACAAATCTAATAAATTAGATTGTAGTAGGGAATCTGATAAATGTAGGCGGAAACGTGTTAGTTACATGGCAAACAAATTGCGGCAATAGATCGTTTGTTTTTATTTGATTTTAAAGTTTGTGCCCTTTCGTACCGTAGTGATATAGGACGAAAGGGCTTTTTTGTGCCTATATTTTACAAAATGATAGAATGTGTATATATTTTGCTTACACATAAAAGTGTTGAGGCGGCAAATTTTAAGCCTTGATCGAAAATGTGTAAGTAAAATGCTTTATTTAGCATCATTTTGTATACATATATATCCATGCGGACGGGTATATTGTGTCCTTATGTATGGTTTTGCGCTTGAATCGATCCTAAAAGGTATATAATAGGCGGTACTTATTGTATATTTTTTATCTATATCTAGGCTTGTCTTCCTTTAGAGGTAGCTCTAGGGGTTGATATATATTATTTTATTGATACTCAATTAATTGTATTATTTGCGTTCAATTTTAAAATCGTGGTTACTTATTGTATATTTTTATGGGTGTATTTATATATTTAGTGCTTACCTTGTTTTGTGGGTATATGGCGTTTGAGTTGGGGCGGTATGTTATAGCTACGGGCGACGCCCTGCCTATAATCATAGTTTCTTTATTGGTTTTATTATCAATACATTGTATTAGGCAAGTATATAAGGCAATCAAGAACAAGGATCTCGATATCCTAGACTGAATCAACGTTCCACGTGGAACAAAGTAGAGGAAGGTCTTTGGATTTCGTGGGGGTTTCGAGGGAGGTTTTGGATTTGCGTGAGGGGACACCACCAAACAAGCAAGAAAAACGCCTTTCAAGCAAGAAAAACGCCTTTCAAGCAAGAAAAATACCTTCCAAAACAAGAAAAATACTTTTCAAGCAAGGAGACGTCTTTCAATCAAGGGGTATCTTCCAATCAAATGTAGAAGTTTACAAGTGGTAGGAGTTTCCGGTCAAGGCAAGGCGGTTGTGAGCGATGCGGAGGAAACCAAGGGAAACGGGAGGCGGCGATGGCGTGGGGTAGGTCCCGCTGGTCGTCCGTCCCTGTTCCCCTTTGGCGTTAGTGTAATATTAAAAATCTGATAGTGATATGACGAAAGAAGAAGCAAGGAACGTATTTGGCGGTAGTATAGTAAATAATCTGCTGTCGCTAGGGGCTGAGCCTACCAACGTGGTAAGGCAAGACGGGTTGATAGAATGGAAAAGTGATGGATATATAGAGGTAGGAGGCGTACAGGTATGGGCTTACTATTACTTTGAGGATGGAGAGGATGTTGATAGATGTGATTGGGCGGATCATATGGAGATAGAGGTAGAGGAATGTTGGATTTAAAACCGATTGATGGTAGTGGAATAACACCAAGGGGAACGGGCGGCTGTGTCACGGCGTGGCAGGCTACGGGTGTCTACCGCCGTTCTTTTTGGAGTGGTAATATAAAATACTAATAGTATGGACGAGATTATGAAATTACAAGATGAAGCGCTGCTTTATCTGCGTGATAATATTACAAAGGATGAGGTGTATTATATCCTTACGACCGATAAGGAGATGCTAGCGATTCTTATAGCTGATAAGAAGGACGGGAGCAAACGTATCAAGATTCTTGATGCGGAATATACTATAGAGAAGGATGATATGTTATTTCTATTCGATACTGATGGGGTGATAGATGAGTGTCTTTTGGTTGCCAGCTACATAGGTGTAAATATGTATTTTCGCAGGCAAGATGTCAACGCTATTTTGAATAACATCAATAGAGAGAAAGTTATGAAATATCCTTACATAGCTATTCAGTTAGATAATATACGGACTATCGAAAAGCGTAGGGTTATTTTTGAGATCACCGGACATAGGATAGATGATAACAAAGAGAAAATAGATTTTATGTTTGTTTATTTTATGGCTAGAATATTATGAGAGCGAGGAGGACTGTGAAGGAAAGAGATATTGTGAAGATATTGGTATTCGGGTATGATAGGATGCTTATAAAATCCATTAAGGATTCCGGATTCAGAAGTATGTCGGATGTAATATCGTACGCCAATAATATGGTCGGGGATAAGCCCATTGATCATATTAGGGTATCAAATGAGGCTCGTGGATGGTGTGGGTCATATACTAATTATGGTAAAAGAATAGATTAGTTTGATAGTAGGATATGATATGAGAAGGATTATAAAAGAGAGAGACGATATCAAGGTATCTATATTTAGTGGGGATGGATTGGCTCGTGTTTTCATTGATTCTGGGTATAGGAATATAGCTATGGTGATAGCCGATTGCAATAGAATAGCTAATGGTTGTTATCATATACATCATATTGAGGTGGTAAATATGGATAGGGGATGGTATGGTACATACACCTTATATGGAAGGAAAATAGATTAGTCGGATAGTGAACAACAAAGGAGGTATATATGGATAATATTATAACAAACGCGGATGGCGTGAAAGTAAAAGTAAGAGTATATGATTTTGGTAATGAGGTGACTGATAGATATACTATAGTATGTGTAAATAAAAATGTAAAGGATGGTTATGGAGTGGTGTATTATCCTGTTTTCTCATGCAGTGAGGATCCATTCCATCCATTAGGAGTGGGGATGTATGCGGGAGATTATTATCCGCATAGAAGTCATATGTACAATTTTGGTAAAAGAGTGAAGGATATAGATTCACTGCCAAAGAAAGTGATTGAATTTATAAAATATATTACACAATGAACGAAATAACTTACAACAATTACGATTTGGTTGCTTTTGAACAGAATGGGGAAGTGTAGTAGCCGTAACATTCTATAGGTATTACAAGAAGAAAGCTAAAGGTGAGGTTAATTATAGATGGAGAACCAGATGCCCGGAGCTGGTGGATAAGATCGTAAAACACCGTACCAAGGTGTTTACCGGTCAACTTATCCAATTAGCGAAAGCGTATGGGGAGAAAAGGGTTATAAAATATCAAAAGGAGGAGGAAGAGGTATGTCAAGACACGATAGAGACGCAATAGAAATATATATACTGGATCATATAAATACAGATAATTATGGGAAGAAGTTTAAATATGATAGGGAATATCTATCTTTTATGCTTAGTGTGTTCAAGAATGAGTATAAAGAACATATCAAAAGGGATGGAATTAAGAAGGCTTTTGAGGATTACATAATGAGCGTTCCGTCTATATTCAGGATTCATATAGCGAATTGTGATATTAGATATTTATTACGTTCATGGGGAGTGGAGTTTGATGAGGATGATGATGAGATATACATCTTATACAAGAAGATCATAAGAGAGGTCTTTTTTAAGATGTGTGAGGATATGAAAGTTTGTTAATGTTGAACCAAAACCTTGGCGGGGCGGAAGGATATATCATGATCGTACGTGTGCGGATATGATCCGGGGTCGGTTCCCGGCGCCTTGACACAACTTAATTAAATAGCATATGGACAATACTTTAAAAAGAGCGGCAGCGGAATTGAAAGAAGCCGGTTGCAGGGTTTTTGCGTGGCAGGATGATACTTATAATAGAAGCTGGAGTAAGGGTGATTATATAATGTTGTATTACGCCTTCCCTGATTCGCCTAACATCGGGTATCTGAGTCGTGGGGAATATGGGATGAGCGTAGCATATAGTAGAGCTTATATACCGAGCCGTGGGAGTGGATCGGGGTGTTGTATCAAGGAGGAGGCTACGTTCGACCTTGCGACGGCGTTAGATGCGTTGAACGAGCCGTTACCTAGGTGGTGTAAGGCCTATGGGGTTTATCCAAAGCAGTACGATAATATTGATAAATGGTATAATAGCGATAATCATAACAAAAAATTATTTAAGGAGATTTGATATGGAGGTAAAAGATTGGGAAAATCTGGTTTTAAACACAGAGGTGGGATCACATTGTTTTGTTACGCTGATTGATAATAATGACATCAGTAGAGGTTACGCACAGATCAGACGCGCGGAACATTTCGGGTATAACATCTGCTTCACCCGGTTATATGGGAATAAGTTTTATTTCGAGAAGATAGAAGAAGGACGTACACAACAATATATCAATAGGAGGAAATGATATGGTGATAGAGTTTGATTTTGAGATATACAAAAACGGAGATTACGATAAGGTATATCTCCGCAACGGGAAAGAGGCAAGAGTATTATGTGATAATGGGAAGAGCGATCGCCCTATAGTCGTGATGGTTGAGAATGATAACGCGGATGATTATATTATTCTACGTTATAACGAAACTGGCAGGAGAAATATCAATAGTCAATCGAGTCTTGATCTTATGTTATCGGTAAAAGAACGGGAGCCAGAGTTGTGGGTTGTTGTTATATCTTACATGGATAATGAAGATAAGAGACAAAAGATGGTCTTGCCTAATTTT